ATAACAGGCGTATAGCTTAATGGAAAAGCACTTGGCTGATAACCGAGAGAGCGATGGTTCGATTCCATCTACGCCTACCTGACAAATAACTCATCAGTGAACGATTGTATTTGTATGTTCTCGTAGACCAACCGGCAGAGTCGCTTCTCTCAAAAAGAAGATGTTGTGGGTTCGAATCCCACCGGGAACACTGTCTCATATAACTTAAAACATGGCGACTTCTCCCTCAAAGCAACTTTGCCATGTTTGAATGCTCAAGTGACGTAAAGGAAGCCGTGCAGGTCTCAGAAGCCTGTGCCCGAAAGGGCGTAGGGGTTCGATTCCCCTCTTGAGCACAAAGTGCTAATTGAATCCTATTCGGTCATCGGAAAATAGAATGCAGATTCGAGTCCGATCAGCTGGATTCAATCATAGTTCAATGCCAGCGCTTGACAGTGAACCCCTTGGAGTTACGATGTTTTCATGTTGAAAACTTGCATCAAGTGCGGTGAAGAAAAGGAAGAAGAGCTGTTTTCTTGGGCCTCCAAAAAAGACAAGAGGCGGGTACGGCAGTGCAAATCGTGCATTGCGAAGCTCACAGCTTCTCACTTTCAACGCCACAAAAAGGAGTACTCTGAATCTCGAAAGAGAACAAGGCAGAGGGCCCTCGAAGCCTTGAGGGAGTACAAAGAAAAGCATCCATGCAAGGATTGCGGCAACTTCTTCCCGCATTTCATCATGGATTTTGATCACGTGGACAGAACACAAAAGGCTGATAACGTCTCTAATTTCATCCGTAACGGAAGCGGCCAAGGAATGTGGGAGGAAGTGGCCAAATGCGAGTTGGTTTGTGCCAACTGTCATCGTACAAGGACTTGGAGCCGTAAGGACTACAGGGCAGCCAAGTTAATATAAGGACTCACTTTTTCCTTGTTGTCAACACCAGACCCTTTTCGCCCACAATCAGAAAGCTAGGGAACTCAATCCCTCCATGAAGGTTGACAACAACAGGAGAGAGGGGGGGCAGTTTTGGCAACTTCGTCTCAAGAGCTTGTAGGCTAACAGCAAAGCCATCGGTCTTCAATGGCTTCGCCACAGGCAAGCTTAGAAGCCGAGTATGAGGGTTCGAATCCCTCCAGGTTAACAACTTCCAACCCAGTAGGGTTGTGGTGGAACCGGAATACACCCCTGGTTTTGACTGGCATCTATGCTGGCTAAAACCGAGGGCAACCTATAGGCCCAAATTACACTGAGGATGCGGGTTCGATCCCCGCCAGCTCGAAAGGTTGGAAGACCAATGTCAAAGCGAATCGAGAAAGATGGAAAGTTCTACCGGATGCGTCGTGGCAAGCTCGTGGAGATTCCACCAGAGTGGGTTGGAAGGGTTTTTCACGGATGTTCGAGTCGGAAATGTTCTCACTGCAAGTACCTGAAGGCCAACAAGGCTCAGGAACAGCATCGAGAAAAGACTGCTCAAATCTGTGATTTTCGTCAGCAAGTGACCGAGTACCACGGTGGATAGAACGCTCTATTTGCAAGACCTGGAATAGAGAGTTGTAACAGCAAATGTTCGAATCCATTCGGCACCACCTTGGTCCCGGATGGGACATCCGAGTTCGAGTCTCGGCGGGAGCACAAACGCTTGAAGAGCACAATACTTACTCCAGTGGAGTTTAAGGCAACAATGAAGGTCACGAAGGAGCAACTGGAAAAGATAGTTTTGGAAGCTGTGCAGGCCGAAGTGGGTCAGCTTAACGAAGAAGAGCTTGAAGAACTTTTTGGTGGTCTCAAAACCTTTATGGGAGGCCTCGGTGGAATTGCAAAAGGAGCCGGTCAAGGAATCGCCAAAGGAGCCCAAGCTGTTGGCGGAGCTGTGAAAGGGGCTGGACAGGCCGTTGGCGGTGCTGCTCAAAAGGTTGGGCAAGCTGTGGCGGGAGCTGCAGGGAAGGCAGCAGGAGCCGTCGGTGGAGCCGTGAAAGGGGCAGCAGGAGCTGTTCAGGGAGCTTACCAATCCGGAGCAAGCGCTGCTGCTATAAAAAATGTTTCTTCGGAAATTCAAAGCACAATTCAAACGGTAGACAAGGCATCCCAAACAGTAGCAAAAACTGATCCCAACATGGCAACAACACTTGATAATGTTAAAGCAGGCCTTCAAAGTGCTGCAGACGCTCTATCAGAAGGAACAAAGCCAAAGCAGTGGCGACGAAAACGGAAATAGCGTGCTTACCTTCCATTATTCCAACTAAATGGAATGCTTTGGAAATCTCCATATAGCTCAACGGATAGAGCACTCGGCTACGAACCGAGAGGTTGGTTGGGTTCAAATCCCCCTTTGGAGGCCACAAACAAGGAGCGAAAGCTTCAGCTTGTTGTTTGCCAGCGGCTCTCGACTCTGAATCGAGGTAAGCTCCTGCGTGTTAGGCAAGTGTTTATTAACCTCCAGCAAGAGCTTTCCGAGCACATTGCCATTGGGCAACAATGACAAGGAAAGCTCTTTTTCCGGCACGCTCAGGGCAGCATGAGCTTTTCATAAGGGCTTAGAAACGGTTCGAGTCCGTTTGCCGGAACTATCCAACCTCTCAAGCAAGGCATAATACAGAGTGAAAGATCCTACTTAGGGGTGTTATGGCTATCAAGACTCACGACACCAACCCTCAGATTTCCTCGACAACAATCCGAGAACTTCTGACATTGGAAAACGAGATTGACAAGCATCTCCTGCAACGTCTCATTGCTGGCAAAACAAGCTACCTTGTGACAGCTTCGAACAAGAGTGTCGTTGACACCTTGATCGAGAGGTACAAGAGGGCAGGCTGGACGGTGGTTTGTGCCTACAGCAGCGAACACCTTTTCAGGTTAGAGTTCGAAGACCCCGATCAAATGGAGATTACTAAGCGACTGAAGGCAATTCGGCCAACTCCAACTACTGCTTCCCTGGGGCAAGAAACGTCAAAAGCAAATATTTACTCGGTGGTGTTTGACAAGAAGGGCAACAAGCCCTAAGATAGAGCCGCTATTCACAGGTCGCCCAATGGTAGGGCAGCAAGCTGTAAACTGTTAGCAGCTTCTCATGGCAACATGAGTTGAAACAGTGCTCAAATTCGGAGAAAACTAAAGTTAGCTATCGTGCAACTCACGGTGGCAGTTCGAACACAAAAGAATGCACTTGTCCAATTCGGCTCGAATGGCATCCCATGATTTTGTATGTCCCGCTTGGGAAATGCCAAAATCTTTCTGGGCTGCATCGAGATGATGAAAATCCATGGCAGCAATGCACTTGCTGTACCCGCATTTGGAGCAAGAACCCCCTTTGTATTCAACTGCTTTTCGTTTTAGCGATTTTCGACGCCTATCAACGTAGAATTTGTTCTTGCATTGTTTGGAGCAAAATTTGCCTTGATAGGCTTGAGAGTGGTTAGAACATGTATGCCAAAGGCATTTTGAAGAAGATGTCATTGGTTAGCACCAATGCTAGCTATGTCAACCCCGAGCCAAGCCGACGAAAATCGGAAGGTGTAGAGACTAGACGGGCACCATCCCAAAGGGATGAAGGTATAGTCCAGACCACAAACGAAAGGTGGCGAAAGCCATAGTGGTAATGTAACTTGCCTCGGTGTGGGTTCGACTCCCTCCCTGTGAGCCATATCCTCCTGTAGCACAAGTTGTAAGTGTGCCGGATTGAAACCCCGGAGATTCGGAATCGAAGCCCGACGGGAGGACCAAGTAACTCTTCAACTCTCAGAGAGCCTGGAAAGACAGGTAAATGTATCCTTTGCATGGCTGGCATATGCGCCTGCCTGAAGATGCAAAGCAAAGATTCGCAGTCTCATATAAAACAATCATGCATTATCGCAAGTTGGACGAAAGCGAAATTAAGGAAACCTCTACAATTACCTCGAAAAACTTTCGAGAACGCCGTACTATTGAGGAAGCACTACTTAGCATCATAGTTGGAGCCACATACCTAGAGGCAAGCTTGATTATCCATTGGATTATGGTGCCAAATTCACACGTTCCACATACAGATCCTTTGATAGTTGCTATTTTGCTATTCCTGGCTATTGCAACTTGCGGTTGTGGCGTACTTGTTCTGGCAGCAATGCTATCTTGGTATCTGGTTCGGATAATTGCGGGAAAAGAGAGTCGTTGAAAGCTTAACAAACCATAGGGGTGTGATGTAATCTGGCAGCATGGAAGCCTCCAAAACTTCTCGTCTCAGTTCAAATCTGAGCACCCCTGCTGCAAAAAGAAAGCCGGTTGATGTTATCAACCGGCTTTCTTTCATTTTGGGCTTTTGCTGACTCTAGGAGGTCACAGGAATGGCTTCCAGGAGAGCGAGTGAAGGTTGACCCGTCTCTGGGAGTCCATGGGCCTTCTCGGCATCCTTGCAGGCTTGGGTGCTCTTTGGACCCCAGGTTCCGTCAACAGTGACTCCGAGGGCCTTTTGACAAAGGAACCTCAAGGCCATTGTGACGATTTGGCGATGAGAAGCCACGGATCCATCAGGTGCCTTCTGGGTGTTCGAGCCCTTGTACCCGGCAAGACACAGTTCACGGAACCAATCTCCCTTGGACCAGAAGGCTTCGCCGGTTTTCTTGTATCGTCCCGTTGAAGCTCCAGGCTTTGGCACAAATTTTGAAACCCACTCAGCAAAGAAGGCTTCAATTGACTCAAATCCTCGGTAGTAGCACCAGGGAGGATCGCCTCCCTTGTAGTCTTGCAGGGTGGCTCCTGGAGCTTTGTTACCGGGGGCTCTCCACCAAAGGGGTTTTTTCCCCTTGGCCTTCAGGGCATCCACGTCAGTTTTCCGAATTTTCCAACCTCCAAGGTTCCAGGATCGAAAGAACTGCCCCCAGCCGGTCTCAACAACGGCATTTCCAAGAACTTCCACGGCTTGCCAAGGTGCAAGACCGAGGTTTCGAAGGGCAATGTAGCAGGCAATAGTAAAAACAGGCCTTAGCTCACCGAGGCTCATAGACTTCCAGGAAGAAGGTTTGGTGTCGGTTGTTATGGTTACCTCGTTGGCTGGATCTAGCCAAGAAGGAACAGGCTCAGGTGGTTCATTCCATTTTGTCATAGGCGTCCTACAAAGTAGGTAGGACATCTTCCAAGGTCATCCAAAAAAAGAAAATCCCTTCCGAAAAATCAAAATTGGCGTTGACGATGCCAGGGGGTGGGCTATCTTGTCTCTTGTAAGGAGCGAGGGCAAATGAACAGCAGCCGCAGTTTTGGGATCGAGATCGAGTGCAAAGGTATTACCATGGAAGCTGCCCTCGCAGCCATTCACGCTGTAGGCGTGTTTTGTAATATTGAGAACTATAATCATGAAACAAGATCGGAATGGAAGATCGTCACGGACGCCTCCGTTTCTGGTGGGTTCGAGGTTGTCAGCCCCATCCTCTCAGGAAATGAGGGATTGGCTGAGGTTCAGAAGGTCTCTGACGCCCTTGTGAGTGCCGGGGCGACAGTGGAAAAAGACTGCGGATTCCACGTTCACGTGGATGCTCGTGACCTGAATGGTCTCACGATTGCCAACATCCTGACTCGGTATGCCAAGTACGAAACGCAAATTGATGCGTTCATGCCAAAAAGCAGGCGTGAGAACAACAACCGGTTTTGTGCGTCTGTTGTTGGACTAGCCAGTCGGTTTCAGAACTTGGGCATGGATGCGTCGAACCGTTCCGTGGCCGGGATGGTATCTAATCGATATTACAAACTAAATCTTTGCTCCTTCGTCCGTCACGGGACGGTTGAGTTCCGCCAGCACTCTGGCACGGTAGAAGCCCGCAAAATGATTCCATGGATCCTCTTCTGTGTAAATTTCGTGGAGACCAGCAAGGTTTCCATCAACATGGTTCGGGAAGAGGTTGGTGGGTCGGATGCTACGGCGGGGCTCCGCAAGAATGCCATCGAGAAGAAGTTTGCTGCAATGGCAAGCCTCTTGGATGATTCGAGCCGTTACAACTATGTCTCGGCTGCTACCCTGGCTGCTGCGATGGGTATTGATGAGGGTACAGTTCCCAACTACATCTCGGCTTTTCGCAAGAAATACCCCGCCGCAGAAATTTCGGCCCGACGGGGCCGTGGGTACTACCGGGACTGCTCGCAGAGTCTCCTAGCCATGGTGGGCGTGACTGTCTCCACAGTTGTTCATCGGGTAGAAATGCCGGTCGATACCGGAATGTTTATGGGCCTGGAGCAGAGCACCATCTCTTACTTCCAGGAGCGTGCAATGGATCTTGCCTCCTGAGAGGCCAAAGGGGGGCTAAATGCCCCCCTGCATTCCACTAACAACCCACTGAGGTGCTATAATGGAATCCCTGGAGACTCTCATGAGGTACAGATTTACAGACGGGAAAGAACTTGAGGCTGACACCCCAGAAGAATTTGTCAAGAAAATGCGGTCGGCTAGCTTCGCTTCTTCTGAGGACGAATATGAATTCATGCACGACTGTGCCGAACGGGGACGAAAGGTCGGGATCTACATCCGAACTGAAAATGCAGAAAAGTTCCTGAGCTCTTTGATTTATTACGAAATTGTGTCTATTGTTGGGCTCACTAACGTTTTGGACAACAACTAACGGTACTCACCATGACCTATCTCGTTTTCGTCTACGAATCATAGGTCCTAAAACAGCATAGGAATTGCTCATGGCCCACTTGATTTTTGTCTACGGAAGTTTGAAGAGGGGGTTTGCCAACCACCCCAGGCTGGAAGGAGCTGCTTTCTTGGGTGAGACCCGAACTAAGGACCGGTTTTTCCGAATGGAGTCCTTCGGTGCCTTTCCGGCTGTTTACAAGGCGATTCCCGCTGGAAAGGCTCACACGAAAACCGGCGGGCCTTCATACAGCATCGAGGGTGAGCTGTATGAGGTGGATGACAAGATCCTAGAGGAGCTTGACAGACTGGAGAGCAATGAGTATTTTTACCGTCGAGAGCTGGTAAAGCTGGCCAATGACCAGGAAGCTTGGATGTACCTGTGCCTTCACCGGAGTGCTTTTCCAAGCAGCAACCGGGTGAAGACCACTCAGAACCACACCCAGGTGTGGCAGCCCGGAAGTTGGTAGACTTTGGTATGGAGTTGTGATAGACTCCATACTTACAGATTTCCCAGACTGGGCCTTTAACCCAGTGCAAGGAAAGCCCTTGAGCGTTTGGTGGAGTTTTGCTCACTGGGTGCAATGACAACCATCCCTCACGGTTAAGTCCCGTAATGAGGACGCTAGGCTGAAGGTAAAGCCAACCGGCTCCAGGAAGTGATGTCACCCTGAGAGCAGCAATAGACATCCGTTGCCGAATTGGCCATAAGGTAGACGACCGATACGTGAAAGCGGTCACCTCGGGAAATGGACTAATTGGATTAAGTCGCCTGTTTTGGAAACAGGACATCATGAAAGTTCGAGTCTCTCTTTCCCGACTGTTTCTCAGGGACGAAGGCGTGTGGCAGCCGGGGTGCTTTGGAAGCATCCAGTCTGAGTTCAACTCTCAGGTCCCTGACCATTCAAACATGCCGTAATCTGGGAAAGAAATAGCTTGATTTTTCGTCCGAGAAAAAGGTTCATGGCAAAGCAATGGAATTGATAAAAGCTGTTAGGTTTGACCGGGAATTCCTGGAATACTTTGACAACATCATTGTCGTCATCATCCCGAAAATTAGCTTGGAAATTCCCCAAAAGGATAGGTTGGCTACGGTGGACAAAATCCTCCGAGCAAAACTGTCCAATGCCAAGTGGGATTTGGAACGATTCAATGCGGACTGGCTTCAGATCATTGATCTTGCCTTGAAGTACTACCAAGTTGAACAAAGCTGATATCGCCGCACAACACAAACTTGGCTTCTTACACTCACATCATGAAGAATTGCTGGCTTCTTTCAGTTTTGATTTTCACTCTCATCATCCTAAAAGGCTGTTTGTCCCCCATTCCCGTTCAGGAATCCAGCCCTCCTGTTCGAGTCTGGTGCTATCGGAAGATCCTTCGTCCTGAGCTTTCTTGCTGGCCTTCCAGGGAGGCTTGCAACGAGGACGAACAGAAACATGACGGAGAGTCTTTCGGGGCTTGCCACCCCTTTCTTTGGGGCCTTCCTAGGCCTTCTTAGGCGGCTCTCAATAAAAGGTGTTGGTTTCTGCTGTGATGTGTTAAAACGGTTGGGATTGAGGCAGAGTTGGTTCTGCCTCTTTGTTAAAAGAAACAAAGAAACAAAGGAACAGAGCAAATGAGCAAGCGCGTTAAGGTGGTCGGCGGCGTCAAAGAGCAGTGTGAAAAAGGGGAGGGAAAAAGTAAACGAACGGTCACGGTTTTCACGGAGATGAAGTCCGTGGTTGTGGAAGAGAGAAACCTCGCCGCTTTGTTCCGTCGAGATGCCTATCTCTGCAGTCTCCCTGTCATCAGGATCATTGACACCCAGGAGCGTTGTACTCCTGGTCTCTTCTCGGCGTTGCGCCCCAATGACTAGGAGTCAGTAATGAGCCATAATACCACAAAGGCCATTTACCTTGTTGTCTCCAAAGGGGAGAAGACCAAGGCATTTGGCTCTCATGATCTAGCTTTGGAATACAAGCAGAAATTTTGCCCTGATGGGAAGATCGAAGATGCTACTCTCTTCGAGAAGCTTGCGGAGACAAAACGCTCCTACGATCCGGGTGACCCGGATGATAGTCCTCCACGTCGCTACAAAGACCTTGCAAATGACTATACGGGCTACTGACAGAAAAGAAACAAAGCCAACACTGGCATCTAGAACAAGCCCAAGAGCCTAAACGGCCTGGGCAACAAAGGAAAAAAGAAATGAAGGTCAAGGTAACGGTGTACAAAGGCTATCTCGTGATTGAAACCCTCAATCCTGAAGAGTCGCACCCGGACTTCACTCCAGCCGGTAACGGGAAACTGAGGTGTGTGATCAACAACGCTAAGCGGAACCTGGGTCTTTCAGCTGAAGCCATAAAATTCCTCCAGAACGTCCAGCCCGGCAGTGATCCCTCCGGGGACCTGATGTGGTTCTCCACGAATAAGGGCATGACTGCCTTCGGGTGGAGAGGTAATCCATACTCCCTGAAGACCGCTCAGGCTGTTGGGGGTTGGGACTTCAAGGTCCAGGAGGGGCATTACCAGACCATCCTGAACGAGACCCCGGAAGAAGCTCGGCAGGCCATCGACGACTCCATTGATTGACTCCATCTCCTCTTTGCTTTGAGCCCTCGGACTCAACGGGAAGTTCCCTTCTGGGTGGCCTTCAGAATGGTGAGGATGGTCCTGCCGTTCCGGCGAATCGCCTTATTCGGATTCCTTGGAATGACTTCACGAAGTTTGGCATCCCCGAGTTGTTCTAGCATTTCCATAGTTACCAATATGGAAAAAGTTCTCAAGACCATCGAAGTTCAAGTAACCACACGAGAAGAGCTCTGGACTGAGGTGTTTGCCGCTGCAGTAGCAGCGGGCTTCACCACTGAACTAGCCCAGGAACAGACTAGCAAGGTTGTAAGCTTAATCTTCTCTCGTATTGGCCCGGAGAAAGAAGCAGAGCTTAGGCTCAAGAACCAAGATGGGAGGCTCCGGCCCCGACCGATTTCGGACAGGCCGCCCTGTTCAACGAAGGCAAGCTAACCATTTTGTTAGCGAGTCCAGGGGTCTTGTGACCTTTTCGGAAGTCCACGACCAAGCTTCTTCAGCATGTCTCGAACTTGCTCCCTAGCTCCCAGGAGGTATTCACTCCTGATAGGGTCCTCATATTCCCTCTCTGACTGCCTTTCAATAGCCAAATAAGCTTGTTCTAGCTCTGCGGGTGTTTTTCCTGCTAGCTTTGCTCGTGCTTGCGCTCTGCCTGCCAACCTTGCCTTGCGGATTTCCTTTGGCTCTTCCATTCCATGGTAGTCCAAAGCTTCGACTAAGGCATTCTTGACAGCTTCCCGAATGATAGAGTAAAATTCCAACTTTTTCATACCCATAAATATGGGCAGCAGGTGTAGTATGTTCTTGGTAGAAAATTCTATCCCGTTTCAGAATGGCATTTTGGTTCAGGGGCACTTCCAAGTCCCCCAACCGCAACTTGTGCCTGGGGATCAACTCTTGGCTGAGAAAAATGGTCAAAGAGTGGGCATTGTCAGGTTCATTGGCATCTTGAATGCTAACTTCTCTCACAACCCAACCAACCCTCGGTACCACATTTCTGTGGCCTTTCCGGGGCCCTACCAAGCACTCCTTGGAGCTACTCTCCGGAAGATGACAGGTTGATTTCCTGTGGCCTCAGTGTTAGATTGGGGCCATGGGTAAAGTCTACATTGTGGTTGAGGCAAATTGGGAGTATGACGACCAATTCTATCACAGGTCTGGTGGTACCAATAAAAGGGTATTCAGCAAAAAAGTATCCGCTGAGCAATATGCTCGAAACCTGAATATCAAGGAAGTCAAGGGAATTAGCCTTGGTTCCTATGCGGGGGATGAGAATAACATCTCGGACATTTGCTTTCCAGGCAAGTATAGCAAGCTTTGTGAGCTACTGACGGGTGATCCTCTAACTGACCTGGACTGGGCTACCACCCGTGTCCCAAACAATATTTCCGACGAGAAGGCAGGAGAGATTATGGACTGCCTGAACATCGGATGGTATGAGGTCCAGGAGTTCGATGCTGAACATTGATGAGATGAACTCTAACTCTTTCTGATCCGAAACATCAAGACAACCGTCCCGAATATCTACAAAATAGAAGAGAAATGAACACCAACCACGAAGCTTGAATTCTTGTTCAACTCCCCCTGTCTGAACAGACTGGCCACAAACTCTATGTTGTGACCCATTCTGACCTACCTACCGGCTACCAAGTTCCACAGACAACACACGCTGCCATGGAGTTTGCAGCATCCTTCCCTGAAGAGTGGAAAGAGTGGTATCGGACCAGCAACTCCGTAATCTGCCTGAACGTTCCCAATGAGCTGAAGCTCATTGAGCTCTCTCTGAAGCTCAAAGAGAAGGGGATTCGGTTTGCCGAGTTCCGAGAGCCTGACATTGGGAATGAGTTGACAGCCATTTCAATAGTTCCTGGGCCTGACGTAAAGAAGGTTTGTTCTGGTCTTCCTCTGGCTGGGAAAAGGGTGAATGAAGGTGCTCCGGAGCGTCTGAAGAGGAAGTTTGAAGTGGTGGAAGCCATGGAGAATACCCAGCAGACTTCTGGACAGAACATACTTCAACACGGCGGATCTGTCAAAGAACACCTGCTTGATCTTCTTCAGTTCCTTCGGGATCCTCACTACTCCTACCAGAAACAATGGAAATTTCCACAGTGGCTCATGGCCTATGGCAAGAAGCTTCAAGAGAAACTTCCTCCGGATCACATCCTTGAGAAGTACGCTTTATGGCATGATTGCGGCAAACCTTTCTGCCGTGAGGTGGACGCTGAGGGCAAGGTCTATTACCCCAATCATGCCAAGATATCCGCTCAGATTTTCCGTGAACTCTATCCCGAGCAGAAAGAGGTAGCTCGACTAATCGAGATGGACATGGATCTTCACTGTTTATCCGCTAAAGAAGCGAAAGAGTTCAGCAAAAGACCTGAAGAAGCAGCTCTGCTGCTTGCTGGTCTAGCCGAGGTACATTCCGATGCAACACTTTTTGGCGGTACCAACACGGATTCCTTCAAGACCAAATGGAAGCACCTAGAACATAGAGGGTCGGCCATCTGTCGCCACCTGTTCTCCTAATTTCCCCCTTGGATTTTCTCATCCTGAAAACGATTCTCAAGATAGCCGCTCACTTCCTTCCAATTGCCCTTCGCTCCCTGAAAGCATCGAAGGTAAGGTCTCCGAGGTATTCTTCCTTGAGTCTGGGAGCCCTTCCAGGGCTCGAAAGCTGGAGGGAGATGGGATAGCCCTTCAGATCCTTGAACTCGGCTTCCTGCGCCTCCTGGGCAAGTCTACGGGCATACTTGGCTTCCTGTTGAGGAAAAGCCTCTTTGACATCCCTTTCGGTCTTGACGAGCAAACTAATCACGAAAGTTCAAATGTAAAAACTCCAGAACCCGAAGATCCTGGAGTTTCTTTCTTAGCGGAGAGTGAGGGACTCGAACCCCCGCAGCCAATTAAGGCTGTCCTATGTTTAGCAAACAGGACTATTGCCCGGCTCTAGCAACTCTCCGTGTATCATTCTGTCAACCTTTCAAGAGTAGTGCCGATAGATATCGGCTACCTTTTCCTTAGTCATTCCAGCTACGAGAAGACACGAACCTTGTTCTCTGGCCGTGCCTCCAGGCGGGTAGCATGCTCCCGCATGGTAGCCACAGCCTGGGTCAGGGCTGTCTCCTGGCCCTTGTTATTGGTCCCGATGAAGATGCGCTGACCCCCACCCTTGATCAGAATGCCCGACTCCAATTCCGGAGCCGTCTCCGTAGCCTTGGCGGCCTTTTGGACCACTACGAAGGCGGGGAGGGTTTTCGCCTGAGCCTTGATTGCTTGGGCCAACTCATTAGCCTTAGTCTCCAGGTCATTTGCCTGGGCGCATCGGTGACACAAAATGCCATAACCTTTATGTCCGCAGGCAAAAGTACGTTTTTTTGGTTTTTTGCTGGATGCCATATTTACTCCTGAGTCACTATTGTTTGGCTCGAATGGACTAAAGTGTAATGCCCACATCGAAAAAGTCAAGCATGAAAGCAGCCCCCTCTAAAGAAGACTTAGAACAACTTTACTTCCAAGAAGGTCTTTCTATGAGAGCAATAGCAGCCAAATTGGGTGTAAACAAGGTTACGATCGAACGCAAAATGAAGAAGTTTGGCATAACCAGAAGAACAAATGTTTGTGGATGGCTCAAGGCCACACAGAACAGAAGTATTGAGCTGATCCCGGGAATGAAGTGGTGTCACCGATGCAAGCTGCATTTGCCACTTACCTCCTTTAAAGGTTCGGTACAAAAACGAACCTCTTACTGTTCTAAGTGCTATTCAGTTTATGACAGAGAGCGAGGAGTAGCACTTAGACTCAAAGCTGTTCAGTATCTTGGCGGAGTGTGCAAGAACTGTGGATTTACACAACATGCAGCTTTCGATTTCCATCATCGAATCCCAGCCGAAAAAGATGTAAGTTGGGATAAGCTCAGGAAAAGAGGTTGGAAACGCATTGTGGTGGAGTTGGACAAATGCGATTTACTGTGTGCTAACTGCCATCGCATTCATCATAGTGAAACAACGTAGCAAACCCTTTCAGGCTACCCCAAACCCACGGTGACCGCATGACCACGGCGCCCGACGCCCCTTGGTTCTTCTACGTGCTGCCATATTCTTCTCTCTTCCCTTCTTGGCCCATTCCCGGGCTCCGGTGTTGCTTCTCGTATGAGCTAATCGTAAAAATGGCCCTTTTTTGCTTGATGTCAAATTGACCATCAAAGTCATGGAATACCTTTTGGACTTTGGGGTCATTGATGTCTAGCTTGTAGCAATTCAAAAGTCCAGCAGCTTCTTTCACCTCATCTATGTCTTGGTCTTGCCTTTGAGCTGGATGAGCATGGTAACCATCATGTCTTGCACACGCAACGTGTGGTCGTTTCTTCCAAGCTCAAGTAATGTTCAAACAGAGGGTCAAGTTCTTCCAAATCTTCATCTTTTGGGGCAATATCAGCACAAACTTGAAGTTTACCCTCTTTCCAGTGGGCTTGGACTATGTAATTGAACGCAACCCATTCGCTGCGAGGCTCAAAAGCTACCACTTTGCAATAATTGACAACAAGGTATTCCTTGTCAAGAAGAACAATGCTGTCGGCGACATCAAGATTGATGACCCCTTTCTTGCTTCCATTCTTAGCATTTTTGCACACATAGAGAAGATTTACTTTTTCCCATTTGGGATACCGGGAAAACATGTAGGACAGAATTGGTTCCTTTTCGAGGTCGCACTCTTCTCTGGTCAACTCTTGAAGGGCCTCATCGACAATAGGAATGAATTCGTCATCTTCAAATGAAGTCCATGTTTTACGCATCTTGCGCTCCCTGTAGGATTTGAACCCACGACCAACCGATTTGAAGGCGGCTGCTCTAACCACTGAGCTAAGGGAGCATCTCCGAAGCCAAAGTGTCACACCGAATGAACCCTTTTGTGAGTAGGAACACCTTACTCATAGTTGCAGTGGTAGGCCGTACCGCCACAATCGTCTCCACACCGCGTACAGAACCCAGAAAACGTCCGAATGCCGTACCGCTTCCGGGGAGTGTAGTTGGTGGAAGCTGAGTTTACTAGCTGCTGAGCTTCAGCAGCCTTTTCGTCCGGGACCATCCAGCCCTTGCGGGCCGAGTCCCACCGGCCTCCGAGAGCCTTAAGCTTTTCCTTGACGGGGTATGTGTTGCCGGTAATCAGGGTTGTCATGTGATTTTCTCCTTGCACAACCCATCTTAACCACCAACACCCCCACGTCAAGTCAGAATAGCATTCCGATGAAAACTTCAAAGCGTAACTTCTAGGTTTTGTTGCTTTTGCCAATCTTTTTTCCAGACTTTCCATGGTGGTGGAGGATAACCAAGAGGGGAGGGAAAAGGGGGGAGGGAGAAGAGTTAAATTCAGTCCGGTTAAATTGGTTTATATGACAGTGCATGTATGGTAGGTTGCTCTATGGCCCAAGTGAATGTAGGGCTTGCTACATTTAAGGTTATTCACATGGCACTTTTTCCTGTTGAACTTGGCCAAGAGGAGATCCAGGCGAGTATTAAGCGTCTGACTGAGTTCTGCTCTCAGCACTCCTGGAGGATAGAGTATTCAAACAAAAGGAAGAATCAGTACCATGATAAGGTGATAACCCTATATGCACAACGAAAGCTTGAAATCCTCTACTACATCTTCCTGCATGAAATTGGTCATGCATGGATGTTGGAGTGTGATTTTACTTACCAGGACAGATATCCGGAGTTGGTTCGGAAACCTCTGAGGTATGCAACCGTTACCTACAAAATTGCAAAGGTGCAAGAGGAGATCGAAGCCTGGGAGGTTGGAAAAAAGCTGGCAAGGAGTCTTTGCCTCAGGATCAATGAGGCAAAGTTTGAGAAAATCCGAGCAGAGTGCCTTACATCCTATATGAACTGGGCAGCAAGGCCTCGAAAGGGCAGGAAAAACAGGGATGGAATCATATCAGCAAACATCAACATCAGCGATAACTCAAGCAGCGGCTACGGCTCTTTCAAAGAATCTGGATGATCGAGACGAGGACATGAAGCTGTTTTTCCGGTATTCCGAGACGAAAGAATTGGATGCCAAAGGCAAGTTGGCGAAACAAGACAAGAATCTGAGGAATGTTCTTGCGAACCGGAACTGCAAGTTGGTCACTTTTGTGGTCAACAAATTCTATTCCAAGAAGAAGGAACACCAACGTATTCGGGAAGATCTTCTCCAAGAGGGTTCTTTCGGCTTGTTGTCAGCTGTGGAGAAGTTTGACCCTCACCGTGGGTTCAAGTTCAGTACCTACGCTACGTGGTGGATACGCCATGCTATCAACAACTACCTTCTTTCCCAGGATCCTCAGCTCCATGTACCTTCACACATCCGGACAGCTCAGAACAAGCTTCTGAAGACCATGAAGGAGAAGAATCTCGGCTTTAAGGATTTGGTTGAGGGGAATGCGGCAGAACTCGGTGTTTCCGAGAAAATGCTCAATAGCATCAACCACTCCCTGAAATCCAGGTGGATTTCCTCCATGGATACCGCCATTCCTGCTCAGCATGGGAAAGGCATATCTACTGGTCTCTCCATCAAGGACTTGTTGGTGGATGAGTTGGATGTTAGCAGCGATTCTGTTTCCGACTACCATACCTTGGTTGAAGTGGTGAAAAGAGCTCTTCTGAAGCTACCAGAACGAGAAAGGAATATCATTCTCTTGCGGTATGATGTGATCCAAAAAGTGCCTTCGATTCAAGACTCTGCCGGAGAAGGATCCAATGTCTAAGACGCCAGAAACTATCAAGACTGCTGCCACCAAGTACGTTACCCTGGAGGAAGGCACTGATTTTCGCCGGATTGCCGAAATCATGTCGGCTGCGGGCTACCAGATGAATCATGCTACAGCACGGAATGTTCTCATGAATTCCTTGGGTCGTCTAGTTAAGAACGTCTCGGAAGAACTGGGAGCTACAATTACCGAGGAGCAAATCAAGAGAACTTTGAAAGACCAGCAGGTCCACGAAGCTCTTTCGGATGTACTCTTCGAGATCCACAATCAAATCAAGAAAGAAAAGACAGCACCATGATACCCAACACCGGCCCAACCTCTCTGCTTCATCTTCTTAACCGTCGAAGGGTGTCATTTGAACGTTGGTGCAGACAAGAAGGAATTCAGAATAAGCCCCAATTCCAGGAAGTTGTTGCTCGTATCGAACAAGCTGGAGAGTTTTTTATCCCTCAGGAAATGAAGGACATGGCTCTATCTCTTCCGGATGGAACCCCTCTTGCTGAACCGGAAGCTCCCAAGCCTGTTCAAAAGCTTGCGAAGAAGCCGAAAACACAGCCCGATTCAGACTCGTAATATCATCGAAATCAAGCTGCCAGAGAACCGGTAGGTTCCTCCTATCTATTTTCAGCGGCCATGAGATTCAGACCTGAAACATTAGGAACACTGGTTCGGCCTAGAATTTTGGCCACAGCAGCCATTGTTCCCGTTGGCAGCACCTTCCAGTTTGAGTTTTCCTGGACTAAAGCCAGGAAATCAGATAGATACGATCACTTTGGAGCTTTTGAGAGAAAGCCCCACGACCTGTTTTCTTCCCTTCAATTGGGAGACACCTCCAAGGATACAACAGTCGCTTATGTCGGAGAGGTAACCCACTACGTTGTCCGGATTGCCGGGGCCCTCACCCTTGTGGACAAGAACAACGTCCAGGAGACTCTGAGAATGGCAAGGAAGCGTCTTGGAGCACGAACCAACCTCCGGGTCGTCTCGGTGGGTTTGAAGCTCTACAAGGGCTTCCAGGTGGATCCAGAGACCAAGCAACTCAAACCCATCAATCCCTGGAATCCTAAGACGGCTGAGGGCCACGAGACCATGTGGTTCTTCAACCCCTGGGAGCTTGTTCCCGTCACAGAAATCATGAAATACGAGTCAGTTTCCAAAGGAGACCTGATTCTATTCCAGAAGACCAAGGGACTGGTTATCCGAAAGAAGCTCCTAAACAAGCCCAGGTTCTACACCACCTCCTCTTGGAGTTGTTACTCCATCACTTTGCTTAACCACACTGCTGACGGGTACACAAGGTTCCTGCCAGATCGCATGTTCTCCATTCGAAGGTCAGGAGATCCTGAGCCAACAGAAGAATGAAGTTGAAATTCAACTTGAATTGCGCTACACTTCCTTCAAAAGGAATTCTCAACTCATGGAAACGAATGTGTATCGACAGAGCTCAGCCCCCACTTCAGAGGTGCTTGCAAATTTTGGGGCAAAAGTCTATACCTGGATGACAGGAATGCTGTTGGTAACCGCTGGAACCTCTGGCGTAGCACTAGCAGTCGGTGCTGTCCAGTGGCTACTAACTCACTTGTGGGTATTTGTTGCCCTGTTGACGGTGGAGCTGTGCCTTGTAGTAGCCTATTCCAGGCTAAGAAAAAATCTCTCTCTGGCTACCGGGTTAGCATTAATGGGAGCTTATACTGTTTTGAACGGCCTTACGCTCTCGGGCTTGTTGATTCGGTACAGTTCAGCTACTGTGTTGTTGGCCTTTTTGGCTTCTGCTGGGATCTTTGGAGCAGCAAGTTTCTACGGTTTTGCCACCAAGAAAAATTTGGATAGTTGGGGTTTATGGCTGTTTTTTGGCTTGTTGGGTTTGATTGCAACTATGGTAATCAACTTGTTCATTCATTCCCAGCCTATGGGCTACCTGATCTCTGGCGTAGCTGTCCTGTTGTTCACAGGTTTGGCCATCTTCGACGCCCAGGCCATCCGGAAGAAGGGAATGGAGAGTCAGACCGCTTTAGCTGCTTTGGACATGGCTCTTGAGGTTTACCTCGATTTCATCAACCTTTTCATCCACATCCTCCGTCTCTTTAATGGCACCAGCTACAAGAAGGACTGAGACCCGAGGCATGGGGTATATTTACCCCTATGCTCCTTCCTGAACTTACCCCGGAGAACTTCATCTCCACCATCAAATCCTCTCCTATTCCTATTCTAGTCTTGTTTGGAGCTGAATGGTGTGCTCCTTGCAAAAGACTCAAGCTCATCCTAGATCAAGCTGTCCCTCTTCTGGCTGGCAAGGTGTCAATCAGGTATGTGGACTGTGATGAATCCTACTCCCTGACAAAAGAGGAGGATGTCCGTGGGCTTCCTACGTTGGTCCTATACGACAAGGGTAACGAGGTGCAACGGAAAATAGGTGCTATGTCCCTCAAAGAAGTGCTATCTTTGGTGGACCATGAAACGATTTTTCCTGTTCGATGTTGAAACTGGTGGCCTTGAGGAGAAAGAAGTCTCTTTGTTCACTCTCTACGGCATGGTTCTTAATGAAAAGTTAGAGGAGCTCGACGTCATTGACCTGAAGATCCGTCCGCCCAACGGCCGTTACGTGGTTGATATTGATGCTCTGAGGGTCAACAAGATCGACCTTTTGAAGCATGACGCCGAAGCCATTCCAGAGTTGGAAGCGAGACAGAAACTCCGTGACTTTTTGTTGCTGAACTGCCCAACTAACAGCAAGTTGATTCCTTCGGGGCACAACATCAACCTGGATGTTAGGTTTGCTCAAAAGCTTGTTCCCGACTGGAAAGCTTTTTGTGGTCACAGGTGGCTTGACACCTCTGTTTTGGGACAAACTCTTCAGCTTCTGGGGAAGATTCCAAATGACAACAACGGATCTCTTGCCAAGCTGTGCCTCCATTACGGCATTAATCCCTCTGGCAATCACGATGCCAAGGTGGATGTCGAGTTGACCTATGCTTTGCTCAAGGTCATGCTAAAAGATCTTGGCGGCATGAAACCGGCTGTGCCATGAACGATGCCTTGAAGGCCTTGAAGGAACTCAAGAGTATTGTCAGTCAACTTGAGCTGTTGGAACGGATGCGAACCAAGCTGGCAATGATTCGCCTCATCCACGAATCAGATGAAGAAACTTTTGACCGGATGATGAATCTGGCCAAGACCTGCATTTGCAAGGAATGCCGAGGTTACGGAAGACCCACTTTCGGTGACGGCATCTGTAAAACCTGCAATGGAACCGGTAATCTCCAAGGACTGGACCCAGAATGACTCCCACGCCTACCCGTTACGTTTCCGCCCAGGACTGCTTCGACTTCATCAAGACCCTCCAGGATGGTTCTGTGGACCTGTTCCTGACGGATCCTCCGTACATGGGTATCGTAGAGGACTCCTGGGATAACCAGTGGAAATCTGTAAAAGATTACGTTGACTGGATGTACAAGCTCCTGGAAGCTGTGAAGCCCAAGATGAAGGAGAATGGCTCCGTCATCTTCTTTGGAGGTATTGGGAAGCACGGGGAAAGGCCGTTCTTTTCTCTGCTCCAAAAGATCGAGGAGAAAAACCTTTTTCACTATCGCAATCTCATTACCTGGGGCAAAAGGAGAGCCTATGGCAAATCTCATGACTATCTCTTCTGCCGGGAGGAGATTGCATGGTACAGCATGTCACCCGAGCGAACCAAGGTGACCTTCAACATCCCCTTGACCAACATCAAACGGGGATATGCGGGTTTTTCAAAAAAGTATCCGGCAAAGAGCGAGTTCAAACGTGTCAGCAATGTCTGGACAGACATTCCGGAACTTCAACGACCCGAGAGACAAGCTCAGAAGCCAATTCCATTGCTGAATAGGTTGATTGAAACCCATTCCAATGTGGATGATTTGGTGGTTGATTGCTTTGCTGGCTGGGGAACCACCGGAGTATCAGCTCTCTCTTTGAAACGTAGATTTCTAGGCTGTGAGGCTTCGGTTGAGGATGCCAAAGTCGCCAACAATCGTTGTCGTGCAGTGCTTGGACTTCCACCTGAGTAAGGCTCCGCAATCGTTTCCTTTGGACCAAACGCCCTACCCATTCAGCAAAGGTCTGAACAGAGTTATCGCTTTTAGCTCAATTGCAGCCTGCATAATATAGGGCGAAACCATTAGCGATTTAGTAACAGCAGCGTAAGAATGGTTGTTCTTGAATCGCATAGTTACCCTTACGGAAGAGTGACAGAACGGTTATTGTACCAGTCTCGAAAATTGAGGTTAGGCCCAGAAAGCCTATGGGAGTTCGAATCTCCCCTCTTCCGCTAGGTTGATAATGACAGACGCTTCCGATTCTATCTCCACCTATCCTTCTGTTTCGTCACAACCTCCTGACCAGATATATTGCAACGACAGCCTGGAGGAGCTGGTGAAAGAGTGGCAAGAGTTCGGGGGAGAGTCATCTCTCTGGGACTACCTTGGTATCGACGAGTCTATTTTCAAGACGTGGTGGAAACATACGAAAAAAGGTGGAATGGATGCCTAGGGTGTGTTAGGTTTCTGGCATGGAGTCAGACGAATTGCCCAACAGGATGCTTCGAGTCTTGGTGTTGCAACAAGTGCTGGAACATCCATTGCCCTGGAGGGTTGAGTCGGACTGGGCGGAAGAGGTAACGGCTTCGGACGGTTACATTGTGGCAAAAGCTGACCACCAAACAGCTCGGGCTATTATTGTTCTAGCCGAACAGATTCGGAAAGAACTGGATGAGTCCTCTGAGGAATTCGAAAAGGAAGTAAATTGCAATGGCTCAAGCGCCTCTCTCGAAGATGTCTCGCCAGGTTCGTCGGGCACACGAACGATCTCTGGTTCGCAGGACCATGACCAAGGCTGAACGTCGTCAGTACGTCAGACTCCCCAAGCCTGTTCGTCGGGAAATCTACTACACCACCCTTCAGATGATTGCTGAAGGGCAGCTCCAAGCCAGGGAGTAACAGACCATGGACAAGCGCAAGGGCAACCTTTTCAATGCCGAGGACGGTGTTGCCCTTGCCCATGGGTGCAACACCTTCGGGGTGATGGGTGCTGGGATTGCCAAGCAATTCAAGGACCGGTACCCCGAGATGTTCGAGTGGTACAAGTTCAAGTGCCAGCACAAGGATTTCTCCCCCGGAGATGCCTTCGTCTGGAAAGGCAAGAACTACGCCGGAAGGGTCGAAAAACGGTACATCCTCAACCTTGCCACCCAGGACCGTCCAGGCCCATACGCTCGGCTGGAGTGGATCGACCAATCCCTCCGGAGTGCCATTCAGACCTTCGGGCCAAGTCTCCCCGTGATTGCCATGCCTAAGATCGGTTGTGGCATCGGAGGACTTGACTGGGACGACGTAGAGGTTATCCTGGATGTCCTGGAGAAAAACACGGACGCCCGATTCATCGTCTACGAGCTGTGACATAGTTAAGCGTCCCTGGATCCATGACGGAGTGGAAACGTGCCCGCCTGGAAAGTGGAGGCCAACGTGAAGAACGTTGCGGAGGTTCGATCCCTCCTGGATCCGCAAAGGAATAGCCATGTCTATCCAAGAACTCAGAGCCAGAACTGGTGCCGGTATGTCTGCATGCGTTTCCGCCCTCAAGGAAGCGAATGGAGACGTTGAGAAGGCCACGGTGATCCTTCGGAAGAAGGGCGAGGCAAAGGCTGACAGCTTCACTGGAAGGTCGGCCAAAGCTGGCGTGGTTGGCTCCTACATCCACCACGACAAGAGTGTGGGTGTGATGGTAGTGCTTGCCTGTGAGACGGACTTCGTTGCTCGGACCCCGGAGTTCCAGGAGCTTGCCAACAACATCGCCATGCACGTGATGGCTTCCAACCCGATTGCCAGGACGGTGGCAGACATGGATGACGAGGACTTGCTCACGGAGCAGGAGATTGCTCGTTCCGACCTGGAGAAGCGTGGAATGACGGGCGAGAAGCTGGAGAAAGCCTTCCAGGGCAAGATGCAGAAAGTTTTCTCCGAAAAGGTCTTGACCGAGCAGCCGTTTGTGCTAGATTCCAAGCAGACGGTTGGACAGGCCATCAAGGCATTCTCAGCCAAATGCGGTGAGAAGGTTGAAGTGAAATCCTTCACCCGAGCCAGCATCTAGCCTGGAAGTTTGGTTCCGGACAACATAGTTAGGATCTTGGCTTTTTGGAGCCTGAAAGGTTGTTATGAAGGTAAACGGCGGTATGTTTCGTGATGCCCTCCGTCGGTGGGCACTGCGTCTCGAAGCGGCACACAAGCAGTTCGATGGCTCCCTGCATGTCTTCCCAGGACGTGAGGAGGCCAAGGCGAAGCCTCAAGAACTGGTGGCTGAGATGAACCGGGCAGAAGATGCCATCGCGCGTCTCCAGGTTGGTCAAGCTCGGTACAACCTCCAGGTGACTGTGAAGGCTGGAAGCAAGGTCATGACTCTCACTGAAGCTGTCAAGCGTGTGGGAGGAGCTGGCCGAGTGGAAGCTTTGTGGAGGAAAGCCTCCATGGAGGATGCCAACCCTTACCGGAGCCGTTCTCGCTCTGCCGATGAGGTATCCTCGGTTCGTACCGTTCCGATCAAGGAAGCGGTGGAACTGGCCGTAAAGGCTACAGGGTACGCTGAGTCCCTCCGTGCTGCCATCAACCGTGGCAACCAGACGGAGCTGGACATCGAAGGTTTGGAGCCTGCTGACTTCGAGTGAGTGAGCAGGACTCCTGCACTATAGTGCATTAAAACAGCCCTAAATCAGCTTGTTCCTGCATTATAGTGCATCAGAGCTTGGAGAAGTTGGGAGTGCGGTAACCACCCCCGCAACAGAACCATCCGTCAGAGTACAATCTTGACCTGAATCCCGGCCCCACAAATCTTAGAGGATACGGGAACTGTAGACCAAAAGCCTCTGACCTGTGTTTCCAGTAGGATCATCTCCCATCTATGGGACTCTCGACTTTTCGAAGGGTGCTGGGCATCACCGAAAACTGCCTATTGCTTCTTGTTTTCCTTCATGGGAGCCCCCCAAGGGTACATTCCTGGTGCTGGCCTTACATAGTTTGTTGGTGCTGTCTTGGGAGCATAGTAGTCATCCCAAACCGTCTGGGTGAGCCCAAAATCAATCATGACAAGCGTTGGCTGGCCTCGGTTGACAACTCCCCAGGATGAGATGCGCCCAATGTCACCTCCTGGCATGTTGTAGTCAGCCATCATCCCCAGGACATCATTGATGAGTTCGTTGTCTCCAGAGACCAAATCATCATAGTTCGCTGGTCTGGCCATGTACTGGGTTCTCCCCTTCATATCCATGTCATAGTAACGAACAACCTGCTCAAAGGTCTTGATGTCCACCCCGGCCAGTTGTTTGAAGAGTTTAGGAGTGGCCTTGGTGGCTCTTTCCATCTCAATCCAAGCCCCGCCGTCCCCTACCTCAAAGACCTGGGCAACAGGGTAGCCCCCTTGCCTGCCAACGTCAGCTTCAACGTCATTCTGGGCCTTCCCCTTCTCGTTCATGGCCACCTTCAGGACGGTGGCATCATCCACGATAAAGACGGCTCTTGCGCTTCCCTGAGCAACCTTGGGAAGTCTTGCTTTGACGTACTTCATTCGGGCTGCAAATGAAGGAAGAGCCTTGAACTCCTCCACGTTGAACCCCTCGGGGTAGTTGGCTTCTTCAATACCAGCCAGGACAGCTTCACGAACCAAGGCAACGAATTCAGATTTCTTCATGATTACGCTCCAATAAGTAGCTCCCAAGAAGTAGCAACTCTCTTGGCAAGCCTTCTCCAGTTCTCGGGGTCGATGTTCTTCCGAACCTGCTTCTTGAGGTAGGAACCCATAAACTTGTCAACGAACTCTTGCGGGGAGGAGCCGATGATAGCTCTTTTCTCCTCGGGAGTTTTTACATTCTTGAGTTGGGTTTGCACATCCGACATGGCCTGAGAGAAGTAGGCATTCAACTCCAAGGGGTCGTTGGCATAGGCCCCAAAGTCTCTTGACTTCTCCCCGGCTTGCTGCTGTCTCTCTTTTTCGGCTTGTTTTTGTTGTCCTCTCTGAAGGAGGAACTTGGGGTCCATTCGCTTGAAGTCTTGGACGTGAGTGAACTCGTGAACGTAAGAAGATCTTGTGCCGTCGTTCGTCAGCAAATCCTCCAGGTTGGCTGCAAGCCATTTGTTGTAGGTTTTGGGGCTCGTCCTGACTTCCTCCGGAGCATCAAAGTAGATCCTAATCTGGTAGCCCTTGATGGCCGCTGCTGTGGTGCTCATCGGCCTCACACGGATCCGGGAAGCCTGGGCATTCACCTTGCCTTTTGTGCCAGCCAGCCCCCTGTCCATGAAGAACACGGCCAGTTGAAGGTGCTCTTCTCGTCTCACCCTGGCTCCCAAAGCAAAACCTGTGAAGAAGCCCTGGTCATTGGTCTGGAAGACACGAGCGAAAGCCTTTGGGTCTCTGCCAAGCCTGCGGATATAGCCCAGGATGGCATCGTAACTCTCGTTGGCTGCCTGAATCTTTTGGAAGTCTTCTTCCCTGGATTCCAGGATGGCATTAATGTACTCTTTCAGAAGATTGTTTGGGTCCATGCTGCTTAATTAGGAAAAGAGGCTCACGGCCGCTGACCTTCTCCTTATAATAGTCAGAAAGTACAGCCCAGAAGGCAAAAACCTAGATACCTTCCAGGCTCAACTGAAGCAAGCCGATTTTGGCAGAATGATTGATCCCGATTATCCTATTTATTGGCACCTTCAAGGGGGATCATCATGCCGCTTAAAACTCGTATCGACTCTACTTTGGGTCCAGTTACCTACAAGGATGAAACTGGAGTTTCCATCGAACGCACCACTGCCAACCGGGGCTTTGCGCCATTCCCTGTTGACGGGGTTCCAACCATTGGATCTTCTACCCTCACCGCAGGTGACGGTGGAGTGAATATCATCTCTGGCTCTGGAGTTCAGACCGTGGTTCTGCCAACGGCTGCTTCTTGCCCCGGAGCTGAGTTTGTGTTCAAAGTTGGTTCGGCCTCGGCTCACATTGTTACCAGCTCCCAGGAGACCGCAGGAACAACTGCTCTGGTCTCTGGCTCGGTTGCTGGTGCCAAGCTTACTTTCGCTGCTACGGTTGGTGCTTCTGCCATCCTGAAGAGCGACGGAACCCACTTCATTGTTGTTGGCAACTTCGGAAACAACCCGATCAGCTAGGCCATACAAAACATCCCTTCTGCGGAAGCCTTTATTCACTTCGTGCTATCGGACTGAAGAAAGCACTACTTGCCCCGATGAGACCTTTGTTCTGTGACGAATCGATCGATTCGCTCTGCCAGTTCACGAGGCCATCCAACGACACTGGACCATCGTATCCAGCCATTGCTGGCTGAATCAATGTCCCTTTGGATTCCAGGGCCTCTCCAATTTGACTCTCCGGCCGCTTGCGCCAATTCCAGGGCCAGACTCTCAATCGTATCTTGTTTCATGTTTTGTCAAACTCTTCCCAGGCTGCCCTAAGCAAGGCCTTGACCAAAAAGTTCAAATTGTTCCGTGGGTTCATCCGCTTCCGGAACCCATAGTCGATGCCGCATACAGACCGTACAAAATCAGATACAGTACAACTCCGAGAGACCCCCATGTGGCAATTGACCACAAAAAGGTCGTTACTCTCTCCATTGCTCTCGTGTGCTCCGATGAACTCACAGACTTTTCGAGCCATTCGTTCATTAAAAAATGTAGCCTTTCATAGAGTCGCAGTTGACAGCCTTGATGCTCATTTTGTTGCTTCCGTGAGAACAAACAAGAATACCTCTTCGCCAGAATGTCTGTCGAAATAAGTCTTCCAACCCGCTTCCTCGTATTGATTCATCAGCCACTCTGCCAAAAGTTCGTTTTTGTAATGCTCTTTCGAGATGACAACTTCTATCTTCGCAGGAATGCTCTTAGTGTAAGCTGCGAGAATGGCTTCGTCAATTTTTTCCAGCAATTCCTCTCGTTCTTTGTAGAATTTCCGGGCTTGTGCGGGAGTTACAGGCATGGCTTACTCATCCCATTTGACATTCTGAAGAAGACTCCTAGAGTAGGCTTTGCTGGCTTGGACCTGTACAAAATGTTCAGGCCCTACTTTTTCTCCATGTTCCGGAATGAAAAACGCTGAAAGGCGACCACCAAAGCAGACTCCTGTGTCAAGACCCACAAGTGTCGGACCGTGAGCCTTCCTTGTTACTTCCGGTTTGGTAAAGCTATGGACAGTGTGGCCATAAACCACACTGTAAGGGAGGTCGTACACTTCCGTCCAGTACACAGAGCCAGCCGGAGGCTGGTGGTTATCATCCAAAGAAACCGTTTTACGTGTCTCTTGGTGCAAGAATCGAATATGGGTCATTTTACCCACGTCCTGGTCTTTCAAATCCTTTCCAGGCTCCAAGCCAGCGTGCACTACCAACCAACCCTCTCGGTCTTCCTGGAGGGAAATGAAAGCTGGCAACTGACCGATAAACTCCAGATCTTCATCCTCAAAGGAGTTGAAAACCTGAAGTTTGTCCATGCTAAAGGGTCGCATGGGGATCTTATAGTTAGAATGTTCTCTTTTTTTTAGGACATGCTTCCAGTAACGGAAATGCTTTTCATCATGGTTGCCCATCACGCACTCAACAAGCCCAGGGTGTTTGGCCATAGCCAGCCTAGTCCACTGGACCACCTTGGCAGAAGCCGGCCCACGATCTACAAGGTCTCCGGCCAAAACTAGCCGGTCTACTCCCTCAGAATACTTTGCTTTTTCCAGCAGAAGCATAAATTCATCGTAGCACCCATGCACATCTGTGATGCAAATTACGCGACCCATACGAGTATGGTAGCACACCAAATAACAGAAATCCACCCCCATTACTCAGTTTCAACAGAGCCAAGTGCCTTCGTTACGTTTATCTGGATTTGGTTGCCGCCACAGGTCAGGTTGTGCCTGACAACAATCTCATGGGCTCTTTCCAGCATTTTGGTGGGCAGAATCTTTGGCTGATATTCCAACATATATTCCAGGGCAGCTCTTGCACTGTATGTGCCACTACCAACCGCGCACATAACAGGATATTCCAGAACGGCTCCGTCATAGTCAACTGTGAAGATGCGTTCTGGAGTGGCAACCAGCCAAGAGGTGTTGTGTATGCCCTGAACTTCATTAGAGCCAGAGTCGCCAAGTCCTGCTTCTTTTTTCAGGAACTTCTTGAAGACAATGAAGAATTCGATCACATGAAGCTTGTGGTCGAAAGGAAGAGTTTTGTTCTTGTTTCTAGAGACAAATAACTCCAGGTAATTCCGCATGGTGACATCCCCAGCACATCCGATGATAGCATGATCCAGTAGAACTAACTTTGAGTCCATTTCCAGGGAATGATGGAAATCTTCGTGTTCGCTCACTTGATAGTCGATTCCATAATCACCATCAGTGATTCGTGTATCTGCGCCAAGCCAAACCTGTCCGTTACGTTTCAGGGCCATAATAACAGTCATGAGAGCCTCCTGCACCTGAAGGTAGATAGGCTCCCTGGGGCTCAGGTCTCCGGAGTCACTTCGTCGAACATTGTTAATGCACTGAAGCTGACATAGCCAAATTGCTCGCCAACTCCCAGGTAGACCCACTTCCGGTTCTTCAGACTGTCTTGTTCCAGGGCAGCATGAGTTTCACCAGTTTGGATCACCATGAAAATTTGGGTGTCTTTCAAGGCTCCAACAGTTTTGGCTTGTATGTTCGGTTCTTTGAACAGGAGCAACGTGTTCTTCGGGCCTCGAATCTTGTACCACTTCCCTGATTTCAGCTCATTGAGAGCGGCTTTTTTTTTAGTTTCAGAGCCAATGGTTGTCGTTGTCGTTTGCATCAAAGGTGTCCTTGTCATATAGAACTCCATACGTCCACCTGATTTCTTCACCGCACAGAACTTTCACCAAGGGGATGGAGTCGAACATCAACGTCTTCAATACCATAACCGGTGTCCCTTCTGAAACCTGAAGGCGATTCTGTTGGTGACTGTCGATTCCATCCATAATCATTTCGTGTTCGGTCAACAACGAAATAACTTCTTCGGCCACAATAGCCAACTTTCCAGGCTTCAAAAGACCGAAATAAGTGTTCCTGTATCTGGAACCCAAAACGTCCATCTTGTAAAAGCTGGATTGGTCGAAGTGAACGGTAGCTTTGGTGCCATCCTTGAACGTCAGGTTCCCCTTGGCCTCATGGAAGTTCCACGAGCCATCTGTCTTCTGGGTGCTCTCGGTCCACCTCCGAAATCTGAACTCAGAGACAAGGGAAATATGATCCGCCAGCTTGAATTGCTGTTTCCCTTTATAAAAAGACCAATGAGGGTTGCAGTCAGCAAGCTCTCGTAGCATGTCTAGGGGAAGTCGGTCCCCATTCTTTAGCTTTGCCAGTTTGGTTTGAAGGGTGGTATAGCTCACCCTTTTAAAGATAGGTCTGTCCCTGAAAGATGGGTCATAAACGTCCCATCCTCTTTCTGAGTTGCCGAAACCGTCAGTTGATTTGCTTTGGTTTCACTCGCATAACAGGAGAATCGATGAGGCCCTTCCTTGGGTTCGTCACATCCCGAACACATCCACTCAGGGCGTGGCTGATTTTGAGCCTTCTCGTTCTCCTGAGTCAGCTTTTCATACCATCTTCGGAAATGCTGGTAAATCTTACAAGAATCCAGGTGCCGATCCTTGCACTCACCACAGACCCAATTTCTATTCTCATCCTGGATATCCGGCGGACGGTCTATCTTCTCTTGCTGATCCTCAAACTCCTCCAGAGTCATAGCCTTCTCTTCTTCGGTGAGTTCAATCGTCATGCTCACTCTCCTCCACCACGATCATCTTGTTGACATCTTGTAGTTTGACCCAAAACCTTACATTCTTCCCATTGTAGGGGCACATAAAGCTAATGGAATCATATCCCGGCCGTCCTTGCCGGATGTATACCCGAGTAACCTTCAGTTCCCAGCCTGTCGGGAATGTTAGTTGCAAAGAATTACCCAACTTGCCGTATCCGCCGCCTTCCCGGTCTTTGACCGGAATTGCCATCTGGAACAACTTCTTGTTTCGGTACTCATAATGCAGGGTAAAGGTCCATGGTTCTGCAAGAACCAATTTGTCTCCTACGGTTGGAATGTGAATCCGGTGTGCCATTATCTTAGTCCTTTTGGGGCGTTAGTCCCTCATCAATGCGCTTCGGAAAGAAGCCGCTCCATCTACTACCATGTCCCTGCCCGAGAGTCCAGAGTGTGGAGCCTCTTCAACTCTCTTCAAATCTGGACAGTCTTCACACTTCCCATCAACCAACCCTTCCTTGACCTCCAGCGTCCTTTCCTTGCCCTTCTCGGGGCACTCCTGGGTGTGGCGGCCATCTTCCAGTCCGCAGGCCGTACAGGCCCCTTCGTGGATGATCTCCTCTGGTGGCTCATCGGACTTCTTGCGGGGTATCTTGCTAACCAAGGTTCGCTTGTTCTTGGGTAAGCCGCCGAGCCATTTCAAATGTTTGGTATCAATGCACTCGATGATGGAAGCCATGGAAGGAATGGTTCCCAGGTCTTCCAGAACATGGTCTTCCCCAATGTCCCGAACCGAGTATTCTCGTCCAGCGCTATTGATCCGAACCTCTCCGAAAACTTGTTGGGCAAGGTAAATGCCTAGGGAGTTGTGCAAAATGGCCCGGTGCCTCATGTCCGGGATGTGTGCCTTTGTCTGGTCAAAGAACTCATGGATGTCGATGTAGTCCTCCCACTTACCGCCATGTTTCTTGGCCGAGATTTTTGCATGTTGCAGAGGCTTCATTTATACGAATTCCTTTTTGGCGTACTAGTAATTTTCAACTTTAATGCCGCTTTGAGTGATCGTCAATTCGCGAAAATTTTCACAAAAGTTTGACATCAAGGCATCATCTACTGCACGATCAAGTTCAAGCATGATCGATTTGAAATTTTGCACGGCTTCGCAAAAAGCTTTTAATTCCTTGGTATGAGGAGTGTCAGAGAGTTTAGCAACGTGAAAATAATCAAGTTCTATAAACCCTTCATCGCGTTTAAGCAAGCACTTTTGTTCCGTTTCGGAAAGACTTTGCACAAATTCTTCTGTTAGGGAAAACTGAACTTTAGTTAGATGAAATTCCGGGACATACACAGTACACCGAATGTTCCGAACGAATGAGAATTGATCTAAAATATCTTTGCCTACATCCATAAGCAAGATGCGTCCGTGCATTTGTATAATTTCGTTGTATTCCTCACAAACTTTTGCGATTTCAGCAATCTTATTCCGGGTACGCTGTTTCATTACAATCATAGTTGTCTATGCCATGGTTAACTTTAGTTGTGGTTGTATTCTTCAGGCTTAACCCCATTTCGAGTAATGGTAATTTGCTGGTGATCCCCGAAGGCTTCTTCCATAGCTTCCGAAAGGTTATTTAGAACACCTTGGAATTCCTCCAGTGCTTTTTCGATTTTCTTCAACTTCTGAGCACCAGAAGTATTAGGGTGGTCGGTAAGACGATAGGAAAACTCCAGGAAGTCATCATGGTGCTCATAGAGGCACTGCCTTTCTGAGGCTTGCAGATTTTCCATGAAGTCTTCGTTTAGAGCAATTCGGGCTTCATGGACTTTGAAATAACAAGGATCGCCATCACTGAAGTAAGGGGTATATTGTGCCCACCGAATGGCTCGGACACATGGAAAAGTATCAAAAATATCCTTGGCCATCTCTTCAACCAGAGCTGCTCCATGTTGTTGCATGAGAGCTTGGTAATTTTGCCGTGCTCTATTGATTTTATTGAGCTTGGTTTTAACGTTCCGCTTCATTCTCTGTAATCCTCTGTGGTCACAGTGGAGGCTGTGATTGTGATGGTCTTGTCATCCCCGAACAGCCAAGTCATCAGGCCAATGCTGTCAGAAATTAACTCGTTGATTTGGCCTTCGGGAGTGAAACTATCGAACTCGTAGGCATCAATGTAACCATCTCCTTCTTCCTCGTCAACGAGAAGAAGTCGAAGGTCAGACATGGTGGCATAGCAGGGTTCACCGTCGTTGAAAGACGGAGTGTACTGATCCCACTGAATCCCACAATACTTTGGATTTTCCTTGGTGAACTCCTCAACTTGTGCCCGCAGGCGGGATTGAAGGTCCTTCTTGTATTTCGAGGCCAACTCAACGAAGGTGTTGCTCATTGTGTTGCCGCTTTCATGCTTAATTGAGGCAGTTGACATGGAAAGAGCATAACCAGCCTTGATTGACTCCAAGGCCAATCAAAGACATCTTCCATCACAGGTCCCAACCTTTGAGAGGCCACAAACCGGGTTCTCCACAGGATGGTTCGCAAGCCCTGACTTTTGTCAGGTGCTTCTGGTAGATTTGGGCGATGTCAACAGCATCTATCTCTTGGGGGTGAAGATCTTCAAAGTTCAGTCTGAATCGAGCTAGAGCAGCATCCAAATCATCCTCCCATAGAAGACCGAGTTCCACGGCTAGAAGTCGTTTCAGGTTAATGTGATTTTGGATGCGACCTGGGGAGGTAATTCTCTTTGCTTCGCAGTCTGTCTCCAACATCTTCAGCTCATAATCGCCCCAGGTAGCCCAAGTGCTCTCGTTCAGCTTGTACTCTTTCTCTAAGATCCTCATGGTTTCCGCCAGAGTGATCCCTTCTCGTGCCACCAGTTCCGGAGTGATACCGGTAAGGGTAGTGCAGAAACCTGTGATAGGAGTTCTTTCTGGCTTCACCAGAATTTGACGTGACTTCGTGATTTTCAGTGATTGAAGATTCAAAAGGCAAACTCCAACCTGAATGATTTCGCTCTGCCAGAACGGCATTGGCTTATCACATGTGGCTTCAAGGTCAATAATGACCATCTGCTCTAGAGCTTTATCCAAATTCATTTCGGTTCTTCCTTCAAGGATTCAATTTCTTCGGGTGTGACAAGCCTAACATGGGCAGCATAGAAATACAACCGCTCTTCCCCAACAAGCAATTCAATCATCGGGATTTTGTCTTCCGGATGGCCAATCCTGTAAGAGAAGTCAGTTCCCAGGTAAAGACCCATGGTTCCTTGAGGAATGCTGTGAATGCGAGCAATTTGGAACTTGGCTTTGTTCTGCCCTTCCAGCTCGAAGTTTGAGTGATATTTCTTGCCTCCTGTGGTTTCTTTGCGGTCAACCAGGATTGGCTTCAAGGCCGTTGCACCTGAATCCGGGATAACTTTGTAGAAGGGCATCGGCAAGTTCCTTGTTCCGCTCCAGGTAGCTTTCTTTGACTCCTGAAGAAGTCAAGCCGCCAAACAACCCAAGACTTGGGTTCCCCATTTGAACTGTCATCGTTGTCGAACGGCCAGTGAATGATAGCCCAATGAAGAGTAGAAATTGAAGGAATTATGGAGAGAAGTCCTCGAAATCTAGGATGGGCTTCTTGAAGGCAAATGCCATAAGCTTAAGGCATCTCTTCAGCTCCTGTGGAGTCTCTCCCAATGGAGCACTGGGAGACTCAGAGCAAGAGGTGGGCTTACCACATTTGTCGTAGTAAACCTCATGAACAGCATAGGTACAATCTCCTGTGGTTAAATCACAGAAGCGAATTACGCGGTAATTCCAGGACATTAGGTTCCGGCTTGGTACTTCGATGCTGCTGGTCGTGGCTTACGAACCACATTCATCTTAACAGAAAATCCCTCATGCTTGCTAGGCAAGTCCACCCAAATTTTGGCATTTGCTGTGTAAACGTGGATGACCCCATAGGCCTCATCCGCTCCTACCGACCAGATGCTCTTCCAGATGGGATGTTGGCTGTACTTGGCTTGAAATGAATCGACTGCTTCTTTTAGAGTGGTCATTGCTTGTTTTGCTCTTGTTTGTGTTTGAAACTGAACTGTGAGAAAGATTCCAATTTTACGAGGAATTGAACCCAAACCGTTTCACTTTGGAGACAGGAAGTTATCTTTGCTAGCTATGAAATAGTATAACAGCTCCTGAAAGAGGATTCTACCGAATTCTGGTCAGCGACTAATTCACTTCAATAATGCGAAGGGATGAGATGGGTTCTCCGTACTTGGCATGGCCGGTGAAACAAGTCAAGTTGGGTGTATAGTCCTGTTCCCATCGGGTGTGGGTATGTCCTGAGAGACAGGTGAACTTAACTCCAGGATAAGTCTCAGCAACCTTCAGAAGGGCATCGCCTGCGATCTTGGAGGCCATGTTTGGAAGCCAGTCTTTGTTGCTAAGGCTATGGTCAGGAGCCCTGGAGTTTTCTCGGAAAGGTGGAACGTGGGTTGCGAACAAAACATGCTGAAAGCCGTTGGAGGCTGCCTCTTGCACATACCGGTCGATGTGATGCCCACACTGTGTAGCCAGCTCAACAAGCCTTCGATGTTGAAGTGCCGGTGGTTGAAACCGAAAATCAGACGTGAGAATGTACTCGGTCATGACGAGCTTACTCTTGAACCAATCAGAATAGCCGCCATCGTACCAGCCATCATGACCAACCAAAGCCGTCTTCTCGGTAAGCTTCACAATCCCCGAAACATTGAGCCACTGAGTCCTAGTTTTTGTGCCATCGTACTTTGCAATGGAGGCCCGAACGACATTGATAGAACCGTTGTAGTAATCATGATTCCCTAGGACGAAATAGACCGGGATGCCGGGAAGGTACTTTTCAAGCCACATCAGGTGGACTTCGAGTCCCTCAGCCGTTGAGATGTCCCCTGTGATGACGACAGAATCAGGCTTCTGGGCCATTACCTTGCGGCAGAAGCTTGCTACCTGTGACTCAGATAGCACTCTTCCTGTGCTCGTCATCCCGCCTCCAGGCTCATGGACGAACTCCGTGAGCCAGTCAAGGTGAATGTCGGTTAACCAAGCAATCCTGTGTGTCATTGAAATTATTTCCTTGGCTTAGGATAGCAGAAAAACTGACTTCTTAGGAGAAAGTTCGTCTTTCAGTCATCTGAAATGTAGTCTCCCTGTCGGGAATCGAACCCGAATCTCAGCTTTAGGAGAGCCGCGTTGTATCCGTTCAACTACAGGGAGGGTGTTGGGAATTGACGGATCCCAACCAAGCGATTCAAGAGGTATTCCAGAACCTTCAATCAAGAAACACACATGCAACCTCTGAACCACACCGAGACCACAAGTTGCAAGTTCCAGGAAGCTTGGGCTCACTTGTCTGGACTACCCTTTACCCCCAGGGCGAGAGATGGTCTTTGGGTTCCGGAACCCCAACCGAAAAGAGATGAGAAACCATCAAACATCTCTCACGGCCATGGACTTTCTGCTCTTGGCGTCCGTCTGTACCTCACGTGAGTATTCCTGCTCTCGGTCACTCACGAACCTTATCCCGGTAGCCAAGGCGACAAAAGCCTTGGATTTGTCTTTTGGTTGTGGCACAACCGGGAGTTCCGTTTCTAAGTATGCCTCGATTTAATTGGGATGCATACCAGAAAGCCTTTTAGGCTGTTACTAAAAACAGAGGTCATTCTCTGCTGCCATCTGGTGGGCCAGGGCTTCCTCCTGGCGGCTGTCCAGCCAAGTGCCGAATTCGGAGTCCGAAGCCAGGACTTCATCATCCCTCATCATTTCCTCCGGATCGAGAAGTTCTCCGGCAAGAGAAATGGAGAGATCAGCAACCATATTGTTCGTCTCGGTGTTCATGTTGCCAATAGTAACAGCTCCAGGAAAAGAATCAATGGGTAGGCCAAAAGAATAGACTTCCCTTTGAATTCGCAGGACCGTTATCATCCAGATGGGGCTGAAAGGTACATCTCCGAAAGGTCAAACAACAGCAGAATGTCCTGGATATCCGCATACCAACTCTCTCCTGTGTAAAACTCCACCTTCCACCACACACTTCCATCCATTGTCACAAGTCGAATCTGTCCCTGAATCTGGTAGGTGAACCTTCCATACATCTCCCGGATTTCCCAACCGTTTCCAACCTGGACAAATTGAATTTTCATGTGTTCTAGACTTCCTCACTAACTCAAAGATCTCTGCCAACTTCTGGACCACCTTCTCTCCTTTTCCCCCCCCCCTCCTTCTTGGTTATCCTCCACGCTTTTGAGATAATAGCCCAAGGTGAAAAACCTTAAGCTGGTACATCACACTACCATACAGCCATTTCTCAGAAACCGACAACTTGTGGGGAAATACACAAGACACCTCCATAACCGCTCTGTACGCCCTTCTGAGCCCCCAAACCCCTTGGAATGGCCTTCGGGCCACCCAATGTAAAAGAGGCTCTAGGATTGTCTCCTAGAGCCCCTCTTATGCCCCTTGCTACTATCACATTGCAGGACGGTTCCAGTGTTTCTGGTAAAAGGCCGGTCCCATCACCCGGACGAAGGCCCGGATGACCTTGAAGTCGCCCTTCTCCAGCTTGTCGGCCAGGGCTAGGGCCTCATCCTTGCCACCACACACCTTTGAGAAGGTTGGAGAGTCTTCACCACAGCAACCATCGGGGCAGGTGTGACCGGCTTCCACCCTCCAGGTGAACTGAACTTCCTTGCCGGTGACGGCAAGAGCCCGCCGGCAAGGAACCGGACGGCCAGCAGAGTCACGGACGGTCTTCACAAGACCTTGGCACTGCTCGGCAGTGAGGATGGCAAAGGACTTCTCGGAAGAGGCCAGAACGAACAGGTCGTTCCATTTGGCTACGCTGAGCGTCTGACCTTCCTGGACCGTGGTCCAGCCTGCCAAGGGGAAGCGCTTGATGGCAGTAACGGTAAAAAACTTCATTCGTTGCTCCTTGCAGAGAACAAGATAAAGTCAGCTCCGGCAGGATCAAGGGGGGTTTTCAGATTTTGTTCAGATAGGCTCCAAGTCCTGGGCAAGTTCATCATCCACAACCCCGTCATCCCACAGGATTTTGGCGAACTTGTTGCCGGACATGCAAAGACCTTCTTGGAAGTGGTCGGAGTTAAACCACTTCTTGACTCGTTGGCCTGCCTTTAGGTCCTTGGTCATGGTTCACGTGTTTTCTGTCAGGAGCTCCCCTTCTGGGTTGCAGGTAATAGCGTAGACCCTGGCAGGGCCATTGTAGGGGTTCTCAAACGTGGGGCCATCATCCCCCACAGTCTGGTTGTAGAGGGCGTACAACTCTTCACTGGTGTCCGTGAAGATGAACCCACGCCCACACACGGACATTACTCGGAACTCCTCCCGAGCAAGGTATGGAGCAGCCTGAAGAAGCTCCTCCATCGGATATTCTTCGAATGAAATCATCATGCCCCACTTGCCCTTAGCCTTACAGAGCAAGGCAAGGACATCAGAATTCAGAATAATAATTTCCATTACTTTTCTCTCCTTCTATTTCTGAAGAAAACCAGAGCCATTTGTCCGTCAAGACTTTTTTCAAATTTGGGCGAGAATCGCCTGAAGAGCCTTGGGAGTAACCGAGTAGCAGCACTTGACAGGATGGTCTGCTCCGTAATCACGACTAATACGAATCTGCATCCCAGTCTCATCCTCTAGGATGAGCAGGGTCTTGGTGGCACGAACAACCGTCATGAGGACGGTTTTGTTGGTATAGTGGCGGCAAACAGGGACATTTGCAATGGCCAGCGTGGTCTTCATGCGCAGCTCCGTTCTGAGAAAGAGAATGGACACCATTAGACTATCCGTCAAGACCCTTGCGGATTATGTGGTTTTTGCTCATCCCTCATCTTCCTGTACTTTCAGCAGAAGCTGATGAAAAGGAATCTGTCCGTTGTAGATGATTCCGGACATTTCCCCGAAGGCCACATAGAACCAGACCTTCTTGATTTGGCCTGGGATTCTCTGTTCGCGAGCCACCTTGGCATACAGGAAGAGCTGTCCCTTGGGAATGACACCACAAACCGGAGGCTCATCTTCCTCCCCGTGTTCTTCCTCCAGGACATGCAAGTCCTTATAGACCTTGAGTTCGTGGTTCTTGCAGAGGTAAAACTTCCCTGGTTCGGGAAGTTCACCAATGTCCAGACGAAGGACCCTCATCGGTCTTCCGGAGGGAGGATTCCGAAAGCCTCTCGGAACCGATATTCCCGGTATTCCCAGGAATATCCACGTCCCCACACCTCACTGAGACCACCCCACCACATCCGGGCGTTGTGGATGAACAGACGAACCTTGGGAGTCCACATCTTCAGTCCTACTTTCTGAGGCCCTTACCGGGCCACCACGAAGGTCTCACCACGGAGGGTGACGGAAACGATGCTGTCCAGGCCGATGGTACGCCACGGAACCGGAGTCTCACACTCCTGACGCTTGCTGCCCTCCGAGACGGGAGGAAGGTAAGGGGCCAGAGAAGCCACGTCAACTTCCTGCCCATCCGCAGTCCAGGTATCCGAAATCACAGAGTCCTTCCGGGGGTAGAATACCATATAGACCTTGCCGGTCCCACGGTGGCGGCACAAGGACTTCGAGATATGCTCCCCAGCACCGTTCCACAGGCTCTCAGCCTTGAACTCACCGGCCTGGGGGTGGTCCTCAGCCTCACGCCGGTTGTTCACGGCGTTCTCGTACGAAGCCCCCACGAGACCCATACGGATAGCCGTATGAACCACGTTGACAAAGGGGCAGAGAGCCTTCGTCTCACGGTTCTTCTTGTTGAGCTTGGCAGAGGTTGCCGTGGTGATGGAGACGAAGCCGTTGTAGTCAGCCAGGAGAGCCTGGAGTTCGGTTTCGGTGAGCGTCTTCATGCCTGATAGGATAAACATGAAAACAGACCCGTCAATTACTTCGAAGAAGAATTTGGAGCCATCTCCAGAGAAACCCGGAGGATGACATGCTCTTGCCACTCCATGAAGCACGGCTCATCACAGACAAAGTACACGGTTGCAGGCTCTCCAACCGTTGGATAGGAAAGGAAATCCTCTCCCAAATCGCTTTGTGTGGGTTTCTGGCACTTCGGACACATGGTGTTGACCACGAATCCTGGAAGATGACAGTATTTGATGTTAAGTTCGAAAGACTTGTCTTCTGTTTTCTCTACGGTTCCCATTTGACCCTTTACTTCTTGCGGTTCAAAAGCAGAGCAATATAGCTCTTGAGTGCTTATGTTCCGGAAGATAATCCGGAAACCTGAGATGTCAAGAAACTCTTGGGACCGAGGGTTTTCGTTCTTTTTTGACCGGCTTGTTACCTCGAACTCGATTTTCAGAAGAAGGTTCGGCGAACACATCTCCATCATCATGGTTGCTCATGCTGATAGGGGTTTTGTGAGAGGAATCATACCCTCTAACCGAGGTACTCTTCTTCTTCAAGCGCCCCTTCAACTCAGGTGCGGGCGCGTTGGGATCACACGGCATGAGAAACTCATACTGTTTGACTGAAATCTCTGCTCGATGCAGGTCAGCCAAATCCCGAGAACGCATGTTGGTATTGTTTTCCTCGCCTTTGTTATTTTTGACCCGCAAGGCACTGTGCTGTTTGACATGGCGAATTAATGCCTTGCACCACTCATTTTGCATGCCAACCGGCACCTTTGCATTTTCGAACTGAATAGTGCTCAAGATCAGCAGCTTGTTCACTGCCGGATTAAGGCCTTGGGTTGGACCGGTAACCCTAGTCAGTTCACTACGCCAAACTGGCATACGGTTCTCCAGAACCTTTTGAAGTTCCCGCATTTTTGTTGTCGCTTCTTGGGGAGTCATGCTATCCATGACCCTTTTCATGACTTCTTCTACAAGATGTCCTCTGGACATCTTGGAGTCTCCACGGAGATGCGTGGGATGGAATTGGATTGGATTCCGTTCGGTAGTGCCAGAAAGCCAGCGATACGCCATACACATGACTTCTCGACGGAAGTCATCATCATTGTAGGCTTTCAAAAGCTTGCCATTTTCCCTGACCTTGCACAAGTGTGATGCTTCACACACGTTGCGGATCAACTCTTGCATTTGCTCAATCGCAGGAACCCAATCCAAGTATTCGTTGTGTTGGGCAAGTACGGTATTGCTCAATTGAGCATCAGTAAGAGGCGTCCCTTGGTTCACTTTGCAGAACTGGTCGATGGCTTCATCGTCCGTCAAGTCATAGGTGGTCGTAACCACTTTGATTTTCTCCAGAAGCTCCTGAGCCAGGTCTTCTCCAAACTGGCTTCTCAGGCGTTCATAAGCCCGAACCGCATTCGAAATCCTTTGGAGACCGTCGTTCAGAAAAAGCTTGCTGTTCTTGACGCCCTTCATGGTGTAAAGCAAAATCTGACCGGGCATGTAATGGTCGGTCAAATCATCGCTTTGAGCATTCAAGATAATGCTTTTGATGTAAAGTTCTCGTTTCGTAGGAGACCACTTGTCAATCCCACGTTGCCACTTCGGTGCTTCGATTTTCCCACGAGTATACTTTCGCTGTAACTCGTAGAGGCTGGTGTCTTCACGATACGGCTTATTTCCAACGAGCTTGGTTTCCATGAAATTCTCCCAAACAGGATTTGTTTATGGAACTAGTGATTAAATCATGTCACGTGAGCTGTCAACAGCTTTCGAACGATTTGTATTGTGCAAAACGTATGATCTTTAGATCATGAAGTCATCCGTCGCTCATAAGCGACAACATGATTTGTCCATAGTTTATAAGCTAAGTTCGACAGGTTAAGTGCGATTTTGGCATACTAACATTGGACCATTGACACAAAATACACATATGTTAGGCTCCGGGTTGGGAAAACCACGAAGGGCGAAACCGTATTGGTGATGAGCATGAAGGGCAAGATTCTGCTAGCAAAGAACAGGCATACGGCCTATGCCGTAAACATTGACAAAGTAGAAAGCGGGTATCACATAAACCAATCGGTCTCAATCCCGGCAGGCACCGCTGTACTCTGTGTAGGCGGAGGGTCTGAATGGACCCTCCATATAATTCACGGAGAAATGACATGGGTGGTGGACAAACGACAGTACATCGCGGCTGAAATATCAGAGAAGCTCTCGGGAAAGAGCTTTTGCTTCACGGGTGCTCTAAAACACACTCGTGAGTTCTATAAAGCTCTTGTTGAGCTTCACGGCGGTACTTATTCTCCCCGAGTAACCAAGAATCTCACCTACCTCGTGATGAGAAGCCCAAATAGCTATAGCACTAAAGCAGAGAAAGCCCAAAGCTACGGGACAGCCTGTATTGGGGAAAAGGAACTGCTTGAGATGACCCTGGGGAATCCATGAAGAAACAGAAGGTAAGCGTCCAGGATGCTCTGGACACCCTCCTGGATACACGGAACGGCTAAAAGAACTCTGCGAACCAGACCTTGCAAGTCTCTAAGGCCGACGGAGCTTGGCCCTTCGAGCCTGCTCCATCCTGGAGATATGCTCGGCAAGCCGACAGTGGACTCCCTCACAGGGAATGAATTGCCGATAGTTTCAAGTTGGTCCCATACTTACTCATATGGAAACCAAGTTCTGTCGAAAGTGCCAAACCGAGAAGCCAACAACAGAGTTTCATCGGCGTTCAGAAGTGAATGGGTATGTGGCCCACTGTAAATCCTGCAAATCTGCAACACATCAAGCACGAACAGCCAAAAGAGTTGCAGAGCAAAACTACCTTCTGGTTTCTGCAAAATTCTGCTCTGGATGTAAAAACTCCAAGCCAATCGAAGAATTTGCCAAGCAAGTAGTGTCGCCGGATGGACACGCCAGCCTATGCAAAGTATGCAATAAGGCATATCTGCTGAGGCACAAATACCGCTTATCTCTACAAGAGCACCAAGGGTTGTATGTTGGTCAAGAGCAAAGATGTGCCATCTGTCGGATGGAGTATCCTCTTGAAGAGTTGGCCGTAGACCATTGTCATTCGACTAACGTTGTTAGGGGATTGCTATGCCGAGGATGCAATACTGGACTAGGATGCTTCAAAGAGGATTTGGAGCGTCTTGAGCGGGCCATCAACTATCTTCGTAGTTTTGCTCGACGTTGCTGATTGAGAGCCTCAGCAAGTCTCTTAGCAACTGATTCCCGAGGGATCCATTGCTTTGGAGCAATGATTGTGCCAGCAACATCCTGGTGCTGAAAACCTGAGCCCTCTTCTGGAGCAATGGGATCAGGAACAGTATTCTTCTCATAACCCTGAGGAAGCTCTTCGGGAGCCGGGCCGGCAGGGTCAAAGTTGGGACCATATCCATTAGGTGGCTGTAAGGCAGCTCCAGTAAAAAGGGACCTTCCAAGGACCGACGTTCCCATATCGGGAGTAATCAAACCTTCTTCCTGGACTCCTAGGGCAGCTAACTCCTCTTCTAACTGGTGAAGCTTGTCTTGCTCTTGCTGGAGAGAATGGGCGTTCTTGTTCTTATCATTCCCTGGAGTAAACTTGGCTTTCTTTTCCAGAGCATTCCAGCCAGAAGGGCCACCACCTTGGTTCCAGCCATCATTACCATTGTGCAATTGAACCGGCTTTGGCTTGTTGTAGCTTGCAACTTTCTCATCCGGGACTTCCTGGGCGGCAAGCTTCTTGCCTTCCGGCTTGCCGTCTTGCCAACTCTTGCCGCTTTGCTTGTCCGAGCCTTTCTCGGCGCTTGCTTCCCACAGGTTGAATATTTTCTGAAGGGTTTTCTTCATCGTTGCTCCGGGGTATAACTAGACTTAAAACGGAGATAGCACCATGTCCTAGACATGGAGTCTCGCCCTAGAGATTCTTAAGTTAGACATGCCTATTATCAGAGGTGGAAGAGACCTAATCTATCGTGCCATCCGGGATTTCATTAAACAGCATCCGGACTGGCCATTCATGCCTGTGGCCACTCTGGCAGAACACATGAAGGCCTCGGAGGATGTGGTGATCCCCGTCCTGGAACAGCTCCATGAAGCAGGCTTCATCGAATTCCATCCAATGTGGCCTGCCATCCGAGAGTTCTTTGTGTCAAGTGAGTTCGTGCCTCCAAAAGAAAAATTGCCATAGACTGTGGCCTTGAAGGGCAATGATTTACATCTTCCATCGACAAGCAAGTTATTGGGTTCGATTCCCGCCAGAACTACTACTTTGTAAGTCACTAGGATCACTATCATGTTTCACCTCTGTGGCGGCATTTGGGAATGCTCATACTGCAACCGGTTCTATTGTCACTGCGTTGGGGGCCACTGCCCCCAGTGCGGATGCCCGAAGTACCTTCGAGGAGAACCACGGCTCATCACGGACACTCTGGAGCTTCAATCCTACTTGACAAAGCGCTACAGTGAGCAAATCCTGCAACAACCTTTCACTCGAAGAGTGAAATAGAAAAGCCTGTCAACTCAATTGCCACACTCAGTGAATAGATTGGGTTCATTGACCACCAAACTCGACCCAGGTTATCGCAGAATCTCAGGTGATTTCCAGGGGTTGCGAACGAGAATGTTCCTGATAACAAGCACTCCATAAACACACACAGGTACAAACTAATGGGATGGGCAAGTCACTATATTGAGAGGTTAAAGGCTGGGGAGACCGTGAGGTTCAGACCTCACGGAAATTCGATGCAGCCAAGAATTAAGTCTGGTCAGCTCTGCACCGTGGAGCCCCTGGGAAGCCCTCCAGAAGCTTCTTTGGCCCCAGGTGATGTTGTGCTATGCACGGTGGAAGGAAGGCAATTCTTGCACCTCCTGAGTGCCGTTACGGGAGGTTCCAAAGGAGCCCCGAAGGACAAGAGATACCAGATTTCGAACAACAAGGGGCACGTAAATGGCTACGTTCAAATCCGCCACATTTATGGCAAACTGGTGAAGGTAGAGCCCTGAAGGTAGAGCCCTGAAGGTAGAGCCCTGAAGGTAGAGCCCTGAAGGTAGAGCCCTGAAGGTAGAGCCCTGAAGGTAGAGCCTTAAGCGGGGTGAAGTTGTGCCATGGAGTCATGGAGAGCTTTTGATGGCGTCGTGATGTCTCCCTTGCAGTTTTGGATCAGTTCTTGCTCAGGGTCAATGACCTTCCAAAGATGTGGGTCATTGTCTTCAATTCGGATCATGTGAGGATGTGAGTCCACAAAGAGGATGCCAAAGAAGGCATGTTGCTCAAATTCATTCCACTCGGAACCGGCATGAACCACGAGGCACATCGGGTCGTACTCGCACACAAACCCAAAGCAGGGCTTCTTGCCGGGTACCTTGTGAAACAGCTCATGGCCTTGAGCCAGCCAGTTCACAGGGTTCTCGTGAAGGCGGATGAACCTTCCTGTCTCATCCTTGGCACACACGGGCAAGGAAGAGTCAAAAGAGCTGACGTAGCAGAAGACTTCACCCTTCCGGAATCTTTGAGGCATAACAACGGTCATGCCTTAAGCATAGACTCGCTTGAAGAACCTGTGTGCTTGAAATTCCTCTTCTTCTGCTGCTTCGCTGTAGTGGCAAGCCACATACCCGAAAAGCTCCCCATAGCCAATGTAGAACATCATCCAGCAGTTGTTCTTCCGGTTCTTATAAAGGAAGGGTGCAGGGTCAACGCACATCACCGTGGCCTTGTCTGGAAGGCAGCCAATCACCTTCCCCATTATATTGGGCGTAGCGTAAATGGCCTGGGTTGCGCTCGCCGCAAGAAAAGTGTAAAGTTTTCCTCGCTTCAACTTGTTGGCCAACCTGTTTCTCCGGTTGGCCCTGATAATCTGTTTCTTGCCATTTCGCAAGACTCCACGACTTAGCCTGTCAGACATGGGAATGTGGTTAAACACGAAAACTTCTCAAGTCAACGAGGGGTTGTCACAGCATCGGAATAGGTCCACCCGATGTTCTCACCGTAAATCACCTTACACATACGGTTGGCCTCACAATCAACATACATCACCAACTCTCCAGGAGGGATTTGCAGAAAAGCAAAAGAGCCAGCTCGGGAGGTCTTGAACAAAGGGATGTCATTCCCGCAGGTCTTTACCATCGTCCCCGGCTCCCAGGGATGGATTTTATCAAGATCGGATATGATGGCGTGGCCTCCATCCGCTGTCTGCCTTCATGGCCTCTTGGAGCTCTTCCAGGTTCTCCTCTGTTACTGGCTCCAGGTGATCGTGCATCGATATGTTGGTGTTGCACCAGATATAGCCGACAACATCTTCGAATACAACCTGTATGTAACGGAATTTTCCGAATTTGGTAAACAAAACCATCGTCCCAGGCAGCAAGATTTTCAGTACCTGGTTCCTGACGCGATTTGCACCACTACTATCCGTTTTCCAAAGATTGTGCCCCTCTCGGGTCAGGTAGAATTTGCCCGGCTCCAACTTCTTCATGATGCTATAATCCCTTTGGCTTCGTGAACAAAGCGTCCAACGAATTCTTCTCCAAAAATAACCAACCAATCAGTTCGCCGTAAACTACCTGGATAATCCAGTGGTTGGAAGCGTGGTGTCCAAGGAAACACACAATAGATTGAGGCGGAATTGTAGCAAGCTTGCCGCTACTTTTGTAATGTGTTTTCATGAGAACCTGAATCTGCTTGGTTCGGTATAGCTTCCCCTTTTCCAACTTCTTCAGCATCGGTTAGCTCCTCAAAGCAATCCAGGTAAGCACACAGCCAGCCCGCCTGGTCTCCAGAAAGCACCTTGTAAACGTAAGGCACTTCTGTGCTTTGTTCAATGAACATCAGCACATCTTCCTTGTTGACCCTCCCAATAACTTTTTCACCCTCTGCCTCTTTAAATAAAGACCCGCAACACTTGAACCGATACAGCTTCCCTTGTTTTAAGTGAGGCATGTCCTTCCCTGCATCCTATCAAACACCATGTGAAAATCTAACCTGGACACACTAGTCGCTTCATCCAGCAAGAGAACAAGCAGACCCTCCAGGGTTGCCACAGCGCCACCGACTCTGCTAGAGCTACACAAGGAACTATTTCCGGTAAATGATTGGCTCTGTGAGTGTGACAAAACTACCTCCTTTCATGGGCTTTCCCTTTTTGAATAACCCTCATTTCCCACCGGAAGCCATTTGCATTGGAAAAGCCAAGGTCACTGGCCCGGACGAACAAGATCATGTCTTCTGACAGAACGTGGTAGACACGCTCTTTGCTGATCTCCTGAAGGTACCGCTGATCCTTTCCCGGCTGCATCTTAGCAGTGGGCTTGAAGGAGTTCTCAACGTGCCGACTCCTGCTAACCAAGTAGGTGTCCACAACCAGCCCAGTGTAGATTTTGTTACACTCCAGGGCAATCCGAGGTTTCGAATACATACTCCGCCAGTCAAACCGATGTTTCGGAGCCCATAAAGCTAATAAGACTGAGGGCCTCGGGTACTGAGAAATAACCTGAAATTTCACCAAGTCTCCCTTCATGATCCACTTCGCCATGAATACCTCCTTCAAGAATAACACATTCTTCCTGCTCTGTCGAATATCCCAAAAGCGTGGAGGATAACCAAGAGGAGGGAGGAAAAGAGAGTTAGGAAAGGACCTATCCTATATCCCCCAGTCTACCATTCTTAACCCAGGTCTCCATCTCTTCGTCAGAGAAACCATAGGGATTACCGGCCTTTTCATCTGGTAGGGACTCCTTTCTCGCTCTGCTACTTACGGTCACCGGGATGATGGCAAGGTTCTCCCTTGGTAAGATTCTCCATATCTCATCGCCCCACAAGACATCCATGAAGGTCCGAAACTTCCCAACTCGAACCACCATGAATGCTTGCTCCCAAGACTCCTGAGGGGACAAAAAATGAAACCGGTGAAGCTCCGTCCCGTCCACGTCCACCTGAGACAGATCAACGGAAGAGCTGTTGCTGACTTTAACGCAAACCAACATCCCCTTTCGAATGTTGGCTGGAATCTTGGGCTTCTCCTTCTCAGCAGTAGAAAGGTCTGGTTTCTGTCGATAGAAGAAATCATCATGGCGGCTCATGAGAACCATCCTCCGGAGAAATAAGCTCCTCCAACTCCATTCTTCCATCAATGGCACCAACAGTATCCCTGAAAATTACAAGGTGGAGAGCCTCAAGGCCTTGCTCCTCTTCCTCCGGGACGAACTTGATGTAAAGAAAGCACTCTTCGGTGTTAGCATCCACATCAAACAACCTCTTAGGGTAAGCAGTATTGCCTCCCTCATATGCTGACCAAACTGTGAAAAGATGCCACGGGTAATCCTTGATCCGGTAGAGTTTCCCAGGTTTATAGTCGCTTTTGGGCCAGTAAGGAACGCAGGTCGTGTTAAACATCCCCATTGTCATAACCATTACTTCATCGGGTTCAAGAAAATTACCTTCCCAACCTCCAGGCAGCCAAACATGTCTTGGTACCCCCACCAACCAGTATTGCCCCTTCTCTTCAGCTCCCAAAAACAGAACTGCTTCCCCATCCCAAATCTCAGCAATCCACTCTCTGGCCTTCGCAGGATGCCCCGCTAGCGCTGTGTCATACTCACGAGTTGACAAAAGAAGAATTGGACCAAAATCCTCTTGGCCTGTTTCCTTATGCAACTTCCCAATGCAATAAAGGTTGCCCTTTCGAACAACCTTTTCCTCCTTCATCTTTGTGGTGTCCGTGGGCCTGGAACCTCTAAGTCTCGGCTTCTTCATCCTGGCTTCCCTCCATCCGGAATCTCTGCCTCTTGGTCATTCTCTTGAGAAGCACACCCTCGGTCATCTTGAACCAACCCACCACATCTTCGTAGATAATCTTCAGGAAAAGCCCGTGGCCCGATACCTCGCTCCCAAGGAAGATGATCCACTTCCCACACTCAACCCGGATCAGTCCCTCCCTAATAGCCGCCGTCTTGTAGAGGTAAGGTACACTGTAGCCAGGAAGCTTCGAAGACATGGAGAGCTTGTAGAGCTGCCCCACCTTCAAGTGCTTCAACATCTTTTGAGCCCTCAGTGCCATGGCTTTTACACTAACTGGCTTCCCAGACCTTTTAGGGTGCTTGGGCGGCTTCGGCTTTGGAAATGATGGCATTAGGAAATTCGGACCTTCCTCAATGTCAATGATCTAAGTTGGTTTCCCTGTCGCCAACGCATAATCACCAAATCTGCTCTTGTCCATTGACTATTCACCCTCCCTCAACTCAAATATCTTCCACGTCCCCTTTTGAATGTCCTAAAATGTCCCATTTCCCGAATTGCCTCTCACGGTTTGCCAGAGGCAATTCTTATGCCCAATTTGAGAAATCTTCCAGAGGACCAGCGGAACTAACCCTCCTTTTTAGCTGAGAAAGCGCTAGGGCAATCTTTGCCGAATGCCTCTGGCTACTCCAGAGAGAGGATTTTGTGCCCAAATAACCCCGGAGGGTCAAATCCCTATGCACACGCCATGCCGCGCCAAGTGCTTGAATTTACTCACAATTCAGACGAAGTTCTGGGCAGGTCGGATAGACTAATCTTTCGTCAGGGCTCGTGGGCGAAAATGTGAAAAGGGGGGTTGACGATGAAATAGGGATGTCTATATTGAACTCATGAGCAGCTCGAACCAAACGACTCGGACCTACAGCCTCTTCTTCTACGTTGGTGGAGATTGGATGATGAAGGACGTGGAGCTGTTCGAAGGGACGTATGCTCAGGCCAAGGCAAAGGCCCTGGAGAGCATGAAGAAGAACGGCACCGACAACTGTTGGATCAACACGGCCCGTAAGGGTGGCCGGACTGTCGGGAAGATCAATCTGGCCGGTTAAACGCTATACGCCAGCTCTTGGCTTGGATGGCTGTTCGAATGGCATGACAGTTGGCACACACGATGTCACACTTGGCTGCTTCTGCCTTCACTCGCTCCAAAGAGATGCCATTATTGACCAATCTGGTTACAGCATCTTCCTTCTCGGCTGCATCACGATGGTCAAGCTCTAAAGCAATCCAATTGTCATAGCCGCAGTCCATGCACTTGGCACCACACAAGATGGAAGCAATGAAGCTTCTATTGCGAGCAATGGCAACCTTCCTTCCATTGCTGTCTTCTTTGCGTTGTTTGGCTTTGTGATGCTCTGAGGACTTGGTGAGGCGGGCATAGTGCTTGTCCCAACAGGCAAGACACACCTTCACCTTCTTGTGAGTCCGTGGACTGGTTGCCATTTCATCTTCGGTCTTATCAAGCTTGCATACTGAACAGATGTTACCCATTGGATTCCTTATCCAGAGATATAACCCATGTGAGGGGGTTTGCAAACTACTAGTTGGGGGGGTGGGGGTACCCCCGGGGGAGGGTGCCGACATGTGTGGGAGGGCCCGGCACGAGAATTGCGGGTCAGACCCCCGCACGAAAACAAGCACATTTTTGAAATTTTTGGTGGAAAATTTTCCGGAAAAATTTCCGGAAGGGAGGGAGGGAGTTATGGAAGGAGTCTGCCTTCCATATGCTGTCTGTTGGGCAGTTATGGAAGGAGTCTGCCTTCCATATAGGCCAGCACACGTCTCAATTCGTCTGCGGAGGCATCGGCTTTTATGCGATTAGCTCTCCAGGAGATGACTTGGATGTTGGAGGGTGTGTAGCCTTTGGAATTGTCGATACGGTCCAAGGAGGGTGAGTTGGGTTGTCTACCGGAGGTGGAGGTAGACAGGGGGATACCGAGGACGGGGCAAGTATCTGGGATGTGGATGTCTGCTTGTGTGATGGTGAATTCCAGGCCTTTTTTGGAGGCTCTGTATCTGGCATTTTTCCATATGTAAAAGGCGTAGTTCTGGCATCTCCGGACTTTGTTCTTTTGGGATATGCAGGGTTTGCAGTCGGAGTTCTGGGGAACAAAGTGGGTTGTGTCTTTCTCTTGGCCACAGGTGGCACAGACTTTGGTTTGGCCAATAAAGCCTTGAATTTCTTCGAGTTCCAGAATGTACCGAGTTTGCCGTGCTGTTTTCTTGCATTGGCGACACTTGGATTTGCAGCCATTGTGGAAGGCTGTTGGATCTTCTATGCCACAAGAATTACACTTGTGAAGCTTGTTGGATGTTGACATGTTACATTAATTGATGGAGCGTTTTTTTGATGAAAAAAAGGCATCATCAACTTCAGCGGAGGGGTCGTCCGTTTCTTCGAATTCATCTTCTTCTTCTTCTTCTTTTGGCAAGTAATCTTGGTATGAGTCATCATCGTTGACTGTCTCATTTTCTTCATCGCCGCCCTCTTCATTCTCTGTGGTGCCTGTGTCAAAGCGAACGGACTTAGCGATGGTATCCACGACGTCTTTGGCTTTTGCTTGACGGAGGGAAGCTTCATAAGCAAGCAAAGACTGGTCAATCATGTCCAGGGTGCCTCGGGTGGCATCAAGAAAGAGTCTCATCTGGGCTGGATTGAGGCCCTGAATGGAGGAGCTAACGGTTTGCTTGCCAATTTCGGCAAACTGCTTAATGGTATCGAGCAAGCCAACGATGGCCATCTTAGGGATCATGACCTCTGGAGTATTCTCTCGCTTGAAGCGTTCGGGATCCAGGCCTAAGCGGCTCAGGACTTCTTTGGGGTTGGCAGAAGAGAAGGCTGTCTTTGGTTTTTTGGGCGCCATGACGGTAGAGAGACCTTTCGTTAGGTATTGTGAGAGGAAAGAGTCTGTTGTGTCTCTGGTTTGTCAATGTATTGCCTCAACAAAGCTTCAGAGCAGAAACAGACTTCTCCCTCCTTCAGGATTTCCCAAAAGGTGACGGGATGTGTATCGATTTGTTCCCAGAGTTGAACGAAGGTTTTCTTGTTGGTGACCTTCCATTTCCAGGCATTTTCCCAAGTGGTTGGCATCTGGTCCCACATTGGGATCCCAGCATTTAGAATGAGAATAGCTCCTGGTCTGAAGTAAAGTGAGTCTGTCATAGACCCAGTATAACATAAGAAAGATAGAGAATGGAGCATCCTTTCCCCGTCGGCACTTTGGTGAAGCTGAAGACTGTCTGGACCACGATAAGCAACCGTTGGGAGGCTGAGGGGCATCGGAGATCGGAGCAAGTTTATTGGCCTTCTGGATGGGCCAGTTTGGACCTGATGACATTGGTGGCCCCAGAGGATGGAGGAAAGGACTTATTTGGGATGGTTTTGGAGTGGATGGATGCTTCTACCCTGGATACTTTCAGGGCTGATGAAGTGATGGTGAAGCGAGGTGGTTGTTACCTGATTTACCGTATTTTGCTTGTGGCTGATTCCGCTCCTTTGTGGTTTCCATGGACGAGTGTTCAGGAAGCAAAAGTGGACAATCTGGGGATTTAGGAGCAGAAATAGGAGGATGAGCACACAGCCCAAACTTCCTCGCACTCTTGGCAAGATGACAACCTCAGTTCAAAAGACCTTTCGGAGAACACCGGAAGGGTTTTACCTGGAGGTGGACATGCACTTCATTCAGTTCCTCAATGAAGATGGTTCTCTTCGGAGTCAGAAACTTGACTACGAGCGGCACTTGGATCTTTGGAGGATTGCTCGGGATGGAGAGCGTTCTCCTTACGGTGAATTGATGTGGATGGTGCCAGAACACGAGCGGCCGGTTCGGCTCATTTGCATCAAAAAGGGGTAGACCTTCTGATGTTGCGGCTGGGATTACAGCTAATTACCCTCTGACACACGCACGCATGTTATACATGTCATGATAAGGGGCTGAGGCCCCACACAGGGGGTTTAAGCCATGCATCGTCCATTTGCCCCAATTCCATTGTGGCTGAATCCATCCAGGGGAGTGGAGCCAAATGCGCTTCTTGATTTTGGCATCAAGAAGTTTGGGATGACCACACTGCAACAAACTCTTGCGTTTCAACTGCTCTGCTTCGAAGCTCTCTACCGTCTTGGATTGACGGACAGGCAAACGACGGAGCTAACGGCTTTGATTTTACTTCTTCACCAAAAAGGAGGTAAAGTGGCCAGGGTGCCGATGACGGAGGAGTCGGTCAGAGTATGGAAAGAGGCCCATCCTGGAGAAGTGCCATTTTGGTGCCGTGACGGTTTCCGATTTTGCTGGGCATTCTCCACGGTTCAGGAGTTCTTTGAGGTTTGGATGACTCTGCGGCTCCCGAAAAATGGAAAATTCTGGCGGGGAGAGAAGAGTTGGGTGCTGCCATTCCTGGATGAGAAGGAAGTTGCTTTGAATCTTTACAAGAGGCTCACAGAGAGGTTACGTATCCTGTTTGCCCAACATGTTTTGGGGGTGGTTCCAGCGGGAGTATGGAGCAAGGAGAGTATCTTGGCCTGCAAAGCCTTCCAGGAAGCTTACCCGAAGACTTTGATGCCGTGGAAAACAGGCTTGCTCGATGGGTTCACCTATCGAACCCTGGCAATGCACTGGAGGGCTCAAAGAGGGATCAAGGCTTTACCACTAGACCGGTCTTCGCCATCTTTTTGACCGATGTCTGCTCGGGTGCCACAATGAGCTTACTTCCGGCAGGAATATCCTTTCGGACAGCTCCAACGGCTTTGACGATAGCTCTCATCGCTTCACCGTTTTCCAGCTCCATGGCCAGGAGTTGAACAATAAAGAGGATTTGGCGTTGGTTGACTCCAAAGTTTCTAATTTCAGAAACAATGTCCCTGCAGACTTGTCTTTTTTCTCTTGAAAGCTCCACTTCAATGTTCGGATGAACATAAGGAACGTCATTCCCCTCGGCATCTTTCTCTTTGGTCTCACTCATTATCATCTCCTCCGTCTTGAAAGCTTTGTATCTTCCAGAGGGTCTCTCCTAAGAGCAATAGAGCTTTCCCGACCAGGATCCCATCCACTTCGTCCTTAGCAAGGACAACAGAACGTCCCCAGGCTTGGTGCTCACGAATCCAGGTGATTTCCTGGATAGTCGGAAGGTCTGATTTGTACTTGTCCAGATCTTTCCGGAGTTTTTCTGGGAGAGCATCTAATAGCTCTTCCCTGGTCACCAGACTTGGGAGGTTGTCCCTCTTTAGGGTTGAAGAAACACAAGCCTCTATTACCTTGTGGATAATCCCGCAGTTGTTGCACTGCACAAAAGAAGGGATAACATCCCCTTTATCATCAATTTCCGAGAAAGCCACGAAGTGATGCCACTTCGGAGGGTCCGAGTGCTTAAACTGCGGAAGAAGGCAGTTGCACTCAATTAAGTGCTTGATGTAAGCTACGCCACCCATATCAACTCCTTGCCAACACAAGAGAGGCAACCAGCATCAAAACCATGACAAGACCAGAAAGAGCCACCTTGCTGGCTTTCTTCATGGTCTCCTTGGTCTTGAGAGCTTTGGTTACTTTCTCCCTTTCTTCCCTGACTCTCCAGGTGGTAAAGGGCTTGAATCGGTCTCCGTAAACTGATTCAAAGGCTCATCAATGGCCTTCTTGAAAAAGTCCACCTTGGTCATGAACCCATCTTCGACTGCGTTCTTGGCAATCTGTAGGATCCGGTCTGCAACCGTTCGGTCAACATCAGATTGAGTTCGGTTCAGGTAGATCATCGTGTGGTCGTACATGTGTTCTTTGAGTTGACACACAAACTTGTAGACCTCACGCTCAATAGCAGTTTCAAGCTTAGTACGATCAATATCTGTTGACATTCGAAGAATTCCTTCTTTCAGGTTCTTCGATTGTGTCTATATGACCCTGGGATTGGATTGATGGAATTGCTCGGTTGCGCAGCTATTTGCTGTGCTTATCAGCTATAGCATTAGCTACAAATGAATTTGGCTTCAGGACGCACTCAAATCCATTAGAGGCAACGTAACCTTTGAGCTGATCACTAAATTCTGATGTAAATTCCTTCCGGTGAGAAGGAGAAGCGTCGATGTGGACTACCGGAAGCACTCCTGTTGTATCAAACAGGTTAGTGGCCATTTCAACAGACCGAACAACTTCGTTGAACATTCGGAGCTTCTGGTTGCCCTTCACCCGCTTGCCACGTGTTGCCTGGACGTAGTTTTCCCGAGGCTCGTAGTTCTCCAGGTAGTAGTAATTGCCTCCCTTGCCCACCCGGTATACGCAAATCACAGTAATAAACCTGAACTGATCACTGTGCCTGTGTGAGTCCGTGCCCACGATGACCTGGTAGTCGTTCTCACGGTCTAGTTTCGTGGAGGCAACCCAGTTGAAGACATGCTCCTGGGCAAAACGCTTGCCGTCGGCGCTCTTCCATAACACGGGGATTTCTTCTGCCTTCTCGTTCATGACATTCCTCAGCTCTTTCTATTCCAACCTCATCGAAATTTGGTGTACGTATTTGGGTGGTTCACGGGGTCAGTTCGGATTAAAAAATTGGCCTTCACGTACTGACAGAGATAGCCTTGGCACATACTGGGCCTCTTTTCATAGATAGTGCATTTCCCATTCGTTGGATTCAGAAATTTGCAAGCAAATCTTGGCCCAAAGACTTGGAAACGCAAAATGGGGTAGCTTTCTTTGGCCAGGAAGACGGCTTTTCTCTCTCCGTTGAAGAACCTCTCGCCGATGATTTTACCCTCTTCCCAGTCGATTACTATGTCAGCTCTGGAAGCAGCAATTCCTTTCCGCCGCAACCAAACAACAATATTCTCAATCCACTCTTCGTCAAGAGGACCCAGGACGCGTTCCATGTCATCAGGATCTATCTGACAGCAACCTGCCTTTAGGCCTTCTATTCCACAACAATTTCCAAGGCAGGTTTTGTAGGCAGCCTCATCTGTAAACCTGGGCCGGTTCTGATTAGGTTGAGAAGCCCACTGAGTAGGGTCGTTTATATGCAGGACAGGAAGATGAAATCGGTCGATCTTGGTTTTCGCTGCGTCACCTTTAGCTTGAAGGTTGCCTCTGAGAATTCGAGACATTTCCTTTTTCTTGGCCGCGTTGTCCACAGCCTCACGTTCTTGCTTGAGTTTTTCCAACTCTTCGACCGTAAGAGCTGGCCGGACCTTGATTTCCATACAGTTCCCCTTCCTAGACCTATTTATCATAGTAACACAAACCCAGGCAGGAATGCACCATGACCGAGAAGAGTTTGACACTCAAGGAAGAATATGCCAAGAAAAAGGCCCAGGAACAAGCTGTTGCTTACTATGAGGCCAAGCAGCTCCTTGAAGCCCACTACTTGATCGCTGAAAAATTGGATACCGCTACTATTTCCCAGATTGTGGATGCCATGACTGGAGTGGAATCAGCCCTCGGTGAGTTCATTCCTCCTTTGAACAGCATTAAAGCTGGTCTGGATGCTGCTGAAGCTGAGCTGACCAATCTCATTTCCGGCAAGGCCGGCAACGATCCCAAGAAAACCAGTGCGATGCTTGGGAAAGCCATGGGTTTCTTCCAGGGTCTTTCGGAATTCTTGCGACAAGATCTCCCTGTTCTGCTCAAATCTCGGATGATGTCCAATGCCAAGAACAACCCGGATCAACCTGTTGGAGCCAACATGGCACCGGCTTTCCAGCAGGCCCTTGCCATCAACAAGCAGGGCGGGTTCCTGAAGCGGCTGTTCTCTAGCTCGGACATCCCCTATATCAACAATGCTCAGGCAGCCCAGGAACTCACTCAGCTCACCTGGAATCAGCTGGACAAGCTGACCAAGGTCGGCAAGATTCCGGCTGTTCTGCCACAAGCGCAGATTGATCAGATGGCTGCTCAAGCATCCGGAGAAGCACCAGCTTCCGGTCGGGCTGGTACTCCTGCATCAACTCAGGGGCAGACTCAAGCAGCCTCGGGAGGTGCTGCTACCGCTCCTGGTGGCGGTTTGGGCCAAAAGATCCACAACTCACTTGTTGCCAATCTAAAACCTTACATGGGAGACAATATTCCAGATGAGCTATTGACCAAGTTGATTCAGGGAATTACCACAGCTCTAAAAACCTAAGTAACAATTTCCACCAACCCCCCTGTTGTCATCATGGATAGGATGGTCTTTCCGGCGAAGTAAATACCGGTATAGGCGCTCAGAGTGGGCATGGTGTTAATCTCCCTTTGCACCTCCTTCAAAGCCTTCCAGAAGGCTCCCTGGAGGCTCCCATGGGGTGCTGGGGAACCTTTGACATCCTGAAGGTTTGCCTTTCCGAGATTCAGGAGGGTCTTTGCGCTTCGAAGGGCAACGTCGATCTTGACCTTGGCATTATCCCTTTTGGAAGCGGGCATGTTGGGAAGCCGAAGGGTAACAGCGGCCGAGATGAGCCCTTGGATTCTACGGTCAATCAGATCGGAGATATCCGATATCTCCGATTGATTTTGCCTTTTCTCCAGGAGCATTCGGAGGTGGTTAGAAACGGCCCTCCTTGTTTTGGCATTTTCGATAGTCAGCTCTTGGGAAGTGAGTCGAATTCTCTCAACGATGGGAAGTGAGTCGAACTCGGTAAATACCACCATCTGTCCCTTTAGGGTAGAAACCACATCAGCTCCACAGACCACGGCAATATCGTTCAAAACGTTCAGGGACTCCAGGTCGGAGGTAAGCCTGACGGGCATGATGTTAAATTTGCCGTAGTCTACGTTGGCTTTGATCGTAGCAACCACTTCCTCGGAAAACCCATGAGCTACCAGCAAAGTCGGAATCTTGGTCTGCATGGCTCCGTTCAGGATCTTGTCCAGTTCGCTTACCCGTTCCAGGATGCCATCAACCAGCATGACCTTGACGTTCTGAGCTTCCCAGCAGCCGTTTTTTGGCAGCATGAACTTGAATGGTTTCAGGACACTGAAGTAATATCCTGACTTTTGTTCCACCACGTAGTTGGGGAGTGTGCCATCTTCCACATGGATCTTGCCTTCAAGGCCCGAAACAGAGATGGCTTGCCAAACAGCTTCGGCCAAAATGGGATCCTCACAGATGCGTTCGATCTCTTGCTGCATCCACTCTTCCGTCACCGGCAAAGAAATTGAGGTAATCTGGCGGTTTAGGTCGGCAACGAGCTCCTCATACTCGGTCATCAGTTCAACTTCATTCCTGGAGATAAGCTCCGGATGTTTCACCAATTCTTGGATGAATTCGTTAGCAAACCGAACGGCAAGGTAGGAGCTCCCAGCAGATAGCAGTTCGCTTCTGTAGGCCGACTGGAACAAAAGCATGAACAGGGTCCGCTCTGCTCGGTTGGACGGCTCCAGGACCCGAGTAAGAAAGTGGTAGGTGTCTTTCCGAAGGGGATACCCCTGTTCACTCAGAGCAACCTTGATTCGTCCGAGCAAGGTCTTCATTTTCTCATTGGCTTGTTGCATTTCGGCCAAAAAGACGGATTTTTCACGGAAGGAACTGTAGGCCATGACTCATTGTATTCTTCAAACTCGTTAAAATGGCTCGGCGATTTCATACTTATTGGAAGCCGGTTGGCCTTAGGTCGTATCGGAAATCCTTAGGTGGGGGAGTCCATGTCTGACACTAAATCTGACAATAAACAGCTTCAGCTTATGGTTGAAAGCATTGCACAGAAAATCAACACTTCTCCTGTTTTGAATGGTGGGTTCGACAAGATGATGGTTATCGTTGAACACATCCAAGAAAAGCAGCAGGAAACAAGCGAAAAGGTTGATAAGATCCATGATGGACTCTATAATCCAGACGATGGCTTGTATGCCCGTGTGAAATTGGTTGAAACGGACATAAAGCAAATGGTCAAGTCTCATACTGCACACCTTGCAGCCGATGAGAAAAACATGAAGGAGTTCAACGACTCTCTGAAAAAGTTAAGTTCAACTGACGATGACTTGAGCAAGAAGGTGGAAACTACCTCCAAGCTCAAGAAGATCGCTGGGGATGACCTGGAAAAGCTGGAATCGGTCATCAAGGTCAAGTCCGCCTGGAGTGACTGGTTGGGCAAAGCTGTCTGGCTTATCGTTGGCGGGGCCTTTGCCGCTATCGGAAAAGCTATCTGGGAAGCCATTAGCCACAGATAATCTCCGATTTGCCGATACAATCCTGCCAAAACCAAAATAGACTACTTGATACGGTACAAAGTTCTCGTATCGCATATAGGAGTAAACTCAATGAGTGACGGAACGACAAGTGATTCAAAGGTATTGGCGCTGTGGACTGAGCTTTGTCAAAATGTAGCTGAGCTACAAAAGGATCTTGAGAAAAATGCTCTCAAACACAACGTTTCAGCCGGAGTTCGAGTCCGCAAGGGACTTCGTTCGCTTCGGAAGCAGGCCTTCCTGATTCTGAAGGAGACCTTGGTTTCTGACAAGGGAACGGTAGAGACTCGCAAGACCAAGAATGCCACCAAGTCCAAGAAGGCACCTAAGGCCGAAACCCCAGCAGGGTAATTTTGTTTCAGCTCATACTTATGGGTATGAAGCTGCATATCGCTGCTGACGCAATCTCAAAGGGATTGGACCCATCCGTCCCGCATCGCACACTTGGCTACGACGGCATGCTGGCTGTTCCTTTCACTCCGAAAGTACAACCTCAAGCACCTGCCGTCGTTGCCATTTCTGAGCCTGAAAAAACTCCGGAACCAGTCATTATTGCTGAAGAAAAAGCTTCTGATTCAGTTTCCGAATCTCAGGCGGTAGAGTCTTCTGTGGCTAAGGAAACAGAAGAGCCGGCAGCTGCGCCTCCTGTTGTTGAGACTCCGAAGACTGTCCCAACGAAGGCTGCTGGGAAGCAAGTGAAGGGTTCAAAGAACGTCTTGTAAGTTAGATGCAAAAAAGGCATTCACGTATAATCCAATGTTCTTGCAAGTGCCACAGCTTAGAAATAACATGCGATGAACAACAACAAGAAAACTTTTGTCCTCGACACCAACGTTCTTCTCTCTGACTCGAATGCCATGTTCTCCTTCAAGGAGCACGACGTGGTTCTGCCTATGATTGTCCTGGAGGAGTTGGACAGACACAAAGACCGTCAGGATGAAGTGGGTAGGCATGCCCGAGAGACCTCTCGGAAGCTAACGGAAATAACAAAAGATCACAAGGCATTTGATGAACCTATTCCGCTTGGAGAAGGTCAGGGGTCGCTTCGGATTCTGTCGTTCAACTCCCTTGGATTTTCAGACCTGAAGGAACTGATCCCATCGGAGTTGGAAGGCAAATCTGGAGACAACCAGATTCTTGCGGTCTGTATGGCTTTCAAGCGAAAGAACCCGGACGCAGAGATGGTCTTGGTGTCCAGGGACATCTTACTTCGACTCAAGGCTCATGCTTTGGGCATTCTAGCTGATGACTATAAAAAGCTACATGTGGCTGAGTCTATTTCTGGCTTGTACACAGGCGAGACTACTTTGGTTGGAGACTATGACCTAGAGAGGTTTTATCGAGAAGGAGTTTTAGAGCTTCCAGAAGAAGTTAAGAGTACCCTTTACGAGAATCAGTTCTTGCTTGTAAAGAGGGAGGGAGCTGAGTCTTCAGCCATCATGCGATACAAGGGTGGCAAGGTCAAAGGAATCACCGAGTTTGCACCTTCAAAGATCGAAGGAAGAAACAAGGAGCAGAAATTTGCCATCGACCTTCTGATGGATCCTTCTATCTCCCTGGCGACCATTGTTGGTTCTGCTGGTACCGGCAAGACTCTCTTGGCCATTGCAGCTGGCCTCCATCAGGTAATTGACCAGAAGCGGTACAAGAGCCTCATCGTGTGCCGTCCAATTCAGCCCTTGGGCAAAGACATTGGATTTCTTCCGGGACCTCAACCACTTTACTCCAAGGTATTAACGCCGACGGGGTGGACCACAATGGGAGCAATCCAGAAGGGTAATCAGGTGATTGCTCGGGATGGTAAGCCAACGTCTGTTCTGGAGGTCTTTCCGAAAGGGCAAAAGGAGGTTTTGAAGCTTATCTTTGAGGATGGAGCTGAAGTTGAGTGCTGCGAGGACCATCCGTGGAACACATACAAGCCACACGAAGAAATTCCCAAAACCCGGTCAACCAAGGAAATTGAAGTTGATCTCCTTACGGGAAAGGAACACCTGCACCATTTTGTGCAATACGTGAAACCAGTGGAGTATCAGACAGTTCACAAACTTCCAATTGATCCTTATGTCCTTGGCGCCATTCTTGGTGATGGATGTGTAACCCAGCGATATGCTACTGAATTGTCTTCTGCTGATAGTGAAATTGTAGAGAGGGTTCAGCGTTCCCTCCCGAGCGGAGCAACGTTACGCCACAAGTCGGGCTTAACTTGGTATTTCGGGATGTCAGACAACATTGGACGAAAGAAAAGGGTTCCCAATATTGTTCGAGCTGGAATAGAATCTCTCGGGCTTGCTGGGGCCAATTCGTACACAAAATTCATCCCAGTCGAGTACCTGACAGCCTCAATTCAAGACAGAGTTGCGCTTTTGCAAGGATTAATGGATACAGATGGCTATGTGTCAGCAGATGGTTCCGATGTTAGCTTGACAACCTGTTCTAAAGCCCTTGCAGATGGATTTAAGGAATTGGTATTCTCACTCGGAGGAGCTGCCAATACAAAATTCTCGGCACTAAAGAGGGCGTACACAATTTCTGTGTCTTTCTGGGAGGACCAGTTCCAGCCGTTCAACTTAACTCGCAAGCGTGAACGTTACCAGTTTCGTAAACTGGAACGCAGACGAAGAATTGTTGGAATTGAGAGGACTGGAAAAAAAGTTGAAATGCAGTGCATTCTCGTTGACAATCCGGAGCATCTTTACATTACCAACCATTTCGTGGTAACCCATAACACTATGGAGGAAAAGATGGAGCCATGGGTTGCCCCGATCAAGGACAACCTCCGGTTCCTGCTTTCGGCTGACGGAAAGAAGAGCAAGAGGGGCGAAGAGACTCTCCAGATGCTCTTCGAGAATGGCACCATCGAGGTTGAAGCCATGACCTACATCCGTGGTAGATCTATCGCCAATGCCTTCATGATCATTGATGAGGCGCAGAACCTCAATGCTCATGAGTTGAAGACCCTCATCACTCGTGTGGGTGAGGGAACCAAAATCGTCCTGACTGGGGACATTGAGCAGATTGACAATATGTATGTGGATTCAGTGTCTAACGGCCTGACCGTGGCAATTGAGAAGTTCAAAACCTATGACCTCTCTGGCCACGTCACCTTAACCAAAGGTGAACGAAGCAAGTTGGCCACTATTGCGGCTTCCATTCTCTAGTGTCGCTTTTCCAAAAAATCCAACTTGGCAACGCATATCTAATGGTATGTTGATTGCGTCCAAACCCGGCAAAACCACTCTGGCAAAAGACAAGATTGCTCTCGTTCGATGTGAATACTGCAACATCGAACGAGAGGTGCATTTCCTTTCAAACTGCAAAAAAGCAGAGCATCCGTGCAAGTCTTGTTCAACGACCAAACAGCTCACAGGCAAGACCTACAGCCCGTCACATCGGAAAGCCATCAGTAAAGCCATTCGCAAACAAGGGTGGAGATACCAAAGTGGCTATAAGCAAATTATTGTAGATGAGGAACATCCACGTACCAAACCCAGAAAAAACGGCAAATACATCATGGAACACATCTTGGTGATGGAGAAAGAATTGGGACGGTTCCTAGAGTCACATGAGATTGTTCATCATATTGATGAAGACAAACTCAACAATCATCCCAGCAATCTGTATTTGTGTTCTGGAACGACAATTACCGAGTCCAGGCAAATACACCAAGCTGTTCATGCTTCCGCTGAGAAGTTGGCCATTGACCTTTTGAAGAAAGGTTTGGTGGAGTTCAAAGAAGGTCAATACGTCCTGAGCAGCAAGTTGGCCACAATTGCTGCAAGCATCCTGTAGGCTAATGGGTCTATCTTGCTTCGTTCCACTCCGAAGCGAGTGGATACTTACAAGTTGTGAGTATCGACGACAAGTTTGCAAAAAACCGGTCAAAGTACCGTAAAGTCTACGGGTACGGAATGTCCAGAAGACCGGACATTCGGTCTTTTATTGACCCTCTCACCGATACCACTCGGTCTTTTGATTTTCAGAAGATTATCCGAGACCGAGATTTCTTTCTCGTCAACCAAAACCAAGAATCAGCCTCCTCATCTTCCAACCCTTCCATTGTGGAGTACCTGGAGGTAACAGTTGGCTCCTTCTCGTCGTCGCTTTACCAGGACATCACCTTTCCCACTCCATTCTCCGGTATTCCTTACCTTGGCTTTGAGACATCTCAGAGTCAGTTCACGGGTACGAATGGGGAGGAAACCCCTTCTGTTGCTTGGTGGGTGACCAACCTGGGAATCACAGGCTTTAGAGCCAACTTCTCGGCTCCGTTCACTGGGAAGATAACCTATCGCGGCGTTTATACGGCTGGGTCTTATCCTGTGTATGTGAACCGTGCTACGGATCTTTCTGGCACCTTCGCTTGGTGTGCTGCTGGACAGATAAGCGCTGGAGGAGCTTCTTCGGTTACGATGTCTTGGGCTACACTTCCCGATAATCCCAAGTTTCTCAACTACAATCCAATCGGAACTAGCTTGGATGTGACCTTGGACATCGGCCAAAACATCTCTGCGGTATCCTCTAGTTATGCTGTGAATGACCTATCAATTGCTTACGATGGGCTGATTCAGTTTATTGTCCTGAGTGACACCTCTGGTTCTTATTTCCAGGCCAATCCAGACACAGGCGTTCCTGGTCCGTAACCATTGCCTACTTACTCCTGAGGTACTCAACTGTGGCATTAGATTTTCGAGCTAGCCAAACCAGGACAAACAAGCTTATTGCTTCAGGTTCCACTGGAACAAATGCAAGTTTGCTTGTTTACCCCTTCTCTGTCGCATCTAATCTTTCTGGAGGATTGAATACCAGCTTATTCTCAACCAGCTCTATTGGAACAGATGTCTTTCTGTTCATTTCTGGCTCAAGCGGCAGTTTAGATTCTGGCTCGCATGGCATTGTTGGCTTCGGTGGAGACGCTCATGTTTCCGGAACTCTAAGAGTTCAGGGTTCCTTTGATGTCATTGGCCCCATTCACTATCTAAGTCGTGTTGATGCGACTTTCAAGCAATTTTTCTTCATCGAAGATGACAACCCTGTTGTCGGGAACCCTTTTGAAACATTCCTGTTCCGTGCTAACAATTTCTTCTTTGCTCCGACAGACACAGGCTATGGGATCATTCTTAGCTCTTCGACTGAAATTGATGGGGACTTGCTAGTATCTGTTGGCATTTCCGGATCCCATACTGCTTTAGCGGATGGGAATCCAGCATTTGTAGCTGGTCCCGGAATCACAATTGGCACAACGGCTAATGGTGCAGTAACGATATCAGGATCCTCATCCTCGCCTTCCTTATTTACGGTTAGCGGAACGAGAGCGTATACAACCTCTTCTGTTTCATTTGACTCTTCTGGAAGGTATCCCAATCAGCTTGGAAGTGACATCTTCTTCTTCGTAAGCGGTTCTCCTCAGACTAGCTCCAACCTTGACAATCTGTATGCTCTTTCCAAAGCAAGTCTCTTCGGAGGAGACCTTTACGTTTCTGGCACCTTAATTGCCAGCAGGTCTCTAATAGCTCAAAGTGGCGTCTTTCTTGGCAATGTCAATGACAACGGGACTGTTGGTACTTTTATTTCATTCTGGGACGGCATCGGAGGGAACTGGAGCAATGCACTTACCTTCTTTCCTGATGCAAGCACTCTCCAATTTGGAGACAAAGTAAACACAGTTGTCATTGCTGGAGATCCTGTATTTCTCTCAGGAACTCAAATTTTGATGACAGGGAGTCTTTCAGGCATTTCCTATTGTCCTTTTGAGTTCAACAAAGGAATTTCTGGATCTCTCACAAAGCTTACAGATGGAACGTCCTACCTTCGAGCTGGACCTGGGGTCGTAATTAACAGCAGCTCCAACGGTGCCGTAACGATCACTGGTTCTGCAGGAACCTATGGACGTTTGTTTATGGCATCATACAATACCACTAACAACACCTCAAGCAACCCGCAAGTTTGCGGTCAAAACATTTGGGTGCCATCCGAATTTTGCTTTACTCCAAGCTCTTCGGCGGTTTACTTGGCTGCAATTCTATCGACAACAGCCACAACTGCTTCTCTCCTCCTGTATAACGTAACCTCCGGAGCTTATGTGGAGATTGGTGGTCCTGGCAACATTGCCATAACAAGCACTTCGACCACACCAGAAAGGAAGATTTCTACTAACCTGACTGGCGCAGTCAACTTCGTGACTAGCAGTCAGCAAATTTACGAAATCCAGCTTTACGTAGCCCAAAACAGTGCTACTGCTATTTTGGGTTCAGCTGAGCTATTGACTACAGTGTAGGAATGAAATGACCATCATAACAAGTGCAAGTTTAACACCCGCTACAGGAGCAGAAGCCATGTACAACTTCAAGCAACTTCTCGTTGCTGCAGGTTGGGTGGTGGTGTCCTCCTCAAATGGAACAACTTTGCAAGCAGGCGATTTGATTACTAGCGGAGCCGTATTAGCTAATGCCAATGCGTACTTCGTGGTCAAACAACCACTTGGAGCTACTGGTTCCTATGGAGGAGTGAGAAGAGAATTAGGATTCCAACGAACCACAACAAATCTAGTGTGGAGAATTACCTACACCCATTCTAGCGCTTCGACCAATGGTGGTTCAGCTACTGTAATGCCCAATGATACAGGAAATGTCGAACGCCGATGGATTTTTGCAGATGGAGCGGCAGGACAAACCTTATTTGCCACGGATAACACCTATCGTTGGCATTGCGTTGCAGACAATGAGGCTCCATATGGTTTTTGGGCCGGAGCATATCCAATCGGAGGCGGGAATCCCACCACCATGATTCTCATGGATCCAATGATTTCTGGGTCTTTCCCCAACACCGACAACGATCCATACGTTTTCTATGCCGGCAGCTCCAATGTTTTAGTTCAAGATGCAGCAGGCAATAACAATGCCATGAATCAAGTTTCTACTGCATCATTGCCGCATACTCCTAAATGCTGGTTGGCAAAAGGAGTAACCGGAGAGTCATTTACTGGAATAGGTATACCTTCCTTAAGCTGGTATAATGCTGCCACGATAACAGCTACCAATACTCTCGGCACTAACCCCTCCAACGCCAAGGACGACGTTCTGCCGGTGTTTTGGGCGCGCCAAAGCGCAGCAGGTGGCACAACAGGGTTCAAGGGCTTCTCAAGCCTCCTAAGGGCCAAGAACGTAAGCCGTAGCACGGGGGACACTCTATCAACAACCAGCTCGGGCTCTAAAGACTGGATTTGCATGAGAGACTACGTTGTGCGTTGGGATGGAAGCACACCGGCAGTTTAAGAGAGGACCCCATGGCAGATTTTACTGGAAATCAATTATTTGATTTATCTCCTTACTTTAGCACAGCACAAGTGGCTGTGCAAGCCAATTTGGTGAACAGCATTAGCATTCAAACAACCACATCCCAACCAACCATCCGCTACAGGGGAAGATTGGGAGGAAACTACGTGTATTCCGACAACACTCCACCAGGTGGAGCTACTGATGTTGTCATTTTTTCTATTTCTCCATAATCGTGGAGGATAACCAAGAGGGAGGGAGGGAGGGAAGAGAAAAGTTAAACAGAGGATTGAAATATGGTACTCGTAGGTTCTCCATGAGCAACTCTTTGCAGGAAATCGTTAATTACTTCTGTGCCCTTGACATCCCTTTGCTTCCTTGTCATGGCATCCTAGATGGAAAGTGCACTTGCAGAAAGGGCGGCAACTGTCCTAGTCCTGGGAAACATCCCCTGATGGCTAAGTGGCAAATGATCGCTTCCACGGATCCGAAGAGGGTGATGTCCTGGCTTGGTGGAAAGAAGCCTGTTAATTTGGCTCTGAGTACTGGTAGAAAAAGTTCTGTCGTAGGAAAGTTCCTTGTGGTTGCTGATGGCGATCTTGTGTCTCATCCCTTCCTCCAGAGGCTTGCGAGGCACAGCACCACGGTTACTCAGCGGAGTGGAGGTGGTGGAGACCACGCCCTTTATTGGTCCAGTGTGCCTGTAAAGAATTCCTGTCAGTTGGTTGACGAGAAGATGGACATCCGAGGCTCTGGTGGTATTGTGGTGATTGCTCCCAGCACCCACAAAAGCGGGAAGAAGTACGAGTTTACTTGTGATCTGAAGACCACAACCATCCAGGATGTTCCTGATTTCCTGGGAAAGAAACTTCAGATTGCCGTGGCAGCAAAGACCAAGGCTAAGGAACAGAAAACTCCCGGGCCGGTTGCTGTTGTACCCAAAGAAACCTCAGAGCTGACGAAGCTCTGGCAATCCATGAGCGTTTCAATGATTCGGGACAAGATGGCCATGGGGATGTTGATCCCTTGTGGTGTCCGGAATGCGACAATGCACCGATTGCTCTCCTCTGACAGAGCCCGAGGGGTGGCAACCAAGGCGAAGCTGATGACTTTGGCTTTGAAGTACCTGGGTTGCTTTGAGGACCCAACCTCTTTCGAATTGGAACTGGAGGGAATTGTGAACTCGGTTTCGAGGTACCCTGCCTACAATAACTCCTTCGAGAAAGTCAACGAGTTATACCTCGGTTGGTTGGCCAAAAATGGCCATAAAGTCCACTATGAGCTGGATACCTTGGAAGCCTTCGACAAGAAATTCTTTGACACACTGAAAAAGACCTCCGAGCTGGAAATACCAATGACACTTCAAGAAGTTTCAGCCTGTCGAGAGGAATTTCTGAAGTCCCAGGGCTTGGTTCGATTTGCAACTTACAAGTCACAACTGTTGGCAAAGAAGCTTCTTTCTTTGGGCTTCTTGAAGAGAAGAACCAGAAAAGGAAACTTTTGGATGGTAAAGATTGGTGTGCAAACCACTTCCCCAGAGCCTATGATGAAAGTAAAACCTCCGACTCAACCATTGGAGACATTGAACATGACCGAAGAGCTAAAAGACGAAAGCAAGAAAAAGGGTTTGAAAGACGGCGACATCATCGACTACAATGGCCAAAAGGTACGGGTTGAACTCATCAAATCTAAGGTCCCGGTAAAGCAGCATTCTCGCGAGCACCTTTACATGGGCTCTACTGGTTACGATTACAACAAGTCCATGATGTCTCTGCTTAGTCGGCTCTCTGAAGAACAAATGGATCTGCTGGAACGCAACGAATTGGTGATGGACCGAGAGAAAACCTTGGCTTGGATGCGTTCAGTGAAGCCGGGAGATATTATTGGAGTGAAGTGCAATCGGTATAAAGTTCTCCCTTATGAGAAACGGCAAGAGCCTGGAGTTGAATTGCCAGTAATCTCGGTCAATCATGTTCATGGGAAACCCGGAGAGTTTCGTCCTTTCCCTGATGCTTGTGCCAGCGTCTTCCTGACGAGCGAGATTGACCATGCCCGAGAGCTTGGACTCTTGGACATTCTCTGGAGGAACAAGAAGCCATATGGAGAATCGGCTACCGAAGACATGACCATTGTTCTTCTTCATGATGTGGAGGAAATTTCGAAAACCAAAAAGGTAAAGAAAAAGTCATGAGTGGAGTAGGTCGAAGTTTGTTTACTGGAATGCCGGTGGAGTACGCCATTCCCAAGACAGCAAAAGTTGTCTTTGTCAACGATTATTTTGTTCGCGAGGTTGCAGGAGGAGCCGAACTGACTTCTGAAGCCATCATCAAGAAGAGCCCCCACAAGGTCTTCCGCTTGCACTCAGTCTCGGTTACCCGGAAGCTTCTGGACGCCAACAAGGACAAATACTGGATCTTCGGCAACTTTGCCGCCATGAACGAGACCATGATCCAGTACCTCCCTGAAAGTGGGGTTCGCTACTCTATCGTGGAGTACGACTTCAAGTTCTGTGCCTGGAGATCCACCAACCGACACCAGCAAGCAACAGGAGAGTCTTGCAATTGCGCCAAGGACAAGCACGGCCTGATGGTTGTCCGGCTTTTCCGAAAAGCCGAGAGGATCTTCTGGATGTCCTATGGGCAAAAAGGACACTGGCTCCGTCACGTTCCTGAACTGGTTGACCACCCTGGCCATATCGTCCTGTCTTCTGTCTTCGATGACGAAACCCTGGACCTTCTGGCTTCCTACCGTAATCAGGAGCCAAGGGAGCGGAAGGCTGTTTGGGCCACCCTCGGCTCGGGCTCCTGGATCAAGGGAGTGGACGAGACCCAGAAGTGGTGCAATCTGAAGAAGTTCAAGTCCGAGCCCATCCCGAACCTGCCGTACAAGGATTTCCTCCAGCGGCTCAGCCAGTACGAGGGGTTCATCTTCATGCCGCTCGACAAGGACACCTGTCCCCGAGTCACCTTGGAGGCCCGTCTGATGGGCCTGAAGGTGATGGTCAACGACAATGTGCTCCAGAAGAACGACGAGTGGTTTGCTTCCTCAGCAGAGGATTGCGAAGCCTATCTCCGCTCCAGGGGTGACTTCTTCTGGGCGCAACTCAGCATTTAGCCGAAGGTTCTAGCCCAGGTCCCCGTAGATTTCCTTGTGCTCCCGCCCGAACCACCTGACCAGACGGCCAGCGTAAACGTTGGCTTGGTCCTCAAGCTTCTGGTTGTCCATATCTCCAGGGCCAATCATCCCCAGCTCATATTGACGATGGTGGGTCAGTTCGTGGGCTAGAGTTCTCATGACATCTGCAATGGCCCGGTTCTTCACAGCACACACCACGGTCTTTTTGCCTGGGAGATAACCGCCCGCAGAAGGGTAATTGGGGTCATGTCCGAAAAGGAAAATGATCTTGGCATTGCTCTGGATTTGGAGCTGCTCAATCACATAGGCTGTGAACTCCTGTAGGAGTTTCAGATTTTCGGGTGTCTTGTCCATGTTGGTAAATAGGTCAACATCGGGCCAGAAGCATGTTATGCTAAACCCATGCCCGTCCACCTTCCTCTTTTCAAGGACCCAACAATACTTCCGACCGGGAAATACCACGTTTCCTTCTCGGAAGTCAGCACATGCAATGACTGCGGTCACAAGCACAAACTGAAGTACGTGGATGGGCATACCGAACCTGATACGGAGCATACTATCTACGGTCACGGAATGCACTCAGCTCTCCAGGATTGGCTGCTCAAGGGTAAAACTGCTGACTTTGACTGGGAAGAGCGGATTGATGATTGCTACAACGAAATCCTCAAGGACTTCGATAAGCTGCCTAACTTTAAGCCGGATCCTGGAGTTCTGATGGAGGAGTGGATGAATCCCATCGACCATATCCTTCGAAGGGTTCCCATTTGGATGAATGAGACTTTCCCAGGATGGGAAGTCGTTGCAGCCGAACTGCCGCTGTTTGAGCCGATTGAAGGCCTAACCAACAAGTGGTTCAAAGGGTTCGTTGACTGTGTGGTTAAGGTGCCCAAGCAGGCTCGGAAGGGCAGCAAGAAGCCTGCATCCGGTTATATCTACTGGATTCTTGATTGGAAAACCACCTCTTGGGGTTGGGACAAAAAGAAGAAGCAAGACAAATTCAAAAGAATGCAGCTAACCCTTTACAAGCACTATTTCAGTGTTAAAATGGGCATACCACTGGAGGACATCCGGTGTGGTTTTGTCCTCCTCAAGCGTACAGCCAAGAAAGAACGCTGTGAGCTTGTGGAGGTATCTGTAGGCGACAAGACGAGGAAAGATGCTCTGGACCTCGTTTCGTTGTCAGTAAACCTGATAGCCAAACGTTACTGGCTGAAGAACCGGAACTCATGCCGGTTCTGTGACTTCAGAGCAACCCCTCTCTGCCCGTAAGGAAAACAAGAAATGACGATCAAGATTCAGAACGGTTCCATCGTGTTCGACAACGGCTTCACCATCACCCTGCACCGGACCATTCGGCTGCCAGAGGATGGGAAGTCTCACTCCCTTCCTCCGTCTCGTGGGCACTTCGCCATGAAGCGGATCGAAGACTACAAGGATAAGGTGCCTGCTGCCTGGAAGGACCACGGTGGTGTCTTCATCCCCATGTTCGAGCGTGAAGCAATGTGGCTTGGCTTCTCCGGCCCAACCTCTGCCGTGAAGGTGGCAACCGGCAAGGTAAATGCTGTTTCCGGTGGCAAGTGGTCCCAGGAGCTTCAACCCCCAACCGGCGTGGATGGCAAAGATCCTGAGCAAGACTACATGGTCGCTCCTGATCCCCAGCCCTGGCTGGATGGGTTCAACATCGGTGGCGGACAGATTCGTCAGTTCGTGGCCATGCAGATGGGCAAGAGTTACACCGTGGAAGCCCAGGTCACCGGTAAGGAAGACGTGGGAGGCATCCAGGTTCTCGTGATTCCTCCGAAACCCTGGGCCATTAAGGTACCTCAATACACCTATCGAGGTGATCCGGAGATCTACGCTGCCAGTATAGCCGCATTTGAGCCTTACAACACTTCCGCCGAACCTTTTGGTGCTCCGATCGCAACCAGGTCGTCTTCTCGCTCCTTCAACAAGTCGACCGAGATGGGCCTGGCTCAGGGTGGCCGGATGGAGCAGAAGGTCTACGAGGATCCTCATGGGATCGAAGTGTGGGATCAAGCCAAGGCTGAACGTGTGTTCATCCACATTGTCAACGCTGAACTCTGGAAACAAATTACCGGAGAGAAGTGCCCCGAGAGCCCCATCGCTGCTTCGGAGTATAAGGGAGCCTACTTCACCTACGAGAACGGACATGATGCCGTCAAGGGTTCCGGTACTCTGGCCAACGTGAAGCCTGTTTCCCAGAAGGACAAGGACCATGGGTTCACCGGTCAGCAGGACGACTCTCCCCTAAACGAAAAGATCACCAACCACACGGTCAATCTCAAGGGTCCAACTCCCACTCCCAAAAACGTCATCACCAACGGAGAGTGGTAATCCGTAGCGTTTCGAAACTCCAAGTGATATAATAAGGGGAGCCAGAAGGCTCCCCTTATGCATTTGGAGAACACATGAAACGAGAAGAACTGGAAGTGATATTGAAAGGAGTCATCGCAACTCTTCGAGATGCCGCCGACAACTTGGATGACCTTCGGAAGCAAAAAAAGTCCGATGGGAAGCTGACAAAAGAGCTTTCAAAGACTCTTCGACCTGTTTTGACTGCCGTATTTCTTATCGAACGTTACCAAGGAGATCTTGCGGCAGAACTTCCAGAATTTCAACCGAAAGCAGCTGGGACTTCCACTCTCAAAACCGTAAAGGGAAAAATGAGAGCTGTGAAGGTGTGTTCAGAGTGCCGGCTTCCTCACCCCAACTTCCAAAGTTGTGATGAAGTTGTCGAGGAAGAGTAACCCATGCCTCCCGCAGTTACCATTTCTGCTTACACGACCACTCGCAATGCCCTGACTATGGACTACCCTTTCCTGGAGTCCATCAAGAGCATGCTTCAATTTGCTGACGAGGTAGTTGTTCTGGATTCTGGAGACCCCAACGAAGGCACCCTGGAGGCTCTACAAGCTCTCTCCAAGGAGGACCCTAGGGTTAGGGCCCTCCATACCGATCAGTTCGACTGGAAGGCCCCTAATCACGGTATCTTCGATGGGCAGACGAAGGCCCTGGCTAGGTCTCACTGCAAGGGGCAGTTTCTATGGCAGTTCGATACGGATGAGATTGTCCACGAGTTGGATGCTCCGAAGATTCGGCCTTTGATTGAGAAGCTGAATTACCTTCGGCAATGCTCCATTGTGGCCTTGCCTGTTATTGAATACTGGGGAAGCAAAGGGAAGGTTCGAGCTGATATCAACCCCTGGAAAGCTCGTCTTTCTCGAAACCTTCCAGACATCACTCACGGCATCCCTGTCCAGCTCAGGAGGAAATTTAACGGCCTGGACTATGCCTCGCCGGGAACAGATACCTGCGACTACATCTCCAAGAGTACAGGCCAAATTCTCCCTGTGATGGGCTTCATGCCCCCAGAGATTGACAGTCTTCGACACATAGTGATGAAAAATCCTTCCAAGTTGATTGCTACTTACGAAAAGTGGTTCAATCAAGCTGTCACAGAGCTCCCAGGAGTTCATCATTATTCCTGGTTTTCCGTGGAGCGAAAGATCAAGCAGTACCGTTCCTTCTGGACAACCTTTTGGAAAGCCATGTACGGTCCGGACAGTGCTAAGAACAAGGACCCTGACTGGAATCCATTCTTTGAAGTCCCTTGGGCCAAGGTAACCGATGAGATGATCCGTCAAAAGGCCGTGGACCTGGAGAATAAGACCGGAGGGCACATCTTTCACTTCAGATGGTCGGGAACGGCAACTCCTCACGTTACTATCCACAGGTCCCACCCTGCTCTCATCCAAGATTGGGTAAAAACGCATGGGTAAAAGTTTCAAATGGTTCATTACCACTCATCCACCAGGCAGTGAGTCGCCAAAGTACCTTCCAGAGAAAGCCCTGGCAAAGTAGAACTTTGCCAGGCAGCTTTGGAGAGCTGGCCTCAAAGCTATTTCGAAGTCCACTGGATTGAAAACTAGCTGCAAGCCTAGAAGAGCATAAAATGTGGTAGAACCCACTTCAGGTTCAGAAAGATATATTCATCCCGTTCATGGGAGACTATCTTTCTCTTTGAGCAAACAACTGAGAAAAGCAGGACTCAAAACATGTCAACAGAAGCAGCAACAGAGCAGCCCAGCCAGGACGAATCGATTACTGAACTCCCTACGATTACTGTGGTCATCCCTTGTTTCAACCATGGGAAGTTTCTCCAAGAGAGCGTGGAGAGCATTATCGGACAGACCTACCGAAACCTGGAGATCGTCATCGTGAATGATGGCTCAACGGATGAGACAGATGAGGTAGCCCAAAGAATGTGTCGCAAGGACTCCAGAGTTCGCTACATCAACCTTCCTTCCAATAAGGGGAAGTGGTTTTGCCTGAATGCTGCAATTGAGCAATGCAATGGCCTCGTCATTACCTGTCAGGATGCTGATGACATTGCATTGCCTCAGCGAATCGAGAGGCAATTTCAGGCCATGAGGGCCACAGAGAGCGTTCACAACCTGTGTGGCTTCTACCACTGCCACTCCGAGGAAGAGGTGCAGGCACGAAAGAATGAATACGTGGAAGGAGACCTCAAGGGTATTGAAGCTGATGTGGTCTCCCAGATGGTTCAGTACGGATTCCAGACCGAGGGCATTAACCATTTCTTTACGGCAGAGTTTGAAACAGCTGGAACTTCTGCGATGTTCCTCAAGGCTCTCTGGAACGTTGGTTTCCGGTTCAACCCTCCAGGAATGGGTCTCCGGATCACCAACTCGGAGGACTCTGACTTTAACCTAAGAGTGACACTTGCTCTCAGAAACACCACTGTTTTGGCTGAAAAACTCTACCTTTACAGAAGATGGACGGGAGTAAATGACGAATCTCAATAGGAGAAATGTCCCACAAGGAATGGAGAATAGCAAACAATGGATGTTGACCTTGAAGAATTGGTGAAGTCTTTTGAAGGCTATGGAATTGAGTCCTGGATGAAGACTTCGTATCTGGTCATGGCCAAACAGGTACAAGAACTCCGAGATGTTCTCAGAGGCAGAAACGTATCAAACAACAAGAACCTGGATCCCAAACCCCTCGATCCTGTTCCTGGAACCAAGTGGAGGCATTTCAAGGGCACCGTGTATACTGTTGTTCGTGTATCTCGTGACTGTGAAGATCCAACAAGGTTCCTGGTAACTTACGAGGATATTTCTGGAGAATCTTGGGTTCGAGAACATTCCAATTTCATGGGAATCCATGAGAATGGGGAAAAGAGGTTTGTTTGACTATGAGTAACACAAAGATCAGCCTTCTCACACCCACCAGGGGAAGACCCCACGCAATGCAGCGTCTCTGGGAGTCTGCTTGGAACACAGCCGACGACAAGGAAAATCTGGAAATTGTCTTCTACATGGACAAGGATGACATTCACTCCTTGGAGCAGTTCGAACGAATGGACTCTCCACAGCACCTTGGCATCTGCGGAGAAAGAATTGTCCTTTCCCAGATGTGGAATGAATGCCAGAAGATTGCCACAGGTGAAATCTACCTGCATTGCGGCGATGACATTATTTTCCGCTCCCAGGGGTGGGACACTCTGGTAAGGCAACACATCAATGCCCAGCCGGACAAAATCGTATTTGTTCACGGAATGGACGGCATCCAAAATGAAAAGCTGGGCACCCACGGTTTCCTTCACCGGAACTGGGTGAATACCGTTGGCTACTTCGTACCTCCGTACTTTTCCTGTGACTACAATGACACTTGGCTCACTGATGTAAGCACGATGATTGGTCGGAGAGTTTATGAGCCACGTATCTATACGGAGCACATGCACTGGGCCGTCGGAAAGCAGCCAAGAGATCAGACCTACTCTGATACTGTGGCTCGTGGCCATCGAGACAATGTGACCCAGATGTATAATGACATGTTCCCCAAGCGCCAGGAAGATGCTCGGAAACTCCAGGAGTTCATTCGAACCTACACCAAGATCGGATAGCCATGTCAATCACTGTTTGTGTGTATTTCCCAAAAGATCCTGCTACCCTGTTTAAATTTCTGGACAGCGTTGTTGGTTATGAAGCTTGGAGAGCCAAGACGGGTCAGAAGGTTGATCCAGTAGAGGTTTTGTTGTGGATGGATAACGATGACCACAAAAGCTCCTCGGAGTTCTATGCCCTGCGGCGGTACATCCGAAAAGGGATGAATATTCAGGTTTTTATCAACCCGTCTCTTGGGTCTTCGGATGCTGTGTTTCGAGAACTGGAGAGTAAAGCTTCTGGGGATGAAGTTTTCTCTAATACCGGGTATGAAAATCATTTTGGACTTTTGATGGGTGGGTCAACCGTCTTCGATGAGGAACAGCAGATTCGTGAGATGAAACAACATGGGTAAAACAAAGTTAAACGTGATTCAGCCAGGGCAGCAGCCTGTTGGGGCTCCTGTGAAGGAGAACCTGAGTTACGAGCAGCAGACGCAAGCGTACTCTACCTGGGGAGGAAAACTCCTTCAACATGCTGACGTGTTGCATTCCATCCAAGCTGACAAAACCTTCAAGCCAATCACCATCCAGCTTGCTCCCACAGAAGCTTGCGATTCCAACTGCCCATTCTGCTCGGTATCCTGGAGGTCGGTGGACAAGAAGATCCCTTTTGCTCTGATCGAGAAGGGTCTTCGAGAGTTCCGAGAGCTGGGAGCCAAGTCCGTGGAGATCACAGGAGGTGGCAACCCTCTGCTCTACAAGGATGGGGACAAAAATGTCAATCACATCATTGAGTTGGCACACTCTTTGGGCTACGAGATTGGGGTTATCACCAACTCCGAGAAGCTTTCCAGGCATATCAAGCCAGAGAATGCTGCAAAGCTCTCTTGGATTCGAATCTCTCTCATCAAGCTGGACGAAGGTAAGAACCCTGAGGATTACGACTTCACAGGATTTTCCGTCTCCAAGATGGGATTCAGCTACATCATCTACGAAGGCACCACTGTGGAGTCCATCCAGAAGATCGCAAAACTGGTGGAACTGAATCCTTCGATCAAGTTCGTTCGAATCGCCTCGGACTGCCTTACCGAGAACTCCATTACCATCAAGAAAGATTGGGGCGATATCGTGAAGACAGTGGACACTCACTCCAGGTTCTTCATCAAGGAGATTGGAGAGACCTTCCATCCCTACCAAGGTGGTTGTTGGGTCGGAATGGTGAGGCCCTACTGGGTGTGGAACGGTGTGTACATGTGCACCTCCCATGTTCTGAAACATCGGAACTATCACGACACTTGGAAGCTATGCGACTCGGACAAGATCAAAGAAGCCTGGGATGCTATGAATGCCAAATTCAAGACGGGAGGCAATCCCTATGACATTGACATCCAAGGCCAGTGCTGGCACTGTTATTATTTTCGAAATAATGAACTTCTGTCTTATGTAGTAGAAGATTTGCCAGATAAGAACTTTGCATGAAACTCATTGAAGCTGTTGACTCTGTTGGTATTTACGTCATCGAGAACTTGGTGAACGGCCACTTCTACCTTGGCCAAGCTAACAGACTGAAGCGTCGGTTCAAGGAGCATTCTTCGCTTCTTCGCCGGAGCAAACACGAGAATGCCCATTTGCACCGAGCGTACGACAAGTACGGCTCAGATGCCTTTGTGATGTTTATGATGCGGACCTGTTTGGAGGCAGACCTAGATCGAATTGAGCAGGAGTGGGTTGATTTATTCTGGGATGGCTGCAAAGCCTGTTACAACATGAAGGCGGTCGCCAACAAACCACCAAATCGCAAGGGCGCAAAGCTGACTGAGGAGCAACGAAGGAAGTGGTCTCAGATAAAGCTTGGCAAGAAGTTTTCCGAGGAGCACAAACGGAAAATTAGGGAAGCACACAAAGGTCGGACATACATGGCCAAAACCTTTGATGTGAAGCTTTATCTCCTACCGGAGAAGTTTTCGGACCTATCACCAACCTTAATGCCTTTTCCAAGATGCACGGACTTTTACCTCAAGGGTTGGGAGCTTTGATTCGAGGCAAAATTTCTCAAACAAAGGGCTGGCGATTGTTACCATGACCATGACTTGGACGCCAACGCATTGGAAACATACTCAAGAAACCTGGGAAACGTCAAAGCATCTCTACCAGCAACTGCGTAAAGCTGGATTGAAGGTCACGTCTCCGGAGAGTAGGCTAACCGAAGAATTGGCACAGAGCATCTCAGAAGACATTGACGCTGAAATCCTGAGAGACTTGGAGTCAATAAAGCGTCATGACATGCTCAGTTTACTTCCTTTCATACGGCCAGAACCATTCGAACCTGTCTGGTGCTCTGACCGTTCACTCTGGCTCGTCGTACAACCAGCACCACTTGTTGCTCACGTCAGCCTATTATCAATCATCCTGCAACCAGCCAGGAACCTGCTCAGTGGGGTATCGGCACTACCATCACTCCGGTTCGATCTATGCCAGTGTGGAGTCTGTAGCCCTGGAGCAACGGCTTCGAAAGGCTGGCCTGAAAATGGTAGACCAGCGTTTCAAGGGTTCATTCCCCCTAGTTTTTTCTTTCGCCAACCTAGGAACCCTCTCAGGAGCGATTCTCTACACAACATGAGCCGACAGTACAAGATCCACAAGGATCCTTACTTCCCTACAACCTCACAGCTCCAAATGAAGGGACGTACCTTCTTGGATGCTGGATACATCCACGCACCTTACGTGCCATTGCAAGTTTCTCCCACCATTTTTGAGGTAGACCCACAGGTTGCACTTCAGAAGCAACTACGGAAAGCTGGCCTGAAGACTGTCTCAAAGGAGTCCAGTTCCCGAAAAGGGATCATGAGCCGATATGGGGGCAAGATGGCCAAATCGGAGTTTTTTGGTCAAGTTAGTGTGCTAGAGGGCAAGCCATGACGGGACCAGTTGACCCAAGCGTCTATACAGCAGAGTATTACCAATCTTCCAACTATGCCGACTACCTGGAGAGAGCCGACCGCTACAAGAAAACAGCCTATGAGCTGGCTGGCCTTTTTCGAACTATTAGTCTGGTTGATCGTGATAGCTTGATCATTGACTTCGGGTGCGCTGTTGGTTTCCTGATTGAAGGTCTCCGAGAGGCTGGTCTGAAGAATACAATCGGCGTGGAAATCTCTGACTGGGCCAGAGAAATAGCCCAAAAGAATGGCCTTCTTGTTCACAAGTCGATTGATGATATAGTTTTCAGCCGGCCTGACCTCTTGATTGCTCTGGATGTTTTCGAGCACATGACGGACCAAGAGATTGCCAAGGTATTAACCAAGACGAATCCCAGGGCTTTGTTGGTTCGAATTCCGTCTTCAACGGATGGCGGGAAGACCTTCACTCTGGAAGTATCTCGTCAAGACCCCACTCACATCAACTGCAAAACCAAGGAACAGTGGATCGAGTTCTTCAAGGAATTCGAATACAAAACGTTTCTTCGGCTCAATCTTTTTACCGTGTACGACACCCCAGGAGTGAGTTGCCTTTTGATCCTCTAAACCTCCCCTGTGTTCATACTCATGAAGTGGATATGTGTAATTGGGTAAGCTTGGCTCATACTTGGCTATATGAAGTTTGAAGCTCCAAAAGGGAAACGGTTGTGTGGTCTATACTGCATACGGAATGTTCTTGATGGCAAGTGCTACTATGGCCAGTCTGACAACCTTCGTAGGCGCTTTCGAGATCACTGTGAACACCTAACCAAAGGCACTCATGACAATCCACGTCTTCAGCATGCTTTCAACAAACACGGTTCAGATGCCTTTGAAATGAGCATTGTGACACTCCTGCCTGCCATTGAACTAGATGCTGCTGAACAGAAACTCTTGGATGAACATGCTGGAAAAGAGTACTGTTACAACATCATGTGCAGTGTTGAGCAAACTTTTCGAGGACAAAAGCACTCACCTGAAGCTATGGCCAAAATGAGCAGGACATGGTTTGGCAAAGGGGACCAGCATGTCAACTTTGGGAAGCACCTGTCGGAGAATGTACGGCAGAAAATCAGCGAAGCCCATAAGGGGAAAGTGCTATCTGAAGCTACCAAGAAGAAACTGAGTGAGTTGAACTCTGGTGAAAAGCATCCCAATTTTGGGAAAAAAGGTTCAAATCATCCTGCTTATGGTCACAAGTGGTCTGTTGAGACTCGTTACAAGATGGCCGCTGTCATCCAACAACATGAAAAAGCTGTTGTACAATTGGATCGAGTAACAGGTATTCTGGTTGCAGAATTTGACAGCTTGAAAGAAGCACAAGCTGCCGTGGGAATTGCGTATCAATCAATTTCTAGGTGTTGCAATGGGGGCCGTCCTAGTGCGGGTGGTTTCAAGTGGAAGTGGAAAGAAGGCTAAAATGCGTGTAGGATACTGTGGGCTCGGAAAATTGGGGCTACCATGTGCCCTGGCTTCTGAAGCGGCTGGACACGAGGTTGTGGGTTATGACCCAAACCCTGCTGTTGCTGAGTACATCAGGACAAAGCAAATACCCTACCGAGAGGAAGGGACACCTGAGCTATTGCAGAACACCAAGATTCGGGTGGTTTCCGTTCAGGAGATGGTGGACTTTGCGGACCTGATCTTTGTGGCCGTTCAGACGCCACACAACCCACGATACGAGGGCGTGACTCGAATCCCAGAAGATCGTGTGGATTTTGATTACACTTACCTGATTGAAGCTTGCAAGCAGCTCAATGAAGCCATTGAGAAGAACGGCAAGGACAAGCCCGTGGTGGTCATTTCCACGGTGCTCCCAGGAACCATGGATTCCAAGGTGATTCCTCACTTGGGCAAGCACTTTAAGCTTTGCTACAACCCTTTTTTCATCGCCATGGGCACCACAAGGTACGACTTCACTCACCCGGAGTTCGTTCTTTTTGGAATGAGTGACGAGAAGACGGCTGATCTCGCTGAAGCCTTCTACAAGACCATCCACAACGCTCCGTTCTATCGATGCTCCATCAAGAGTGCTGAACTTGTGAAGGTTGCTTATAACTGCTACTCGGAAGACACAGAAGTTTTGACTTCGGGTGGGTGGAAGCTGTTTCCGAATGTTACCGAGAAGGACGAAATACTCAGTCTGAACCCAGACACCCTCGTGCCCGAATGGGTAAAGCCAGACAAAATCGTTGGCCGTTACCACCAGGGACCTATGATTCGATTCCAAAGTCGAAAGGATGATGTGTTTGTCACTCCAGGGCACAATATGTTTATCGGCACACTCAGCTCTAAGTCAGCCAATGGCAAGAGCTACTCCTACAAGTGGAAGCTGGAGAAAGCAAATGAAGTTATCAAGAGGAAATCATTTGCTTTTCTCAGGCACACAAACTGGGACCTAAAGTCCCCAGAAACCGTTAACCTGGGGTTTGGAGAAGTTCCGATAGAGCTTATGACTGAGTTCATGGCTTGGTATTTGGCAGAAGGATGCACAACCAAGGTTTCTGAGAACTCCTACCAAATTATCATTTCTCAGAACCGTTCCAAAAATTTGGAAAAGTACAATTCCATCGTTCAGAACGTCGCCGCGCTGCAAGCTGCTCTTGGAAGCAGCAATGGAATCTGCCAGCAAGAGTCAGGTGTCAGTTTCTACCATGCCGAACTCGGGGAATACCTGTGCCAGTTTGGCAAGTCATTTGATAAGTACGTGCCATCATGGCTCAAGGAGCTTGGTCGTCCGGAGATCAGGCTGTTCTTGGATGTTTACAACCAAGCTGATGGCAGTAAGCAAGCAAGAACTAGATTCAATGGCGAACCCACCGGGGAGTTTGATCGTTATTACGCCACCTCGTCAGAGCAGATGGCAGCGGACATTGGCGAGCTGATTATCAAGGCAGGCCACTTCCCCTCATATCGGGTCTACGAGAGTGAGCTTTCAAACAAGCCTTGCAACCTTATCTACGAGCTCACAGGCAGAACATCCCTATTTCAGCGTTCATCCAAGGTTGGATTGAAGTATGAGGAAGTGCTAGAATACGAGGGCATGATCTATTGTGCCGTCCTGCCTAAGAATCATGTGTTTTTGACGCGAAGAAATGGCAAATGCTCATGGCAGGGCAACACCTTCATCTCCACCAAGATTGCCTTTGTCAACAACCTCATGGAAATCTGTCACCACACCGGAGCAGATGTGGATGAGGTGACTTCGGCTCTGAAACTGGGGAAGGAACGTCTCATCTCTACGAAGTACCTGAATGCAGGCATGGGAGACGGTGGGGGATGCACCCTTGAAAACTGTAATGTTTTCACGGAGTTAGGAGTGAGACAGACCAAAGATATCCAGAAGGGTGACATGGTGTTGTCTTCGGATGGGCAGTTTCACAAGGTGCTTGAAACGTATAGGCGACCTTATCACTCACAACTTGTGAATGTGCATGTAAAAGGTTTGCCTGCCATGAAGTTTACCTTGGACCACACGTTCTTGGTGGCCGAACTGGAAGATAAAACTAAGGTGACAACAGTAAAAGAAGTCAAGGGCTGGGAACTGGAACCGAACAGGCATCACATTCTTTTCCCATTTGAGGCACACAACCAAGACTTTGCAATGCCCAAGCATGCCACAGAGGATTACTTGAAGGTAGCTGGTTACTATCTTGCAGAAGGTTCTATCGCTAATGAGCCTCGTGTTGCTTTCAGTTTCCATTCCAATGAAACTGAATTGCATACCGATCTCACTAAATCATTGAAGCGTTTGTATCCTAGCAAGCGCGTTTCAGCAAAGAAGCACAACAAGCGAAATGGCTTGGATATTCGGATTAGTTCTGCTGACCTGAAACGCAAGCTCTTGAACGACTTTGGGAGAGGTTCTTCAAAGAAGACAATCCCGCCATGGCTGCTTTTTGCCAAACCAGAAGTGTTGACTCCATTGGTACAAAGCATGTGGGCAGGGGATGGATGCAACATGAAGAATGGCAAGGGTTTGAGCTACACAACCACTTCTGAGGTCTTGGCTTCTAACCTTTACTTCATTCTCAGGAAGTTTGGCATTGTGCCAACAATTACTGTTGAAAAGGAAAACAGCAATGATGGGTGCAATCGAAAACCTCAATGGAAGGTCAGAGTTGAAAATGACCAATATGTTCAAAAGCTTTGCACCTTGCTTGGTGAACAAAACCATAAACCAGCGATTGCACAGTTTATCCAGCGAGAAATCCCGGTAATTGATGGTGTATCTTACCACCAAGTTGTCAAGGTAGAACTGGAAGACTACAAGGGTACTGTGTACAACCTTAATGTTGAAGGAACTCACAACTATCTGACTACATCAGGTATATCAAACAACTGCCACCCTCGGGACAACATCGCCCTCTCTTGGCTCTCCAGGAAGCTGGGGATGACTTTTGACTTCCATGAGGCCATCATGATGGCTCGGGAGAAGCAGACGGACTTCCTGGCTAACTTGGTTGAGAAGAGTCGTCGGGTAGCCATCTATTCCGCAGATGACTTCGGTGTCAAGGAATACAAGACCCTCCCGGTGGTCATTCTCGGAAAGGCGTTCAAGGAGCAGACCAACCTTGAGGTTGGCTCTCCTGCGATCCTCCTGAAGAACATCCTGGCCGAGAGGGGCATCGAGGCTGAGATGTATGATCCTTGGGTGGATAATGCTGAGGATAAGACGGTGAATCCGTATGCTAACGGTCCTGCCAAGTGCTTCTTTATTGGCACACACCATGCAGTATTCCGGGACTACAAGTTCCCTGCCGGGTCTGTGGTGATTGACCCCTGGAGAATGATCCCTGAGCAGCCTGGGGTATTCGTGTTCGGTGTTGGCAAGGGCCGTTCCCCCGCTCTCGCTTTCGGTGGCTTTTCTGAGGCTCCTGCGAAGCCATAAGCCACTCTGAATACTTACTTCCATGAGACTACAACGTTACTGGAAGTGGTTGCTCAAAGAGTCCCCCGACCTGAACCTCTCCTACTACGGCCTAGAAGGTCTTACTTCGGGCCAGCCTGTTACCCTTTATCACGGCACCACGGCTTCTTTCAAGGCTTTTGACATTGGGAAAAGCCGAGATGAACTGGTCAATGCCTACTACGGGAAAGGGCTCTTTTTCACTCCTTCCAAACGAGTGGCCTGGAAGTATGCCAACGCCAACAGAAACATGGGTCTTCCCCCTGAAGTCATTCAAGACCTGAAGAGTGTGAACAAGTCAGCCGGAGAGTTCCTGGAGGCCATCTACAAGGAAGGCCCAGATGCCTGGGAGACTTTTGCACGGACTCATGGGTTTTGGAATGACAACCCCCCACCAGGGGAAGGAACCTTTGATTCTCAAGGGTTCCAGCAATTCCTGAAGGTGGATCCGAACACCATTTCAGATATTGCCGACTTCATCCCAGGTTCCAAAAAGGGCGAACGAGGAGATAACGGCCTGGATGACTTCACGAATATCTTCGGGGGCAACACCGGCTCCCCGTCGTGGATGTATGACCTACTGGATGATGTTGGTCTCGATTCTTCCAAGTACCGTCCCAAGGTCTATACCGTCTCTGTCACCGCTTTCAGGGTTCTGGTCACCAAGGACAAGGAAGAAGCAAGGCAAGCCTCTTCCAACGTCTACGATGCCGTTGTCTTCTACGGTGAGGACTTGGTGGAGGGAATTCCAGAAGTTGCCGTCTTCAGCAACGATCAAGTCAAAATTTTGGACGTGGAAGTGCAATAGGCATTCCGTTCGCTAGACTTAGCGAATGACTCTTTCCATGGAATGTGCTCGGCACAAGTTCGAGGGTACCATGCCTTATTGTGCTGGTCCCCACTACTTTTTCACAAATGTCACAGATTTCGAGAAGCACTTCCTGGAAGCACCGCTGCATTCCATGCTGGGAGTTTGGCACGAACGTCTTCCACAGGAAATTGAGATTGAAGGAGCCCGGCTCATCGAGGCTCTAGCATATGACGACCACTCCTTTCACTTGTTTGTCCTAAAAGAAGCAGCCCGGCTGAAGCTTGCCTTCCCCAAGGTGACAGCCAAGTACATTCCAGGGGTGACCTTTGGGTTCATATGCACAGCGGATGAGCCATACATTTCAATCTTCCGGGAGACGATCAAACACTACCAGAAGTGGCTACCTGAGAACATGGAAATCAGTGTGGTCCTTTTTGGGGATGCAGATCTCCCCCCAGGAATTCGAGTCCACAAGGAGCCGCTGGAGAAGTTCCACATGGCTTACGCCCGGAACCTCTGTCTCCAAAATGCCACCTATGACCACATGTTCGTCCTGGACGTGGACGTGAGACTGTCCTACACCGAGTTCAACAACATAATCGGGAAGTTCCAGCAATTCCCTAACGGCGGCGTCCTAAACCTGAAGAATGACTATCGACTGGGCAATGGGCTCTACTTCGGTGACCGGCATGTGATGGCCAAGAATGGTTATGACGAGCGGTTTAAGCAATTCTGGGGTGAGGATACCGAACACCTGATGAACTACTCCCGCATAGGGATTGTTCCTGTGGTGGTATTTGAACCCTTTGAGCGGGTAAACCACACTCGCAATAAAACACTTGCCTCCAATCTTCAGACACTCAATTTCAACCTAATTTCCAACATTCTCAACAGCGGGTCCAGAGAAGCATGTCCACCACTCATCCAAACTGCGATCTAGGCACTGTAGCGGTCTATCGAATCCTCTATGGCGAGGATTTCATCCAGGAGTCAATCCGATCCATCCTCCCTTATGTGGACAAGGTGTTTGTCGTGAAGGCCGAGAAGCCATGGGGCAATACCCGAGGAGTGACCTACAAAGGGCAGTGGGTCTCCTGGCCGGAGGAGTTCGACAAGACCCGAGAGAAGATTCGGGAATTGAACGAATCCAAGGTCGAAATCATTGATGACTACTGGCCAACTCCAAAAGGCCAACTCACCCACATTGTCAACGACCTGATCCTAAAGAGGTGCAAGCCGTATACCGTGGTATTCATTGAACCTGATCATGTGTTCAGTGCGGAGGAAGCTGAGAAAGCTTTCACTTCCTGGCATCTTTACTCTGGCACCCAGGCTACAACCCGGCAGGTTGAGCTATGGAAGACCCCCGAGTTCTACGTGCCCGAGAGGCCCAACAGAACGTCTGTGGTGTTTCACCGTATCTTAGGGTCTCCCATGGGCGAAACAGGCTTCAATGGGGCTTCTGAGGGCATCCACAGGCTTCCTGCCAAGGTCCACAATCTCGGGTTCTGTCTGTCTCCGCAGAACATGTACTGGAAACACCTGACAGCCTTGGCTTTTTCTAGGATTGTTGGTGATAGTCCGCCCAACGAGGACTGGTATGAAAACAAGTGGTTGGGCTGGGATGAGAAGGGCAATAACGTGAACCTGGAGATTTCGTTGGGTTACGAATGGACTATTCCATTGGCTCTTCGCTATAACACGGAATACTTGCCCGAGTCTATTAGAATCAAATATGGGATTTAGAATTTGCCGGAAGAGTGCTTTAGACCTGCCATGTGCCTGTCACCACTAAGTTCGCTTTTGAGAGTTTCAAGTTCATTTTTGCTTAGCGGTTCGCCTTCTTCCAATTTGCTCAAAATGACATCCATCATGCCTTCATGGCCACTTTCTCTATCGGAAGAAAAATAATCATCCCAGTTGGGTGGTTCGTACGCGCCTTCACGTAGACCTTTGTAGACGGCTTCTTTGATTAATTGACGTAGTTGAGCAGTTGTGATTTTCATGATGGTAACTATGGGCCACCTATTAGAGTCTCTCTGGTTAATTGCAGTAGACTGAGCGTATTGCCTAAAACAGGCAATACAAATTTAAACGATGCTCAACAATCAATGAGCAAAAGGTAAGAAATGCCACTCATCAAGCAAACTGAACCGGTAACCGCCCCGCTTGAGAAGAAGAAGATTCTGTTCCTGTCTGATCACCCACTTGCCCCTTCAGGAGTGGGCGTACAAGCAAGGATGCTCATTGAGGGCCTCATTGCCACAGGAAAGTTCAAGTTTCTGTGCCTTGGTGGAGCGATCAAGCATCCGGACTACTCTACTGTCCAGGTAAATCCTGACTTCATCATCAAGCCTGTGGATGGCTTTGGAACCCGTGATCAAGTCCGGAACATCCTGATGACTGAGCGTCCGGATGCCATCATCATTTTCACCGATCCAAGGCAGTTCGTCTGGCTCTGGGAGGTTGAGGATGAGATTCACCAGCTTTGTCCGATTGCATACTGGCACGTCTGGGACAATGATCCCTATCCCATGTTCAATCGGGTTTGGTATGAATCTACGGAGCTGATCAACTGTTTGTCCTACAAGACATACGAGATGGTCAAGCCACACTTCCCAGAGAAGACCAACTACATTCCCCACTCCTTCCCGAAGCAGATGTACTTCGCTGGTCCGGAGAACGAGATTGCCCAGCTACGGAAGGCCAACTTTGGTCCCCGGGCTGATTGGTTCATGGCTCTGTGGGTTAACCGAAATGCGACCCGCAAGCTTCCTTCTGATGTCATGGAGGCATGGAAGCTCTTCCTGGACAAGCTGGAAAAGAAAGAGGGACACCGGAAGGCATGTCTTGTGATGCACACAGATCCTGGAGATCCTGAAGGTCCAAACCTACTCATGGTTCAGGAGCTCTTGGGGCTACAGAACAACGTTCTGTTCTCTGTTCAAAAGCTTGATTTCGGGCACATGAACGTCCTGCACAACGTAACGGATTGTTGCATCAACATTGCCAAGAATGAGGGATTTGGGCTTTCTACCCTCATCTCCCTTCAGTGTGGCAAGCCTGTGGTGGCTCTGAAGACAGGTGGTCTGACCCGTCAGGTGGTTGACTACCGAGATGGAACGGAGCTGGGAGCTGCTATTGAGCCTGTGACCAGGAAGCTGGTTGGAAGCCAGATGGTTCCGTACATCTACGAGGATTTTGCGTCGCAGGAAGATGTGGCCAATGGTCTGATGAAAATCTACAAGATGACGGCCGAGGAAAAGGCTGCCATGAAGGCCAAGACTACGGAGTATGTGGCTCACGAATTCAGTTTCGAGAAAATGATTGAGGAGTGGTCCAGGACTCTCTCGGAGACCATCCAGAAGTGGGAAGCAGAAAAGGCAACTCGGAAGCGATGGAGCATTACACCGCTGAACGTTCAAGCTCAACCACAGAGGATGGCAGCTCAGGTGGAAAAGTCAAAACCTTCTATCAATCTGCCCGCTGATCATCCGTTTAAGAAAATCCACCCCACAATCCTGGCTAAACTGGGAGTGAAGGGCAAGGGGAAGTAATCATGGGAAAGACTGTTCTTTTGAGGGCTCCTGTTTTGACCTGCTCCGGGTATGGCGTTCATGCTCGACAGGTGGCCAAGTGGCTGTTTTCCAAGGAAGAAGAGCTGGACCTTGACATCGCCGTGGAAGCTCTCCATTGGGGACACACCGGGTGGTTAACGGATGTGGAAGCCGAGGATGGCCTTGTGGGTCGCATCCTCCAGGCAACAGAGAATACCAAGCCCTTCTATGATGTTACGATCCAGCTTCAACTGCCGAACGAGTGGAATCCCATGTTGGGGTCCTTCAACGTCGGAATGACGGCTGGTGTGGAGACAGACAAGTGCAACCCTAAGTGGGTTGAAGCTGTCAACAACATGAACTTGGTTATTGTTCCATCTGAGTTCACCAAGCAGTCGTTCTTGAACTCCGGTCCTGTAAACACAGAGATTGTGGTGATTCCCGAGTCTTTCATTGACGAGGTGAAAAATCCTTCGGAGCACAGCATCGACCTGAGCCAGATTCCAACGGACTTCAACTTCCTGGTTTTTGGCCAGATCACTGGGAACAATCCCGAGAACGACCGGAAGAACCTGCCTTACACTTTGAAGTGGATGGCAGAGGCATTTGCCAATCGTCCAGACGTTGGTGTGATCATCAAAACTAACATGATCAGGAACACCAAGATTGATCGGCTAGCCACCCAAAATACCCTGTTGCAAATCCTTGCTGGAGTGCAACGTGGCCCTGGGCCAAAGTTCTACCTTCTGCACGGTCCCATGACCAACTCGGAGGTGGTGGGCCTCTACAGCCATCCCAAGGTCAAGGCGCTTGTCTCCCTGACGCACGGCGAGGGTTATGGTCTGCCTATCCTGGAGGCAGCAGCCACAGGGCTTCCTGTGTTTGCTACAGGCTGGTCCGGGCACATGGATTTTATGAAGCACGGAAGGTTCTCGAAAGTGGAGCACAAGCTAGCTCCTGTTCATGAAACCAGGGTGGATGGACAAATCTTTGTTCCCGGGGCTCAGTGGGCCTATCCTACAGAAGCCGATGCCAAGAGAAGATTCTTGAAGTTCGTAGAAAGCCACGCAGTTCCCAAGGAGTGGGCCATGGATCTTCGGCAAAAGCTTTTAATCCTTTACAGCTTCGAGACGATTAGTGCCCAATATGATAATCTACTATTGTCACATCTTGGAGGCTAGTTAATGATTGCCTTTCTGATTCTCTTGTGTCTGCTGCTGGCAGGACTCTTAGTGGTTTCTGTATTTTACCTCTGGAGGTTTGCCAGCATCATTTTGATCTTGGAGAATGACTTCTCTGAGACAACGGAGGTTTTGCAGGATGCAGAAAAGTCAATCGAAGATTGTTTGGCGCTTCCGATGTTCTTTGATTCGCCCCAGGTGCAACAGGCAACCATGAATGCTCTGGAGGGGGTTAAAGCTGCCAAGCTGGCGGTTGCGAAGATGGTGGCGAAGTTCACCCAACGGTCCAAAGAAAAGTACATTGAAGTTCGTGAGGTTGCCGGGGAAGAAGCTTAATGACCACAGCGTCGCCACCACAAAAGAAAAAAATATCACGGAGGAAGCCGGGCGAGAAAAGTTTTCGAAACTACTTCGATGATGAGACCCAGGAAGCCATTGTTCGTTACCAGGAGTCAGTGACGACTTTACCTGATAACACGGTGGTTCACAACTACGAGGCTCGGAACAATATTTACGTTATGGACATTCTGCCAGCGTTCGCAACGCTGGTGGAGAATTTGATTAACGTCTACGGCTACCACGTTCTCTATGAGTCCCGGGATGACCTGAAGAATGAGTGCCTAGAGTTCCTCTATGGCACCATTGACAAGTGGAAAAAAGATCGAGGCACTAAGGCTTTCTCCTACTTTAATGTAGTTGCAAAGCACTGGCTTACGGTTCGTTCAAAGCAAAATGTGAAAGTGGTTCAGAACTATGTCTCTCTTGATAATCGAGAGGCATTGTCCAAGCATGATCTTCACTTGATTGAGGAGCAGAACGTCCTGCCTTCGGCTGAAGACCTTCTCATCAACGATAACATTTCCAAGAATTTGCCACAGTTGGTAGAGACCCTCAAGGAAAAAGCAAAGACGGACAATGAGCGGTCCTGTTTGGATGCCATCGAAATTCTGGTGAAAAACATCGACGACATCGACCTGCTTAGTAAAAGAGCTGTCATGCTCTACATTCGTGAAATAACTGGATTGTCGAGCAAACAACTTTCCATTGTCCTCTCTTCTCTCAAGAAGCAATACCGGACAGTCAAGGAAGAGATGACGAAGTAACAAAATGAGCAACGATCTTTTCGACAAGGATGCTGTGAACGCACTTCCAGAAACCGAATTCAAGCCAATTCCGACAAAGGAGCTTGACCGGCAAGCCAAAGAGCAAATGAAGGCATTCGGGGACCTTCTGAATTCCCTTGATAAGAGCCTGGATAAGAAGAAGCAACTCTGGAAGCAGATTTACGAGAATGCTGTCATTGATCGTAAGAACGCTTACCTCGTGTTTGCTGACCTCTACGTCCAGGTTCATGGCAGGGCAGCTGAGCATGCCATTCATGGGCAAACCCTTGCCAAGTATATGGAGCGCATGGAGAAGGCAACAAACCAACTTTTGAAGTTAGCCGAGCTGGTGGCCGCAGCTGAAGAGAAGTCTCCGAAAATTGAGGAAGACAACTTCTCTGAAGACGACATCTATAATCAAATCAACAAAAACAAGAACAAGCATTAACGACACGAGCACGCACTTCCTCAATTTTAGAGCATCCTCTATGTAATTCAGAGAAGAGTGCCTCATGAGCAATCGTGGATTCAATGCTGGTCGAGTACTGACAGGCGGAGTCAGTCCGAATGACAATACACAACAACGCCGGGACCAACTTCTTGGAGGACAAGCCCCGACCCTCCAAAGAGCCGTGGTGGTGGATGTGATCTATGACCCAACTTCACTCACGAATGAGCAGATGGATGTTCTTGAGGATGCTGTTGCCAACCCGGAGTTGGTAGAGGGCATGCCGTACAACTCCATCATTGCCAGAGTAATCACCAACTCCCAAGACCTCGGACATCCTAGCCTCCACATTTTTTACCCGATGTTTCCAAGCCACTTCCAACTTCCTGTGAAGCCAGGTGAGCAAGTCCTCATCATATACGAGGATTACTATAGAACGGGGAATTCTTCTGGTTATTGGCTGACAAGACCAATGGCGGCAAGGCAGGTTGAGGATGTGAACTACACCCATGGGGACCGGGTATTTGATCCTTACAACCATCCGAGGAACATGACCTCGAATATCCTGAGCAATCTCACAGCTTCCGCTCCCACCTTCCCCAACGGAGCCGGAACGCCAGAATCTTTTTCTCTTCGACCTTCAGGATCCACCAACCCCTACGACGACATCGTAACCAATGCCAGCGCCTCCGCTTTGTTCTCCTGGGAAACTGTGCCAAGGGTCAAGAAGCGTCCAGGTGACTTCCTCCTGCAAGGTTCCAACAATGCCTTGATTCGCTTGGGAGCTGACCGAACAGGACCAGTGGTTCCTGTTACTGGTTCGACCGGGCAGGACATTCTTGAGAAGGCTGGGACAATAGATCTTGTTGCTGGAGTGGGCTCCATTCGAAAGTTGCCTGCGGATGAGAACACGGATCCAACCGCTGACAACTTTAATCCGACATCTCCTAGGGTGATCCAGAACGTCAGAAATAAGAAGGAAGTCTACAAGACCCCTTACAAGAGCCAGAAGGTGGATAATCCAAGGGAAGGTGACCCAGACTTCATGAGAGATCTTTCTAGACTCTATATCGCCATGAAGACCAAGGGAGACAAGAATTTTAAGATCACTTTTGGCGGGGACAATGGCATTTATCCCTCTTCAGGAGATCACCTCCTGGAAGAGATTGCTGATCTTCCAGAAGATGAGCAGAACGGGCAGCCTTTCATTGTTTTGAAATCCGAGCAGCTTCGCCTGATTGCCACCAAAAAGGACGATGACAACGGCCCTTCAGAACATGGACAGATTCGACTCATCAAAGAAGGTACAGTGAATGACAAAGATCTTTCCTTGTTCGTCATGACCAAAGAGGGACGCATCGTTATGGTGGGCAAAGATATCCAAATGCAGACGCACGAGGACGGGAAGGTGCTCCTGCGGTGCAATACCGCTTCTTCGAATGATGCCGACCCTATCGTCCTATTCTCAAAATTCAAGGAATGCATGGAGGAAGTGTTCACTAAAATGCAGGATTTACGAGACAAGGTAGCCTCGGAAATTGGAAACTTGGGATCCCAAGGCATTTCAGCTCCAAATGCTGCAGGCCCATTTTCGCCCATTCCAGGGTTGATTGGGTTGAAGGTTCAGACAAGTGTTGCCAAAGCAAACATTCAAGGCCAATCTGTCGATTTTAAGAGTAAAATCGATCCATGTAAATCCAAGTGGGTATTCGTGAACAAGGAAAATCAGAGTTAACATGCCAGATAGCAACGGAAAGCTCATAGAGAACGATATGCTGGACGCACTAAAACCAGCCGAATTGGCCATTGCCAATTTCGAACCTCCCTCGGCACCGCCGGATCCTGGACCAAATCCTAAAACACTTCCCCCAGAACCAAATAGGGAGAAGATAAAGGAAGAAGTGGCTCAACAAGCGGCAGAGGAAAGGACTAAAGCCCTATTTGGCTTCCTCGAAAAGTTCATCGTTCAGGTTGCTAGCGATGAAATCGACAGAAGAAGTATCCAGGGAAGCCTGGATGCTCTTCGATCAGAGATTGCCGATCTTCGGGCCATTCTTTCTAGGAACAATTTGTCCTAATCAGAGTTAGCAAAGTACGACTCCAAGAGGGTACTGCTTTGTGACAAGTCAAACATGGGAATTGTTCGCTGTTGATGCCCCAAAGCCCTTCGCACAAAGAAATTCCTTCAAGTGGCTGAATGTTGTTTTGTGAACAATGAGTCCAAGCCACTCATCTTCTACATACAGCCTGCGAAGAGCGTCTTCCTCTTTTGCCCAAGAGTTGATTGGTTTCATACTTAGTAAGCAGACAGGCCAAAATGCTGAGCTTCAAAAACGTTGGTATCCGTCAGTTCCAGACCCAAAACGTCCTGACCACTCCCGCCAGCATCACCCCAATCGGAATTAAAACTCCAGCCCAACTGGGTGATGCCGGAGAAGGCATCCTGGCTATGTACACCAATATCCAGGATGTGATCCACGATAACCTTCGTAATCTCTTGCTTACCAACCACGGAGAAAGACTAGTTCATTACGACCTGGGCGCTAACCTTCGACCCCTTGTAGCTGAGTTCTCTTCCAAAGAGGACTTTGATGCTGAAGCTATGATCCGAATCAACACCGCTGTAGCAAAATGGATGCCGTTCATCTCCTTGGTAGGATTCGACTCTAGGCCAGAGTTTATTGACAATCGGTACACAGGCAGGATTGTCATCCTAATGATTTACAGCGTGCCACAACTGGGGATTATTGAAAAAGCTCTAGAATTGCTCTTGTTCGTTATTTAAAGACAACGCCAATGCCCGTAGACAGCCGTAATCAACTCCTCAAGACCGTCAAGCAGCGAAAGTATCTAAACAAAGATTTCGATGGCTTCCGGGCCGATCTGTACGAACATGCTCGGGTTCATTTCCCCGACCGAATCAAGGATTTTTCAGAAACAGGGCTAGGAGGTCTTTTCCTGGATCTTGCTTCCTACGTGGGAGACGTACAGTCTTTCTACATGGATCACCAGTTTCACGAACTAAACCCAGAGACGGCTGTGGAACCAAGGAACATTCAGGCTCACATCCGTTCGGCTGGAGTGGAGATCGTCGGAGCTTCTCCTTCGGTTGTGAATGTCACCTTCTCGGTGGAAGTACCAGCAGACACCTCTGTAAGCCCTCCTGTACCTTCCAAGACGGCTATGCCGATTCTCTATACTGGGACCAGAGTGCAGGCGCGTAACGGCATTCAGTTCGAACTAACAGAAGACATTGACTTTGCTGACGTGGACAGCACCGGAGCTCTCTTGGCCAATGTTCGTATCTCTCAGCGAGATGCCAACAATCAAGTAACCCACTTTGTCCTGGAGCGAACAGAGATTGGAATTTCCGGTTTCAGGGCCACGGAGTCTTTCACGGTTGGCACGTTCGAAGCCTTCAAGAAGTTCACTCTCGGCCAAGAAAATGTAACTCAGGTAGTTTCGGTCAGGGATTCCCAAGGCAATACCTACTACGAGGTAGGCTATCTGGCTCAGGATACCATCTACCAAGCCTTGACCAATCAGAACGAAGACGGAGACTTGGTGAAGGAAAACCTTCAAATCATCCCTTGTCCATACCGCTTCCTTCGGGAGATGTCCATTGATACTCGTTTGACTACTCTCACCTTCGGAGGAGGAAATGCGGAAAGTTTGGACAATGATATTGTCCCAGATCCTTCCGAATTTTCTCTTCCCTTGTATGGCAAAAAGACCTTCTCTCGATTCACCTTGAACCCGACAAGTCTTCTTCGGACAACCACTCTTGGGGTGATTGGCACCAACACTGCAATTACAGTTGAATATAGGTATGGCGGAGGACTCTCTCACAATATTGGAGCAGGATCCATCTCAAATATCATCAGCCTTGCAATTGGCTTCCCACGGTCTCCAACCCCAGACGTTTCCGCCAGGGTACGGCAGAGTCTTAGTGCAAGAAATGATCAACCTGCTTCGGGAGGAGAGGATGCTCCTAACCTGGATGATCTCAAGCTCAGAGTGGGTGGAGCAAGGGCTGCACAGGCACGTATCGTCACTAAGCCAGACCTCCTGGCTCGTGTATACACCATGCCAGCTAACTTCGGTCGTGTCTTCAGGGCTTCTATTCGGTCCAATCCGAGCAATCCCCTTTCTTCACTCCTGTACATCATTTCCAGAAACACGAGCGGACAGCTGATTGTCTCTCCGGATTCACTAAAGAAGAACCTTGCTCGGTACCTTAACACCTATCGGATGATTTCGGATGCCATCGACGTGCTTGATGCCCAGGTGATCAACCTTCAGGTGGAGTTTGTCCTGGTGGTGGATCCAAACTACAACCGGGCTCTTGTCCTCAACAACGTTCTGGCACGTTTGAAGCAGTATTTCAATATAAAGTTCTTCGAGATTGACCAACCAATCGTGTTGGACGACATCCGGAACATCATTTACAACAACACTGGAGTCCTGTCTCTTCAAAGCCTAAACATCCGAAATGTTATCGGAACCATTGGAACCAGGACCTACAGCGAAGTCCAATTTGATGTGGGAGCAAACACCAACCGTGGTCTGGTCATTGGCCCTCCAGGCTCCATCTTCGAAGTCCGCTTCAAAGACAATGACCTTATAGGCAGCGTTCTCTAGCGACACTTTCTTAACCAACAAACTCTGTGAATGGATAATTACCGCTATGTGGATCTACTGCATCACCAACCAAACAACCGGCAAGAAGTACGTTGGCAAAACAAAAAGGCCGGTGTCTACCCGTTGGGCTGTTCATTGCTACGATGCCTTCAAACGTAGATTGGATACCCATTTTGCTAGGGCTATTCGAAAACACGGAAAAGAAGACTTTCACGCTGAAATACTTGAAAGTTGCCCGGAACCAACAAGCTGTGAGCGGGAAAAGTGGTGGATTGATACTTTGGATACCTACCACAATGGGTACAACAGTACCAAAGGCGGAGATGGAGGGGTGGGTACCAAGTGGTCTGACGAAGCTCGGGAACGACAATCCCAATCGAGAATGGGTATGAAATTCTCGGCAGAACACAAGGCCAATCTGAGTAAGACCCACAAAGGAAAAGCGTCCTGGAACAAGGGAGTAGTTGGGTCTGCTAATCCACTCACTGGGCGTAAAAGGCCAAAAGATGTGTGCGTTCGGATTAGCGAAGGGAAATTTAAGAAGGTTCAACAGCTTACGCTGAATGGTGAGTTGTTGGCCACATTCGCTTCACTTCAAGAAGCAGCTAGAACACTAGGCATCAGCAGGCCAAATATTTCAAAGTGCTGTGTGGGACTTCGACAAAAAGCCGGTGGCTTTAGGTGGCGTTATGTATAGACTTCTTACGATAGCTAAGGATACATATGTCCAAAACAAGATCATTGCTGGTTCGGGCTCCACCACGTCCAATGTCGGCCAAGCCGGTACCCTGGACCTCTTCAAGATTTGGTCCCAGACCAGTTCAGGCTCAATTCCCGCCATTGAGCTATCCAGACTTCTGGTCCAGGCAGACCTCTCAGCCATCCAGGCTCTCACCGGTTCACAGGTTTCCATCTCCGACCCTTCCTTCAAGTGCTACCTCCGCCTGAAAGATGTCTATGGCGGCCAAACCACCCCCTCCAATTTCACTCTCGTCCTTAACCCACTGTCCAAGTCCTGGGATGAGGGCCGAGGAAGCGACGTAAGGGCCTTTAGAGACCTCGATGCTGCCAACTGGGTCACTGCCTCGGTCACCAACGGAACGCCCTCTCCTTGGGCTGTTACGGGGGCTGGCGGGGCTGGTTCTGACTACCTCACCAGCTACGAGGTGAAGCAGACCTTCCTCCGTGGAGATGAAGACCTTTTGATGGATGTGACCTCCATCGTATCTGCAACTCTGGTTGGGTTGTTGCCTGACTACGGGTGGAGGTTGTCTTACAGTGCCTCCTTGGAAGAAGACACCAACAGCTACTTCGTCAAGCGGTTTGGCACTCGGCATACCACCAACAATCTATTGCATCCGAAGCTCATTTTCCAGTTTTCTGACTCTGTTCAGGACAATGGGAATCAGTTGGTATTCGGTCAGGCTAACACTGTCCGAACCTACAAAACCGTAAATGGACAGTACACCAACTTTGTTTCAGGAGCAAGTCAAGTTACAGGATCGAACTGCTTGATGTTGGTTTTAGCAGCTTCCAAGAGCATCACCATCACCACGTCCTCGTACTTCCAGAACTTCTCTGCTTCCATCACTTACAGGACAGGAAGCTACTCTTACTTCTCAGCTTCCTTTACCGGCTCCCAATCCTCCCTTCTTGGTTATCTTCCACTTTTGGGATATTACCAAGCCTCTGTCACTCTAGACCCGGGTTCAGATGCAGCTCTTGCCAGCTACCTCGGAACTGACAAGAAAGCTACATTCCAGTCTTACTGGAAGAGTTTGGATGGTACGGTCATGTACAGTTCCGGAGCTTTCTTGGAGTTTTCTTTGCCTCAAAGCCAGGAAAACGTGGTGACTGAGAGGAACTTTGTGGTTAATGTCACAAATTTGAAGACCGACTACGGTTCCACGGATGTAGCAAGGCTTCGGGTGTTCGTCCAGGACAGGAGTACAGAGCTTCCAGCCTTCCATGTGCCAAGGCCCGTGAAGTCTTTCATTTGCCAGCAGATGGTCTGGAGATTGGTCAACGCTTTCTCCCGAGAGGTGGTTATCCCATTCCACTCTACGGCAACAAAGGTATCTTCTGATGGAGTTGGCATGTACTTTGATATGTACATGGCAGACCTTGATACTCAAGTGGTTTATGAACTGGAATTCAAGATCACTGAAAATGGGCAGGACTACCTCATTACAGGCGAAGGCTTCCGGTTCAAGGTGATTCCATAATGCCAAATCCAAGAACTCTAAGGCAGAACAGACCAGTCTTGTTTTCCCCTGCGGTGATCCGACAGATGGTTGAGAATGACATGGGCTCTAACACCTTTCACAAGGTGGATTACGAAACTCTGTCCTCTACAGCTCTTGACCACTCTAGTTCATTCCGTTATAACTTGGCTGGAGACGGTATCAAGAGTACCCAGCAGCTCAACGTAGATTGGCACAACTTCGAAAATCACACCTTCTTCAACTCAGCTCACGTGAAGACCAATGTGGCCTTCCGTAAAATGTACGATCAGTTCCCTTTCGACGGAACTCAGGCCGAGTTCGAAGTTTTCCTTGACAGCCTTACAGGCTTCGAGAAGTACGTCTACGACCAGTTCCCGAAGTGCACAACCTACCTGTTTCTGAGTGGCACCAAGCCATCTGAAACTGGCCTGAGCGGTACCTACGTTACCGTCAAGGATGTAGCCGGAGTCACTTACCCTGGGATCTCCAGGAACTTGACTGGACAGTCCATCCTGAATCCTGGGTCCAATGATATGACCATCGAGTTTCAGCTCTACCTTCCGGCTCAAGCCAACTCCAGCTCTTTCGTGATCAACAAGCTGGCCACTTCGACCGTTAGCGGAACTCATGGTTTTGGTGTCTCTTTGGCTGCTACAGGTTCCACAACCCTTGGTAGAGTGGGGGTTAGTTTCCTTTCAGGAGCTTACGGCGTTGTCACAGATGTGATCATTCCGAAAGGTCAGTGGAATCACATTGCTTTTGTGTGGGACAGAAGGCCAAATGTCAACAAGGCCTTCGGCTACGTCAACGGTGTTTTTTCCAACAGCTCTAGCTCTGGGGTTGAAATCGGCTTGATGAACATGGACTCGGCCGATCTCATTATTGGATCCGGTTCGGCCATTCCATCTTTTACCGGCTCGAACACTCTTTCCGGAGCCATTGATGAGCTTCGAATCTGGCATGTCAACCGTTCGCAACAAAATCGGGACGAATACATGCAAAAGAATGTGTTTGCTCAACAGGACCTGAAGCTATACATGCGATTCAACGAGGCTTCTGGCAGCCAGAGCCCTTTGGTGATCGATCACTCGGGGAATTCCCTCCATGGCACACTATCCTCCTGGGCCTTTGATCGTGGTATTCGAAATGTGGCTACCGGTTCAGTTGCCGGAGCTTCTCCTATGCTCTATGAGAAACTGGCCAACAACCCGGTCCTTTTCCCTCTGCACCCCGACCTGGAGGAGCTAAATTCTTCCCTCCTTGAGCAAGCCGAAGAGTTTGACCGCGTAAATCCAAACAGAATTGATCGACTTATCCCAAAACATTACCTCCTGCAAGGACAAGATCAGGATGGCCTGACCACAGAGGAAGGAACCATCATTGATGCCCTGGCTGCGGGAGGAAGTACTCCCGACACAGCCAAGTTGGGCGACACTCAGGTCATCCTGATGCTCTTGTACACCTGGGCGAAGTTCTTTGACGAGATGAAGTTGTACATCCAGGCTTTCGGGGATCTGTTGCACCTGGACTACGACTCGACAGACACTATTCCGGATGCTTTTCTCCAGCTATTTGCGGATAAGTTCGGCATCACGCTTCCTCCGTTGTTCACCGGGTCTTCGATTGCCCAGTTCATCAACGCTGAAAACATCGACAACCAAATCAGCACCAACGACTATTCGTTGCAGTACATCCAGAACCAAATTTGGAGAAGGGTTCTCCTGAATCTCCAGGATGTGCTCCAGTCTAAGGGCACAATTCACTCGGTTAAGACCTTCATCCGTTCTATTGGCATCGAACCGGACAACAACCTTAGGATTCGAGAGTTTGGTGGGCCTAGCTTTAGGTACCTTTCCAATGCAAGGGAGAATAGAAGTGAAGCAAGCACACTCATCGATTTTTCTGGTAGTGCTCATATTCAGTCTTCTTACCTCTCAGGATCTCGCCTGGAGACAGAAAGTGGCTTCCCGCAGCCTGTTGGCACCTTTGTGAATGGCATTTCAAATCAGCCTCGGGATGGTTTGTTCACCTCTGGTTCCTGGACCTTTGAAGGTGTATACCGCTTTCCGACCACTTCTTCTTTGTCTAGCGTAACCCAAAGTCTTGCCAGGATGCAAACAACAGGAAGTGCAATCAGTGGAAGTTTTGTTGTAGCCAACCTTTTAGCAACGCAGAATAGTGGCCTTACTTTTGCCGTATCTCCCAATATTGGAACTCCGTCAATCTTGACTATGAGTCTTGCAGTCGACGTTTTTGATGGATCCGTATGGCACATTTCATTTGGCCGCCAAAGAGCTGATGAAATTGCTTCTACTGCCTCCTCTTCCTACTTTCTTCGGGCAGCCAAGCAGAGTTCCGGGGAACTCACCACTATGCAAGTCACCTCATCATTTTTTGATGAGATCGGTACAAGCAGCGTTAACAACATAGCCTGGAGCAATAAAAGCGCTCCAGGGAATGCCTCGGGTTCTTTTATTGCTATAGGGCTAGAAACTATCCTAACTGGAATTGTTCACCTCAACACGGGCAGTCTTGACTCTTTTTATCGTTCAACAGCCTTTGATGGAAGAGCTGGTCATTTTCGTTTTTGGTCGAAGGCGCTGACGCAGGCTGAATGGACTGAGCACGTTAGAAACTTCAAGTCCTTGGGCGTTGAGAACCCTTTGGTTAACTTCAACTTTGTAGTCAACCAGACGGGCTCCTTTGGCCGTCTTCGTATGGATGTTAGCTCGGATCAGGTTGAGTTGGCCTCCAGCAACACTGGCTTCCTTCAACTCACTGACTTCTCCCAAAACAACCTTCATTGGTCAGGGTCCTTCCCGGCTACTAGCTCCGTGATCGTACCTCAACTCTTCCAGTACAGTCTGTTGTCTCCGAAATTTGATGTGGGTGCCACCACGGACAAAGTACGTGTTCGGTCATTTCAGAATCACGACAACATTTTGAGCAGTTCCTATGCCCAGGTGGCCCCAATTTACTCCCTGGATTCTTCAGAGATTCCACAAGATAACACTCGGTTCACGATCGACTTCTCGATTGTGGATGCTTTGGATCAGGACATCATCAATATCTTCGCTACCTTGGATATCCTGGACAATGTAATCGGCAACCCAGAGTTGATCTTCTCTCCAGATTATCCGGACTTGGATAGCTTGCGGAACATCTACTTCAACCGGCTTGTAGACCGAGTAAACCTGAAGAGTTTTTTCGAGTTCTACAAGTGGTTTGACACAAATATTGGGCAATTCATTGCTCAGTTGCTTCCAAGGAAGACTAAGTTCCTCGGAACCAACTTCGTGATTGAGAGCCACATGCTTGAACGGCCCAAGCTGGAATACCAGTTTGTCGATATGTACCTTGGAGACAGCACGAGGCATGCCCTGAAGGACACCATCCTGTTCCAGCAGTTCGCGACTTCACTGGCAAGGTTTTGATACAAAACGTCCTCTCTGATTTGCGCTGGTTTCATGCGGTCCAATTGTGAACTTGGCAGTTTTGCTAGAGAACAAAAGTTGGGTTCTGGTATTTATGGTTTGGCCAGAGGCAACTATGCTTCTTACCATGGCTGGACAAGAGGTTAATTGTGCCATTTACTCCCTTCGATGATCAACGCTACCCTGTTCGGGCTCCACGGCCCACTCGTAACGGCTACGATACCTCCGCATGGGATCAGTACCGCCAAGGAGTAGAAATCATCAATGACCGCTTCCGATTCCTGGGGACTCAGCCCAAGATGTGGTCAGGGAATACAGATGGGTCGGTCTCCATTGTAACCTATGGACAAATGCAGGGTGCAATTCAGGAAAATCCTTTGGGGCTAGAAAGTAAGTTCCTGGACCTCCCTAAGTTTAACCCAGTAGCTTACATTTCTCAAGGGGCAGCTTACCCCATTCCCATTCAGTTCAACGAAGGTCCGCTTCAACAGAATGAAGCTGTCATTGAGCCCCTTGCCATCCCCTTCCGAAAACACAGCAATGAAGGGCCTTTTTACGCCCACGCAGCACGTGGCGAACTTGAGGACGGCAACAACTTCGACTCTTACATTTACCGATCTTCCAACCAAATCGAGCAATTCATTGAGCTTGCTCCTCCGAAGGATCCCAAATTCTTCTTGGACGAAGGCGGAGATTATTTCGGTAACGTAAGGAGAGACTCTTATGTAGCTGACATCGAGAGAAGATTTGCTCCTTTTGACGACTCCTTGACCTACGCTATTGACAAAAAACTCCAAAACACTAACTCCACCATTGCGGAGTTGGCTGCTAAGGGAGCCCAGACAAGTGACAGCTTTTTGCCTTATGGCAAAAAATCTGCTGCTGCTGGGTGGAGTTACTACGGCTTGAATGCCGGACAATACGGAACAGATTCGATAGCATTTGGCGGATGGGCAAGAGGTTAGCCAAGCCTACCCTCCATCTCATACTTACACTCATGAAATTCAACGACGAATGAAGCCATCAAGGTTGGTCAATTTCAGAGGGGACATGTACCTTGGTCAAAGGGGATGACAGGAGAAGCAAGTCACTGGTTTGGTCGAACTCATTCGAACGACACAAAAAACCTTATTCGTCAACAACAAATGGGGCATCAACATTCTCCGGAAACCAAGCAGAAGATAAGTTCTTCTCTTCAGGGGAAACATAACTCCCCTGCTACTGAATTTGGAGCAGTAGACCGGAAAGGTGAAGTCCATCCGATGCTTGGACGGCATCACTCTCCTGAAACCAAAGCCAAACTTCGAAAAGCTCATCTTGGGAATACGTATAGAAGGAAAGTGTACGAGGGCTTCGTGCTAGTATCACCAACAGGAGAAAAGTTCACCAGAATAGACAATCTGGTTGGGTTTGCTGCCATTCATCATTTGGAGCCTAGCAATCTTCGTTCGGTGCTTCACGGCAAACGACTATACCACAAGGGGTGGCACCTAGAAGGCACCGAATAATGTCAAGAACGCTCAAAAACACAAGAATCAAGGGACTCCCACCAAAGGTTCAACTCCAGATGAGGGATGCCGTTACCGGCTCCTTTCCCGCTCACTCACGTCTGGCATCGGACAATAGGACGGGACACTTCCCAGTCCAATACGATGATACCAAAACTGTGTATTTCAAGTCTTACCTTTCTGGGACTAGTCCAGAAAAACACGGCGTTGCGATGCCAGCCGGGTTGCATACAAGCAACCTTGCTCTTTACCGCACGGATATAACTGGTACCACATCCAAGAATCCTGAATACAACACTGATATCGTAGTGCAAGGGATTGTCAGGAAAGGAATTGGAGACAAACTCGTTACCTTTACCCCAGGACAAGACTTTCAGCCATTCAGAGATGATTGGAACCCGGCTGTGGATGCCAAATCTGCTATCTCTGGAGCCACCCCAAATTCCTTCTATGCAACTGGAAGTAAGCTCTCCGATGTTGGTGCAGGATTTGATCAGCCGCTGTGGAGCAAAACCAAGATTGAGATCGACCTGACTCCTTCAACAGTTCACTCTTTTTCTTTCCAACAGGGCGTTTCCGGGACCACAGGAATGAACTACCCTATGGCCTACTGGAATTTCCAAACGAAGAAATTCGAGGGCATAGGTCCAGGAACCGTATTTCACACATATGCTAGTGGCAGTACGGATGCAGCTAGGCTTGCTCGACTTAAGGCTCTTCTGGAAGACCAATGCATTGCTTTTGGAGAGAGCATGTGGGAAGGCGGGCTGAATCCACGATATGATCAGAGTCGTGGGCAAGTTATCAGCAACTTCGGGTTTCCATACCACCCAAAATTTCATGCAACAAGCTCGAACAGTATTGCTGTATCCGACCTTGTTGATACCCCATTCCTTGTGGAGAAGGTGGTTCTGGAGTTTAGCGGAGCCTTCGGAGTGAATCCTTTGACTTACAGCTCTGCGCAATACTCCTATACAGTCGCTGTTTCTGGTTTCTTTGTACTGAACCAAAGAAAACCTTTTGCGGTTAATATCCCTGAGGCACAAGAGATTGTTTGCCAAACGCCTACAAACCAAACCTTCTTCACAGGAGCCTTTGTTCCAGGCGAGGGAGCCTATGCCAGTTACAATACCACTCGTGACCTGGTGACCACACTACGTATTTGCTCTATCGTCACAGGCTCTTATTTAGCGGATGAAATTGCCGCAGATGTGGGAGCAGATCTCACTTTGATGGTGCCGTACGGAAGTGGACTTGGCAATCTTGGTCCTCCGATGTGGTCTGGAAGATATCAAGTTTCCGGAACTGTTAGGAGCCAAATTGCCAATCAAGGGATGGGTTCGATCATTACCAATACTTTGGGCGGTGGGACTACCTTCATGATGAATAAGTTGGAGAAAAGCAGCCGTTCTGGCATCTTTGGAACCACAGGAAGGTCTTATGTTTCGGACTTCTCCTCAGGGCAAGTGGCCAAGAGCATTACTCAGGATGGCTGGACTTTCAACCTCCTTACCAAGTATGTCAAGCCAAATCCATATCTGATTCAGCCCGGGGACCGGCTCGTTTTCGGCTGGCAACCTCCATGGAGTCGTATCCTTAACGAAAATACGCTTCTGAGTACTGAGTTCCCAGGGCAAGGTGCTTATTTGCAGTTTGCTTCTGCTCCTTCCAAGATCATTCTTTACGGATCCCAAATCAAGGAAGATAGGGAGCACCATGATACCTTGAATCAGCTCCTCACTTCAGTGACGGTGCATGAGGTGATTGAGGGATAAATGAGCCACAAGACACTTGACCAATTCGAGCTGGAGCCAAATGTTTTCTACACTGGCTCCTACACAGATCCAATCTTCTCGGGTTCAATCTACACGAATAACAGAAGAGTCATTGCTGCCCACACCAGTGGGTCCAATGAGCTGAATCTAGCTCAATATTACAGCGAATTCGCTGACTATAGTGGTTCCAATCGGAATAGGAGCCGTGGAATTGCTTTGCGTTTTCGTCACTTCTTTTCGGTAACCGAGAGGTACCACGATACCATCCTCCCGGATATTGTGAAGCTTTTTTACGCAAACGGCGGATTGCCTGTTTTGGCAAATGGAGAATTTGGCGCAAACCCAATTTTGCTGAATGAGCCTGGAGCCGATGGGTATACAATCGGCGGTACAGCAGTTGGGAAGGCTGTATTCACAACGTATGGTGTTACAGCTTCCTACGAGAGCAATGGGGCAAATGTAGCGGACAGGTTTTGGTTTGGCTCATTTCCATTCCAGAATACCTATAAAAACATCGCAAGGGTTTTGGAACCAACTTTTTATCGTGGAAGCATTATGTGTCCTGGGAGCGAATCGCACCCTGTTTCTACTAGCGGAATTGTAAAATACGGCTCCAACAACAGCTATCCTTCCAGCTCCTTGGCAACGGTAGAAGTCATCCTACCCAGGAGATGGGGAGACGACCTTCCAAATGTCGGAAGAGGAGCGACGGAACCTGTTAGGTATACCTTGATTGATGTTACCGGGAGTGTGAATGCCGGAGAACAATTCTTGGGGGTCGGAGTTTTCCTGTACCCTCCGGGAGTTACTGGCTTGTTTGGCGTTGGCAAAGGAACCAAGAGACCTCGGCAGAGGCAACTTACTAAGCTCTTCTTCGGATTTGGGGATAACTACCAAGGAGTTCCGCTTATCAATGCCGTAACTTCTAGCCAGCTCTATACAACAATTGCTGTGATCAATGGCTTCTATGCCTCTTCCGTTGATATCCGAGGTTGGAGGTATGGAGCCATTAATGGATTCCCGCAGTATACCTCTGCAATTTTCCGGAGCAGCCGTTATGGTCAATTCCGAGATATGTTGGAGCAGAGGAAATACAGCAAATTCTTCGATCCAGATGGGTTCACCGTTGATGGCAAAAACAACGGAAAGAAAGGTCCAACCGAAGCTGTGATCGCCATTCGGTTTGTTTCTGGTTCGGATGCTGCTGTAACTGCCAGCAACCCCTCTGCTCTCAATCTGAACGACTCTGGCATTTACGATTTCGAATACAAGTCCGGTCAACCATTTCATGACATGTAGCTCAAAACGAGACCTGCAATCTCATGGAGCCCATCTACAATGAACATTCCACCAAAAAATGAGTGAGGCTCATAAGGGTTCCACGCGCTCACGGAGTTGGAAGGAAGTAGCAACCTATGCAAGCGTGAAAGAGGTCAGCAAAACTACTGAAGTACATGTTGCAAACATCAGCGCTTATGCCCGAGGAACTAAAAAGACCGCAGGCGGCTATCTATGGAAGTACAGGTAAGCCGTGGGATTTCTGGACGCAAAAACAAGAATTCTGGACACAATCATCACCCTCCAAGGCAGAGGCCAAATTGCAGCTGGCAAACTGAAGGCAGAGTTCTACAGTTTTACTGACATGGGCGCCTTCTACTCTCAGGATACTTCTGTGAGTGCCTCCATGGATGGCACCAAGAGACCCTTCCTGGAAGCCAATTCGCTGCCCCAGGATATGATCGCCTTCGAAGCTGATGATGCTGGAAAGCTGGTCACTTTCCCATCGAATGGTTCTGTGGTCAGGAACGGCCAGATTCTCCTGGCTGTGTCTTCAAGCTCTACAGGCTCAAGCAAAGTTTATCTCCCGGCCCAAGACAGCATTTTTGCCTCAGAGGCAGATGGCCTGCTTAGCAGCTCTCTGGATGCCTACAAGAATCAGTACATCATTGGCAGTCCGGAAATATTTGATGAAAACCAGTTTGTGTTTGCCCTAGGTGCTTCGAACATCCAGTTTGCCATCTCAAGCCTTGCTCCCATTTCTGTGAGAGAACAGCCAGTTGGGAGTGTGGAAACAACGGACCCTTTGTTCGTGGATTCAAGGCTAAGTCATCTTCCAAACTTTCAATATTTGCCTCCAATCAACAAATACCGTCATGGCGATACCACGGTGAACCTGCTTGGCAATTTTCCAAACCTCAACCAGAGGCCGCAGTTAACATTTGCTGATGTGGAAAGAGAGGTGGCTGAGGCTACAGCAAAGGGGTATGCCGTCAATATCCCATTCCATGAAACCTCCAAAACGAACAACGTTATTTGCCAGATGTTCGAAGTTGGAGGCAATGAAATCGTGAAACTGGATGTGATTGATTTCGGTTTATTCAACCTTGCTGGAGACGGCATTACCCTCTCGGAACGCAAAAGGCAAGACAAAGATCCAAGAAATCGTCCTGACCTGAGCAAGCATGTGTTTTTTGTCGGGAAGGTCTACACGGATAGTAAAGGGGTCCACAAGTTCATCAACTTATTTACCTTGATTTTTGAGGGGTAATCATCAATGAGAATCAACATTAACCGTCAGGATGGTATCATCACCCTTCCCAATGATTTCGCTGTTCTGGAAGACATCACCAAGGAAGGTCGCTTTCGGTATGCCATAAAGTTCAATGTGGATATACCCAGGGCTGTCAAAGAGAATGCCTTTCTTGTGAAAATCCATGCCTCTTTGCAACCTCCGGACGTGAAGGATGTGCCAGGTTTCACTCAGTTGAACTCTCAGGAAGTCATTAAAAACCTGCTTACTCGACAGGCAGAAAGCACGGAGATGAACCGTGCTTTTCTCAAAAACTTAATCGCCACTGTAACCAGCGACATCACCTCGAAGATCCCGAACGACAAAACTAAAGAGCTAAAGCCAACCAAGGTTCAGAAGACCTTCAAAAACTATGACGATGCCAAACTTACAGCCGAAAAATACCTGTTCCGGAAGCGTGGCTTCAAACTTGTCAAGGCTTTTGATCTCACAGTCCGGAATGTGTCTCAACCAATTTTTCAAACACCGCTGTTCCAACCAACGGTCAATGAAATCGTTTCTCTTCAGCCCCCGCAAGAATACGGATTCGATCTCATCCTAAAGCACGGGATTGACCCTGCCCAGATGGGCAACAAAACAACCCAGGTTGTTGACGCAGAGAAGGCTTATGCGGGCGTTCTTCAGCGTCCAAGGGGGTCTGCTCGGGAAGCTGTGATCGGAAGCCCTGTTGGGGCTGTAAAGCCAGCTTTTGGCATTCTGAATACCATTCTTGGGGATTCTCAAGGGAAGCCCTCAAACCAGCTTGGGCTCTCTAACAATGACTACGCCCACGTCCAGGTTGAGGAGAATACCAACATCGTGACCATTGAGGAAGACCTTTACTTGGATGTGAGTGCAGTGGGTGACCAGTTTTACTTGATTTTCGAGCTTCAGGACGTCAATGGCGTGGAAACAGAGAGTATCTCGACTGTAGTGCATCACGCTCGGAACCTCTCTGTATTCACCCTGCCAGTCCAGTTGCCTTTTGTGTCTGCCACTTGCTGCACTGGATATAATCGACTGGAGCTGAAGCAAGTTGACCCGAATGGAGCAGGGGTGTTCATCTACCGAAAGATTTTGAATACACACTCAGCTACAACGGAGGCTGATTTTGTGCAAATTGCTAAGATGCCTCTTCGAACGCAGGATGGTTCCAAGTGGTACAATGATCTTAATCCTGGGATGCAGCCTGTCATTTATCGGGTGGTGACTTATAACCGATCCGAACTGAAATCCCATGATTTTGCCTCTGTGGTGGTAAACCCTCCGCAACGAGCTCACATGGTTCGGTCTCATGCACAGCAGAAGAAATTGTTCATTTCCATCAATACGAAGGTGCTGGGCAAAACGATCCAGATTGAACTGAACGATCCTCCCCCAGGTGTTCTGACCATGAAGGTTTTTCGGCTGGACTTAACTCGGCATGAGAAGTTGTCCGAAGCCACTCAGGTTGGAAATGTTGTGTACATCCAAAAGCTTCCAACTTCGAATTCACGGTTCTATGTCACCGACACTGCTCCCGTGGACCAAAGGATCTATGACTACAGGGTCAAGCTGACCTTCCGGGATGGTACGGAATTCTGGTCTTCTTCCAGTTCAAACATCCAGTTTAACCCCATTGTTAACAATGTCATCACGACAACTTCAACGCCCATCAAGGCTGCCAATGTAGGAAATGAGCTTGATGTGGTTTTCAGTCTTTCATCTGCGGTCACAGAAGGAAAGATGGATCAAGTCAAAAAGGCCATGGAACAACAAGGGATCCTAGGATTTTACCAGAGCGACATCATTCAGAATCGAGATCAGCTCCAGAACTTAATTGCCTATCAGATTAAGCGAACCAACTTGACCACTGGCGAAATTGAGGATATGGGTGTCTTCATCGGAAAAGTCTTTTCCGATAATGCGGTTGGGCACAACTTAGGAGTGAAAAAAGTTCAGGTTGGGCACGCCTATGAGTATACCATCAACACTCACTTCCGGAGTGCTCAAAGCCTCATTTCTACCTTTACCGCTACGGTAACCAACTCAAGCAATCCGGATCGGACGTACTCCTATGCTCCATCCAAGTGGCAGCACCCAGTAACATTACGTGACGGCAACCTAGTGAGCACCACCTCTCTGAAGAGAAATCATGCTAGCACGGACTTCACTTTCGGAACAGTGGGGGACATCTTGCATATCAGAATTTCTTTGACATTACCCGTTCCTGCAGTACAGAAAGCCACTGTTTCTCCTCTTGGTAAAGGCAAAGTATTGTTGCAGTGGGAGTTGAAGGGTAATCCAAAGCAGATTGACCACTTTTTGGTTATGAAAGAGGAGATGGGAATGAGGACTTTGGCTGGAAAAGTGCACGCTCTTACGGATACACGGAGTCTTCAGTTTATCGACACTCCATCACTGCCCGAAGTGACTCGGGCTAATCCAGCACGGAATCTGCCTTTGTCGGGATTGGTAAACCAAGCTTTAGAAACAGCAGTTACCTACCATGTAATACCCGTGTTGCATGACTTGTCGCATGGCCCTGCCACCAAGAGTTCACAGACAATCACGAAGAAGTTGAGATAACATATGGCAACGAAAACAACCAGTACGACTGGCATTGGCGTTCGCGGAGGAACTCTCCAGCTTGGAGGACTTGCCACCCAGCCGGTTCCTTTTGTGGCCCCTTCTACATTCCCTGTTCCCCGGGTTGTTTCTCCCATTGTCCCAGCCGTAGCTCCTCCTGCTGTGGCAGCCGCTCTCAGGGCAGGTACAACTCCTCAGCTTCCTATTGCTGTAAATGATGTCATTGCCGGCAATATCTCTAGGGCTGTCCAAGGCATCATTCCAAAGGCTCTCAACACAGTTCAAGTTCGGCCAATCACCGGCAATACCCCCATTCGAATCATTCCTTCCATTTTGCTGAACCAGAGAAAGCCAAATGAAGAAACGTTATCTCTTTCCAGGATGAATTTTTCCAATGGAACCTTCCAGCAGGCCAACCTTCATGGAATCAGTGTCCTTCGCCCGGAAATCATTTCCTTAATGGATTTCGAACCTGTGTATTTCGGAACCACTCTGGACTTGAATGACGTGGGACTTCTTATGGATGTTCAGTATCAAGCTCGACACCTTCGGGAACAGACCTTCTTCCAGCTGATGTCTGGTATTCAACAGACAGACCAAAGGAATGAACTAAGTAACCTCCAGATGGCTTTTGTTGGAGGCTTCCAGAGGGTAAATGCTGCTGCTGACTTTTACAACAACACTATGCAGACGATTGAAACTATGAAGAATGGTTTCGACGTAAAAGACATTCCCTCGAACAACTTCGACTTGCGGAATTATCGAACACTTCGTGATTTCTATCAGACGTTTATGATGTTTCCAGCTGATGTGTTCAATCAATTCTCTGGAACCAAGATTCTGATGCAGCTCCTTTTTGACGCCAGGAGTATTGCAGAGGGATATTCCATGAATCTCCTAAGTCTGAGTGATCCAGACCGTCAGGCAGGGGGAGTAGCTCTCACAAGTCCTATCTCAATTGACAAGACCTACAACACTCGTGCTGGGTTTAGTTTCACCTATGACACAATTCGGTCCTTTAACCAACCGCAGAATGCTGCTGAACAGGAGTTCTTCAATCGTTTCAACTCTTCATTGCCGCAATCTCCGGATGACCGGATTAAACTCCTGGTCAACATGCTATCGAAGGAGCTGAGGGTGTCCAGGGGGTTGGGTCGTTTAACCGTTCAGAATAGCCTGCAACAGAAGTTCAATGCCGCTACCACGGATGGGTCTCCATTTGACAACATCATCGGAGGTGTCGGAAACACCATTTTCGATCCTGTCACGGGTCCTGGGTCTATTGCAAATTTGACGGTCATCAACAACACCGACAACTCAGCCGTTCTACCTTTTGAGACGAAATATATCGACACCAATAGCACCAGTCGAAAGACCTACATCCCAGGGAGTGTCTTCTTTGTAGACTCCATTCTGAATGTTGAAACCCTGAGTGGTTTCAACATAGAGCCTTTGAGGAGCTACGTTTCGAAATACATGGAAACTGTGGATAATGCCACGGATGTGATTAGTTCCATCTTTGACTACGGCACCGAAGTGTCTCCTATCAGTCCGATGAGTTTGTTCAAACTCATCCTAGAGCCATTGGAGCATTCCATTCGTTTCTTGAGTGCTTCGGATATGTTTACTTCGCTTCAAAATCAAGCTCTCGGTTTGAGCACTTCCGAAGCTGTTGCTGTTGCAACATTCAAATTGGCCGCCAACAATCCAGAACTTAAAGCTTTGTTGTTTCAGTACCTGTTGTTACGAATAGTAGCAGCAGATACTGATACTGCAGCTTCCAGAACGACTTTTTTTGTTCTTAGCATCATTGAGGATTTGAATCGTGACATTCGAAATCTAAGCGGTGTATCTCTCAATCGCAATGCTGTTCGACCTAACCTATATGATCAACGCAGCTTATTCCCGTACATTACAGGATTGGCTCAAACCATTCAAGCCAAGATTATTGAGCTCGTCAATCAAAGAACCATTACAGGAGATGGAGCCAATGCTCAAACAACAACTAGGCAGCCTGACCCTGCAACTGGATTAGCCGTTGTTGGATGTGACATAGACACTTCTTACGGATTTGCAGGAGAATTGCAACGTTCTCGACTTATTGAAGGGTTTGCTGCATTCTTTATCAAGCTGGATGCCATTTTGGGGAATGAGGTTAACAACATCATGGACTCCTCCAGAAGGACTCGGTATCACAGTCTTTCTGGGTCTACATTGGCATTGCTGGCATTCGAAGCATTTCTGCAACTCATTTGTCGTTATGTTGGTGGTGATTTTCAGAACTCCACCGACAATTACAATATTCCCAACGTTGTCATAGACACGAACTTCAATGCCAGAACCTACAATTCCCTTCAGAGCATAATTGCTGAAACCCAGCCCCCATTGCCAATCATTGAGGTGGATCCTGGCACTAACAGTGCCCCAAGGACATCCTCCACCACCTCCCAAACCCAGAGGTTGGCCCAAAGTCATCACTCCGCAGCAACGCAGCACGTTGTGGATCAAACAGCCAGGACGGCGACTCTGCTTGGAGTTTCGCCAGGAGCCGTTCAGACCGGAGTGAGTAACAACCAGTCAATCTTGGCTGGGCAGTTTGCTACTGCTGGTTCCAGGTTCACCGATGCGACCGCTTTGGCTTTGAGGAATGTAACACCAACAGTCAATCCGCAAGACCTGCTGGATGCCCATGCCATTGATGCTAGTCTCAACTCCATCTCGCACAAACTGTTCCAGGAAGACTTTTCTTTGGCATGTGTGATGCACATCTTGCAGGTGATCAAAAGAAGGTTGCGAAGCGCCCTTGACTTGGCTAGCAACTATTTCACCCAGCAAACCTTGAACAGTTTAGCCTCTTTGAATGCCACAAGTATTCAGGATATTGGACAAAACCTGGATCCCGCTCAAGTGAGGATCTTGCTCAGACAGCGATATGAGTATGTTCGACAACTGGCTTCAAACACCCAGGGGTTGCAATTTATCCCAGGGTCTCCAACCGACACAGATACCCGAGCAGCTCTCTTGAGCCTCTTGGGCCGCGACTCTTTCCGAGACACCAACGATGCTGCTTTCCGGTATCGTCTCCTGACTGTTGGCATTCCAGCAGGGTTCAGTAAAAACTTGGTTGAGAGGATCAATGGCAACAACATCGTCTCAACCACCTTCTTGCGCAAGAAGGAATTTGATGTGGTTACGGTCAATGTTTATAAGCGGAGCTTGGAGTTCCCTCAACTTGTCTTCAAACCACGGAAATACATCTTTGATCTTTCTTTGTTCCCTAACGGTTACAAGAACCTGAGGATCAGTGCCAACGAGAACTTTGACCGAGTACTCCAGAGGATTACCCTTTTGGACTACCAGAACTTCTCGCATCCAACAACGATTACATTGCAGGATGTGGCAAATAGCGAACGTTACGCCTTCATTCCAGACCCTCTTCTCAAGAGAGCTATGGTGGAAAATCACGTTCTGAGTGACCTGTTTGCTTCGTATGTGCAGTTCCTAACCACAATGGAACTCGCCGAGTCCACCTTTGTCAATCAGCAAAGCCAGACCTACCAGAGATTATCGGTTGGGGACGGCACGGACCTCTCTCCACAGTTCTCTGAGTTGGTTCGGAAATATCTCCTTGCTAAGCGAACAGCCGATATTCAAAATAATCCTTCTTTGTCCCCTCTGCCTGACATTCCGATTAAGGAGATGCTGGTAAGCCAGCAGGTAGATCAAACAACTAAAGACCTTTTGCGGCTCCTGACCTTTGGAAACATCGCCTTTAAATTGGAGAATGCTTTGGCGGTCATGCTTTCTCCAAAGATTTTTGAGAGGATATTCACCATCCCAGTGAACGTAGATGACTTCGAGATTGACTATCAACAAACAACTGCCGCTGAAAGCGGGCGGGATTTCTTGGAAAAGACCTTCTTTCAAGAAATGTTGGATAGGAATGCCCTAGCTGCTGGAGTTTACAAACTTGCTCCAAGAACACACAAAGACACCATTTTCGAGGATTACTTTGTGACGATTGAGTTGGTGGAATAATGGGAATTGAATCATTACCTTCCAAAAATGTTGCCCTCCTGGATGTGCCAGAGGTGGAAACTCTTGATGCCGAATTCCAGTACTTCTACTGGACAGCCGATGAGTTCGAAAACGGCCTTGGCTCCTCCCAGGCTGCTGAGAAGCAGCTTCCATCGGAAACTTTTGATGCTTCCTATGTGTCTAGAACCAGGAGGCTTCCAAGGCTTGTGAAGCTCCAATGGAAACCCATTGTTATCAATGCGGATACCAACATGGCCAGAGGAACGGTCTCTATTCGAGCTAACCTGGAAAAGCTACATTCCGAAGAGACCTTTACCAACAGGGATTATACCACTTTCAATTACCAGGACACTGGAGTGGACCTGAAGTTGAAGTTTTTTGTGGACCAACTAGCAAAACTTTTGCCGGACTTCAACAACACTCAGTCCGCAAATGAGCTTATTAGGCTGATCAACAATAACACGCCCGACCAAGTATCAGCTCAATTCCTGGCCGAAATAATTTCGGATCTCACACGGCAAGGAGTAACCTTCTCCAATCAGCGAGAGGCAGCCTTGGCGATTACAGATAGAATTCAGAAGGTGGCTTTGAGTGCTAGGGTAAACAACCGTCTTCTTGTACCTGTGGTCAACACCGTTCGAGCCGACTCGGTTGGTATTTTCTCTGATGAGTTGAGTGCTAGAACATTCTTAAATGACATTCAGCACATTCAGGACATAGCAGTGACCAACGCCAACTCCAATCTGATGTCCCCGCTGGATTACGAGTTTGAGGTATTGTCTTATGTGGGGTACAGATCGGCCGACACTAACGGTTATGCGCCGGTCGTCCATAGCCTTGGCTATATTATTGAGAAGAAGGAGATCAAGTCGGATAGCTCAATCGAGATACATCCTCAAATCATCATTGAGGACCCCAGGACGGCTGTTACTTTCGACGGACAGGTAAAATACAACTCTTCCTACTTCTACCGCATTCGGGCTGTCTACTTGGTGGAAGCTAGAGCTGTGGATGTGAAGTCAAAGCAGAACCTTCTGGTTTCTTTCTTGGTGGGAAGTAAATTCACTCCGGAAGTTAAGGTCAACACTGTTGAAATGGTTCCACCTCCCCCTCCCGCTGACTTCAACGTTGCCTGGGACTATGGAGAGAGAGCTCTTCGTTGCACCTGGAATCTACCGGTCAACCCGCAGCAAGACATCAAGTACATCCAACTCTTTCGCCGGAAAAGCATAGCAGACCCTTTCCAGCTCATTAAGATGTGGGACTTCAACAACACCAACACAAAAATTGAGCTGAGCGAATATCCCCTTCCCGAGCTGGTAGAGAGAACCTCTAGTTTTGTCGGCTTCTATATGGATCATGAGTTCGGGAAGGACTCGAACTATATCTACGCTGTAGCTGCAATTGATGCCCACGGACTGACCTCGAACTACTCTCTGCAACTGCAGGTTTCTTTCGACCGTTTTGCCAATAGGCTTGTCAAGAAGTTGGTTTCTGTTTCCGGAGCCCCAAAACAGTATCCAAATGCTTACCTGAACGCTGATACGTTCGTGGATACAATGAAGGATTCGGACCACACAAATATACGAGTGGTTTTTAACCCAGAGTATTTGACATTGCTGGATGGACTTGGGGCAGATTTGGGTCTTTTAAAGACGAACCGACTCAATGGCAAGTACCGCCTTCAGCTCATCAACGTTGACCTCCAAACTCAAGCAAGTGTGGATATTACCTTGCAGGACGTTCGGCTTACGAGCGTCCCTACCGTAAAAAATGTTACCGATCCAGCAGCAGTTTCAAATTCTCTTCCTGGCGTGAGAACAGGAAGACCTTTCTAATTAGCACAGAGCAGCAAAGCTGCGATAAGGTGAGCAATGGGTTTTCTACAGCAAGACACGAACAACATCATCCTGGACGCTGCCCTGACTGATACGGGTCGTCAACTTCTGGCTCGGAACGATGGAAGTTTTTCCATTATCAAGTGGGCTCCTGGGGATGATGAGGTAGACTACACGATTATCCAACAGTTTGGCCGTACGGTTGGCAAAGAGAAAATTGAGAAGAACACTCCGATTTTTGAGGCACTGACCAATGGGGCCTATGCCATGAAGAATCGGTGTGTGTCTCTGTCGAACCCAAACCTGATTCGACTTCCCAACTTGGCTCTGGCTGGTGGTCTCGGTATTGATTCCACGAATAACACAGTGTCGATTGGTACAACGACCAACAAGACTCGTCAAATCACAGTACAGCAGTCTATCGGAGGTGGCGAGACCACAATTGATGTGGAGCTTCGGGACCAAGCTTTTATCCTGGACATGGACAACAAATTTGTCCAGGTGCTTTCCCGTGCTGCTGATAATATTGACGTACAGCAAAGGGCGACCTACATTCTATCCCGTGATACCACGGAGAACTCGGTAGGCGGCTCTCAGGTAACTTTCACGATTGGGGTGAAGGCCATCACCGAGGCTCAGTTCCAGATTTACGGAGCCAAGTTCAATAAGAACCTCATCTCGACATTCGTTCGAATCTCTGGGGTGCAGTCTGGGGCCGTCAAAGAATTCGAAGTCCAAATCAATAAGTTGAGCTAAAACATGGAATACGAGTGGTTGAGCCAGAAGTACCTTGTGGAAGGTCTGTCAATGGCAGTAATTGCCAAACTGGCAGGGTGCTCTACGCCTACGATCCAAAATTACCTTCGTAAGTTTGGGATTCCCACTCGTTCTGTCTCGCAAGCCCTTACTGGTCGCAGACTTTCGGAAGAGCACAAAACCAAAGTGATTCAGAATGTCATCAAAGCCAATGAGGAACGCCGCCTCAATGGTGTTTCAGAAGAAGAAAAGGTACGATTGGCAGCCATTCGGCCAACTATGACAGGCAAATGTCACTCTGAAGTCACCAAAGCCAAGATGAGAAAAGTTCGCCAAGGCAAGAAGATGTCGGAAGAGTCCAAACGGAAGATATCAGAAGCCAGAGTGGGCAAGTACGCTGGCAGCAATCATCCTCTTTACGGTCAAACCCGAGAGGACATGAAGGGCGAAAACAACCCAAATTGGAATGGTGGAGTAACCACACTCTACAAGCAGATTCGAGAAACTATTCAGTACAAACAATGGAGAAGAGCCTGCTTTGAAAGAGATGGCTACTCATGTCAAGAGTGCGGGATCCAACGAGGTCCTTTTCAAGTTGATCATCTCGTTCAGTACTCAATTTTGCTGTTTGACCACAAAATTCAATGCGTAGAAGATGCGGTGAAGTGTAAACCGCTGTGGGATACAAAGAATGGCAGAACGCTATGTATTCCTTGTCACGAAGCAACTGATTCGTTTGCTGGACGAGGCAAACAGCTCTTGCTAAGACACATTGCACAGCAAAAAACAGAGTAAAATCAAGGAGTTATTACGTGGCAACCTTCAAGGAATTCGGAGCTGAAGACATCAAGACCTCCCGGTCTTTCCTCAACCAGTTGGTTGACGTCATCCAGGAGGACATCTCGGGGTCTGTCACTAGACGCAAGTATCAAGTTTTTGTAACAGGCGGTTTGGGGCCTGGGGTTACCAGTTCCCTTTTCCAGACTGTTTTTGATCAGGATTTTTCTCTCCAAACGGCAAATCCTGTTTTTGACATGACCATTGGGTTGCATGTCAACTCAGCTGTTGTTTCTGGAACCTCCCCTGTTCTTGACTTAAATGGGAAATACACCTTCCCTTCACAGTCCTTAATGATGCGTGAGAAGATTGATCTCTATCGACAGATGGCGGGCTCTCTTCTTGGGAATGCAAATGAGCAGTTCAGCTTCACTTCGGATTCTACCACAAATGTCATCAACGAGGCTTTGTTCATTTGCTTCAAGAGGTTATTCTCTCGTGATCAAATCAAGAGGGAAACCTTTGCAGTTCAACTTTTCCAGACTGGCACCCTCCTAACCACTCAGGCAACCAGCGGAGCTATCTATACCGACCTCAGCTCTTCCGTTAACAAAAGCCTGAGTTTCGGAGGCCAGGTCTCGGCCATTCTGAATTCAGCCAATGTGAACAAACAAGTTGGTCTTTTGTTCATTGACAGAGGAATCGCCGTCCTGGATATGGGTCAAATTTTCTCTGCTCAAAATACGGCAACCACTTACTTGACAGGGACCATTGATGGAATGAGCGTTTCCGGGCAGGTTCCGTTCACGGGTTCGTTCAACCAGTTCCTGGCTTCTGCCTCGATTGACAACATCGTGGACCACATTGCTACAACAAGGTTCTCGGGGTCAACACAGACGGCCATGACCTTTCAGAACATCACCAACATCAACAGTGCCCTGTTTTTCTGTCGGGCGGCTGCGGACGAGTTCAACTATTCCAGCAATCCTACCTACACGGACACAGATAGCAGGATTGTGGTGATTGATGAGGGCCAAGAGGAGTCCCAGCGAAGCTTTGTCTTCATCACCGGAATTGGCCTGTATGACGCTCTGGACAATCTCTTGGCTGTTGCAAAGCTTTCCCGGCCTGTGCTTAAGGACGATGAGAGAGATATTGCCTTCAAAGTGCGATTGGACTTCTAGCATATACAACAATTCAGTACATACTTACAACGTGAGGTTGCCATGTTGGTGATATGTGCTCGATGCTCGATGGAATTTGAAAGAGTTCCTTCCGCTGTCAAGGAAAAAAACTACTGTTCGGTTGCTTGCCGGAAAGAACCACTGGAACGATTGTGCGAAGCTTGCAAGAAGCCGTATGTGGCCTCTATTACTCACCGAAGAACCTCCAGGTTTTGCTCCAAGTCTTGTGCAAAATCGGGAGAGAGGCATCATTTCTATGGCAAAGAGGGTCCAACAAAAGGACAACCAACTTGGATCAAGGGATTGACCAAGGAGTCGGATTCTAGGGTTGCTGTGATGGCAACCAAGGTTTCCCAAATCCACAAACAGCAGTTCGCCAATGGCGCTCGAAACCACAAAGGAACAAACAATCCAAACTGGAAACCAGCAGGAAAACGCAAAACTTTGTTGAATTTAGCAATCCGACAAACAGAAAAATACGCTCAGTGGCGTCTAGCTGTTTTTCAGAGAGATGGTTTCAAGTGTGTATGGTGCGGAAATGCTTCGAAAGCTATCAATGCCGATCACATCAAAAAGTCTGCAGACATTATCCGAGAATGCAATGTGAAGTCTGTGGAAGATAGTGTTGGCTGTGAGGCACTCTGGGACATCAACAACGGCAGAACACTTTGCATTGATTGCCATGAGCGAACTGACACTTTTCGCAACAAGCGGCCCAAGAAGCCCAATCCTGCTACTTAGGAAGGAGTAAGGGAGTTCAAGCGTGACCATCCAGAGGATCAACCCTGATGACATAGAGACGTTTACCCTTACGACAACCCCGCCAAGGACTTTTTCGTCCAGCTCCCAAGGTGTCGTAAGTGGGACTCTCCATGTCTTTGCCCGGAGAAGCCCTTTTGAGAAGGAAGTGCATCCTCTCTCCATCTTCTCGGGGTCTTTCATTGACCAAGACCTGGATGGCATCCGGAACGCAATTGTCCAGAATTCGGCTACCAACAAAACTGGAATGCTCCAGGACTACCTGCGGAACGTAAATTCCCAGTCCATGTCTTTGCGTAAACAGCAGACCGTGGGAGTGATCAGGTTTGAGCCTTCAGCTCACTTCAGTTCGAACACCCTTCGAAAGAAGGTTGTGATGAACAACCTGATGCCATACTACCGTGGAGCATACCCTGAAGCTCACTTTGCCTTCACGAACTACCACAGTCTGAATTTCATCACAAGTTCAGGTCTTCCGGAAGACACAGCCTTCATCTATGCTGACAAAAACCGCCAGTACGCTGTAACTGGTGCCTTTACCTTTGACTTTTGGATCAATCCTCGTTACACCAACGACTACAAGGGAGCCGACTTCAAAGCAGGAACAGTGTTCCACAGGTCCAGCTCATATGCCATTTCCTTAATGTCTGGATCCTCCAGGGACATAAATGGCAAAGTGGATGGCTATAAGCTATGTCTTCAACTGAGTCATTCAGCTGAAATACAGCCATCGCAAGCTTACTCTGGAAGTTACCCCTACAACCTTGTCTTCTTCTCGGATGACAATGCTCTACGCAGAAACACGTGGCACCACGTATCCATCCGTTGGGGAACCACAGGCTACAACCAGGGCTCCGGTTCTTTTGTGGTGAATGGGAACACTGTAGGAACCTTTGTGATCCCGTCGGCCAGTATGACGGATTACCACAATGAGAACTGCCTCTTCATTGGCAACTTCTTCGAAGGGCAAGCCGTTCCTTACTTCTTCACCAATGAAGTTTCTCCAAGGGATGGACTCGATCAACTCGTTGATGACATTGGTCAATGGCCTCCAGGCTATCTCCTAGACCATGGTCTGAATGCCGAAGTCCATGAATTGAAGATTTACGGCAGATACCTGAGCAATGACGAAGTGGACTTCCTGCAAACAGGAGGGCCTGTTTCCGGAAGTGCCCTCTTGCATGACCGGCTGAAATTCTACCTTCCGCCCTTCTACAGCACAGAATCGCCTTTCAGGACATTCTTTGGAGGCCACGGAGGAGTGCTGGCAACTCCTTTCTTTGAAATCAATGGCACCACAGTAACTCCAATTAATGTTGAAGCTGCTTTTGGCGGCTATGGCCACTACCTTAACCTGGAGAATTTTGCCAGGGACTTCGCAACCGGAAAATATGCTCGCCTATTCAATCTGACCGCTTCGGCGATCACAGGAAGTGCTACTGTTCCTACCAGCTTCAATGAGTATCTGTACTCTTCAGGTAGCAACCTGAAGAGGCATTTAACTCTTTTGCCGAATGACAACGGCAACTTCTTGCCAAACTTCACCTTCATGATCCCAGGTCCGGATGACTATGCCGTTCCCGGACTCCCTGTATCCATAACTCAAAGTTTCCAAGCTCCTCACAAGGTGGAGGCAACACAGTTCGTTGCTGACAACGGAAGCACCCATCCGGGCTTCGTAACGCTCCGGAACTATCTTCCCATTGAACTCTTTCAGACGCCTGTTCAAGAGGCTTCTGGAGCCCTTGTAAGGGCACTCAATGGAGTCAGCCCAGAGAACCTGGGCGATCCACCCAGCGAAAGATACACCATTCTTCAGAGGACCGGAGATAACTCATCTAATCAGGTTGTTTTCTTCGATGTGTCCAATCTGTACTATGGTCTCCAAATCCTTCCAGGTTCCGTGGTCATTACTGACACCAACCTCACGGGTTCCTCGGGGAAGATGGAAATGACCCTACGGGATGATGGCGAAGGAAATATTTTCCGTGCCAACACCTCGGGCTCTCACCCAGATTGGGCTTCTGTGGGGAATGTCTTCTACAACGAAGGCATCATTCTTCTGAAGCACCCGCATCTCTATTTCTTTGGGACGGATCAGTTCGAGTTGCAGTTCTCAGGTAAGCAGAACACCCACATCCTGACCTACAACCTCTTCAAGAGGCCACTGGCAACCGTTTCTTCAAGCAACCCGAACTATGAACCGGTTTCGGCTTCGACAGATGCTAACGACACCGACCAGAGATTCGTCTACATCACAGGAATCAACCTACATGACGACAACCTGAACGTGATCACACGTACAGCTCTGGCCCAACCGATTGTAGCAAGAACAGGGGAGAAGTTCTTGTTTAAGGTCAGGATGGACTTCTAGTAGTCGTCTTCTTTGTCTGGTCCCATCGAGAGAACTTCTTCCTCCACCTTGGTGTAGAGTTGCTCCTCGTCCATCGGGTCTTCTCCAACTTCAGCCCGAGCTTGGTTCTCAATGGCCAAGAACTCCTCTGGAGTCAGCTCCTTACCGTCTTTTGAAATGGTATGAAGCTCAAACTCCGGATACTCCGGGGGCTCGTACATTGTACCACGCCGTGGTGGGTAGTAGATTCCATGAACGGTAACAGGCCCAGACTCAAAGAAGTCCAACGTAGCCGAAGTGTTCTGTTTGCCCATCGCCATTTCCTTGAGAGCTGACCTTACACTCTCCTGAATCAACCGCAAGAGCTGTTCTTTCTTAATTTTCATTTACCCTCTGAGTCTCCTCTAACTATCCCCTCCCTCCCCCTCCCTCTTGGTTATCCTCCACGCTTTTGGGATAATGCCCTTCTGGTTGCTTTTGTGGCATACTGATGCTATGGCAGTCACGAAGAAAAGAAGACGGCGGAAAAGACGCTACAAAACGGGCATCCACAGGAGCCCCAAGTGTTCCACTCCCATCGAGTACAGGTCGGGGTGGGAGAAGGAAGTCTGTATTTTCCTTGATTCCGAGCCTTCCGTGAAGGAATACGGATACGAGTGTCTTTCCATTCCCTACCTGTCCAACCCACGAACAGGGAAAATTCGTTCATATTTCCCCGACTTCCTGGTAACCTACGCTGACGGCACAAAGAAACTGGTCGAAGTGAAGCGGAAGGATCGCTTAAACAATCCGAAAGTGTTGAAGAAAGCAAAGGCAGCAGAAATATGGGCAAAAGCAAACGGAGCAACATACGAGTTTTGGTCGGATACAATGATCCAAGCTCTCAAAAGGATCAACGAAGCCCGGAACCCATCTCCACCCAAACCAAAGAAGAGGCCAAGGAAGGCACCTGTGAGGCGCAAGAAGGCCGTCTCAAAGTGAAGCCTTCCACCATGCCCAAGGTGGATCCAGAGACGGTTGCAAAGGCTCTGGGAGCCTCCCATTACCATCCAGTGACCCAAGCTCCGGTGGAGGTGGACCTGGGCCTGGACATCTCCAGCTCCATCACGGGTGTGGTGATGTTGGACAAGAAGACAGGGGCCTTGCATTTCATGGGTCATGTTCCGTTGACTTCCACGAAGTTGACGAACCTGTTTGACAAAGCGGATGCTGTCATCGACTGGATCAAGCAGAACCCTCCCAGGAATGTGAAGGTTTCCAGGATTTTCGTGGAAGCCAATGCCAAGGGCTACTCTATGGGTTTCTCCTCGGCTGACACCTTGTTCACCCTGGCCAAGATGAATGCTCTGGTGAGCTACCTCACCCACAAGTGGTACGGAGTACCGGTCCTGGACATCAACGTCACCTCAGCTCGGTCCAAGATCGGGTACAAGAACAACAAGGGAGACAAGCGGCCTGTGAAGGAGAAGGTTCGGGAGTTTGTGCTCTTGAACAACCCGCACCTACCTTTCAAGACCCGTACCGTTCAGGTGGGCAAGAAGAAAGGTTCAGTTGTTCCGGCTGCTGGTGTAGAAGACGAGATTGATGCCTGGGTCATCTGTAGGGGTGGGCAAATTCTGCATCCGTAGGTGGTGGTGGTAAATGGAATCGACGACCGGACAAGTCATTGAGTTCATTGAGAGAGCTTTCGGCAGTGCAACACTGTCGAACCAGGGTCTCAACGCCTCTGTGGTCTGTCCGGTTTGTGCTGACAAGGAAGACAACCTCCAAAAGCGGAAATTGGTCATCCGAACAGATGACTTCCTGACTCACTGCTGGGTATGCGGCTATAGGTCCACCAACCTCGTCAACCTTCTCTCTCGATACAAGCCCCATCTCCTCCAGGAATACCGGGAAAAGTTCAAGATCAAAGCCAAAGAGAAGTACCGTCGGTGTATTGACCTGGATTTGAGCCACCTGTTCGACCGTCCTTCCGAGCCTGAACCACCTCCCCTCCTTCACCTTCCAGAAGGGTTCACTCTTCTGGCCAACCACCTGGAGAGCAAGAATAAAGCAGTCAAAGGCGCCGTGGAATACCTTTATGGCCGAGGGCTCACCAAGGAAGACCTTTGGCTTTGGAAGTTTGGGGTAACTGAGCACAAAGCCCCAAAGGGAGAACAGGACTACCGCTTCAGGGTGATTGTCCCCTCTTTTGATGTGAAGGGCAATTTGAACTATTACAGCGCCCGAACGTGGTGGAGTAAGTTCAAGGGCAACAAGTATGCCAACCCGCATATTCCTAGGGAGACCGTGGTTTTCAACGAACTTGTGGTAGACTGGTCCCAGGAACTTACTTTGGCGGAGGGAGTGTTTGACCTTGTAAAGTGCAACGAGAATGCCACGTGCCTTCTTGGGTCAACTCTTGATCCTTCTTACCTTCTTTTTCAGCGAATTGTCGAGAACAACACACCGGTTCTTCTTGCTCTTGACAATGATGCTCGTCCCAAGAGTTTCAAACTGGCAAAGCTTCTTCTGGAGTATGGAATATCTGTCCGCATGCTTGAAATCCCAAAAGAATTGAACGATGTAGGACAGATGACCAAACAGCAGTTCATGGCTGCCCGAGAAGGAGCCAAACCCATTACCACTGCAGAGATTCTGCGG